AAAATCATTTGAAGGATTTAAATTCTAATATGACTCAAGTTATTGATACAAACAAATATATTGAATTCGTTCGTCAAACTACAAGTCCTGCAAGTAGTGATCTAGCAGCACTTCTTGCTCGTATTGCGGAACTGGAAGCAACTGCAGATGCTGATGTTCCTCGTCTTCTGACTGCTGCACTAGGTATGAGTGCAGAAGCAGGTGAGTTTACTGAAGTTGTTAAAAAGATTGTTCTTCAAGGTAAACCTTATAACGAAGAGAATGCTTTTCACCTGAAGCGTGAACTTGGTGATATCTGTTGGTATCTCTCTCAAGCATTTATGGCTCTTGATACTAACTTTGAAGAAATTCTTCAAATGAACTATGAGAAACTGAGTGCTCGTTATCCTGAAGGTACTTTTGATGTTTATCGTTCCGAAAATCGTGTGGAGGGAGACCTGTGACTAAAGAAAAACAAGTAACTATTAAAATGGATGCTCGTCAAGCAGCAGCAGTTCGTCAAATTCTTTTTGAAGCACAAAAAGGATACACATATGATGAAGTAAGTGTTCCTCCGCGAATTGCTGATGTTCGTGAAGTCATTCAACAACTTGATGATAGTATTGGTGCTGTAGTTGGTGTTTGATAAATAAATCGGAAGGTTGCTCTAACCCTCTTGACTTTTAGTCGAGAGGGTTTTATAATATCTGAACTCGGGGAATTAGCTCATTTGGTAGAGCACCGCCTTTGCACGGCGGGGGTGAGGGGTTCGAGTCCCCTATTCTCCATTCTAAATATAAGTAAATAGTCATTAAAAATGACAGATACTGAAGTATTGCTAGCTGTAAATATTGCTTTAAAAAACTACCAAACTAAAGTAGTTAAAGCTGGTCCAAAGGTAGATAAAATCAGAATAATTGCTTCTCAGAGAGCAGAAGCACAAGATCTTATATCCAAAGAACTTAAGAAAAGAGGAGTTCAATTTGTTAATGAAATTGATAAAAGCGAATCTTCTTTTCCAGTAACTAAAATAGAATTAAAAAAATCAAAATCTATTATAAAGTTAATATATAAAAAAGGTGCAGGTGGTGGATCAGGTGCTGGTGCAGCAGTAACTAAGTTAGCCGAATCATCTCAGGCTTTGTATGCTGCGATGGCATTTAATGTTTTGAAAAGGGAAATTACAAATAAAGATTTAACAAAAGAAAACTTTCAAAAAGCACTCGCAACTGCTGATACTGATGAAAGTTTTCAAAAAATGGTGAATGATTTACCTGATGATTGGATAGAGTCATCTATAGCAGGTGCTAATGCCTTATTTAAGATGTATGGTGGAAGTGGAAAATATACTTTTCATAGAGGATCAAAATCTGTAGAAATTATAGAAAATACGTTTACTAAAATTAATAGAGAAGAACGTGCTTTTGGTAATCTTAATAAATGGAGTCCTGCTGATATATACATGATTTCGGATTCTTCTGCCATCAGAGATATATCAGAAGAAAAAACTCTTAAGGGACTGAATGAAAAAATGTTTGAGTACATTCAAAGTAAAAAGGTGATAGGAGTTTCTTTGAAGAAGAATGAAAGTGGTAAGGCAAAAATAACACCAAAAAATTTTCCAACAGATAAAAAAATAACAACAGCATCATTTAAAGGAACTACTACAAATTTAGATGCTATGGATGGTTATATTCAATGGGGATCTGCTCCAAGTGAAAAAATTCAATTTAGAAGTTTTGGTGGAGAAACTTCATTGACTGGATGGCAGGGAGAAATTAAAGGAGCGTCTGCAAATCAAGGTAAAGTTTCTCTTGGTCCATTAAACTATATTTTAAAAAGACACGGATTTAAAGAACTACCTTCATCGCAAGAGTCTGCTAGGTTAGCGGAACAAAATACTGAGAAACACGCCAAAGATATATCAAAAATGATGGTGGATTATGGATTGATAAAAAGTGGAGATCTTGATGCTATGGCGTCAACAATTCAATCCAAATCAAACAAATATAGATATTCTAAGTATTTGGTTATGAGATTACTATTGACAATTAAGAATGCAAATAAAGATAAAGCAGATGAAGTTGTAAAGGATTTATATCTTTACGCAAGTTCTCAAGCAAGTTTTTCAGCACCTTACATAAAGTTAGAATAATAAATAAAGGTATAAGATTAAACAATATGAAGAGTTTCTTTACATTTTTATCAGAAGCAACACAATCACAAGCATCTCAGCAGGCTCAAAAAATGGGTTTGAAAGGAGACGGTCACGGCGGTTGGTTGGATCGTTCTGGTAAAGTCGTAGCAAGAACTGATAAAGGAAAACTGAAGTTCATTGATGGTCGCCAAGCAGCAGGAGCACAGGAACCCGCTGCAGCACCAAGGCAGTCAGGTGCAGCCCCTATGCCTCAGCAACCTCAAGGAGCACAAGCACCCGCTCCTGCCGCCCCTCAAGCACCTGGAGCAGCACCACAGGACCAAGAGCAACAACAGGAACTTCCACCACTGACTGTCGTATTTGGTCGTTTTAATCCACCAACAGTCGGACACGAAAAACTTCTAAAGTCTGCAAAGAGAATTTCTGCTGGTGGAGACATTAAGATCTATCCATCAAGATCTCAAGATCCAAAGAAAAATCCATTGGATCCAAATAAAAAAGTTTCGTTTATGAAGAGGATGTTCCCTGAGTTTAAGGATAACATCATTAACGATGATGAGATGAAGACCATCTTTAACGTTCTTGTTTCTGCTAACGAAGATGGATACACAAGTGTAAACATTGTTGTTGGTTCTGATCGTCAGGCAGAGTTTGAGAACCTAGCGCAAAAGTACAATGGAGATCTTTATACCTTCGATCAAATTCGTGTAATCTCCGCCGGTGTTCGTGATGCAGATGCTGAAGGTGTAGAAGGAATGTCTGCATCCAAGATGAGAAAGGCGGTAATGGATAATGACTTTGCATCATTCCGTAGAGGAACTCCAAAGACATTGGATGATGGAGATACTCAAACACTCTTTGATGCAGTTCGTCAGGGAATGGGTGCGAAGAAAGCATCAAAAGTCAAAAAGGAGAGTTATAATCTCTGGGAGATTGCTCCAAAATGTGATATGAGAAATCTTCGTGAAAATTATGTGAGAGGTAGAATTTTTAGAATTGGAGATAAGGTTGAGAACTTAAATACTGGGTTGATTGGTGAAGTAATGCGTAGAGGAACCAATCATTTAATCTGTGTAACAGAAGAAGGTTATATGTTTAAATCTTGGATTAAGGATTTGATGGAATATACTGAAGTGAAAATGGATAGTCCAATGAGAGATAAGACGCATCCAAATACTTTGGTGGGAACTTTGGGTGCATTTAAGCATTATGCAAAAATGACCCCAGGAGTAATAGGAACCAATAGTCAGTATCTTCAGAAAGGTGGTAAGGCATACGGAGTCAATTTCATAAATAAGTATAAGGCAAAGAAAGCAAGTACTTATTAAGATGTCTATTAATCCTCTGAACGATATTTCCAGAGTGTATCTGGAGCAGGTTGCATCAGATTGTGTAACCGAAGTTTCTGCTGATCTTGCTCTAAGAGCATCAAAAGAAGCAGGAAAGAGAGCTGGTATTCTTGCTGGATTGAGTGGTGGTGATCCCAAGGTAGCAGCAAAGGCAAAGAAGAAGAGAGCACAAGCAGAAAGACTTTATAGTAAGCAAGCAAAGAGGAGAGTTGTTACTGTCTCTCCAATCAAAGAAGAGGAAAATGTAGTTGATGAAACTTCACATCTTGAGACCGATATGAAGAAGCGTCGTGAAGCAAACGAAAAGGCAGTTGAAGATATGAAGAAGACTGATGCTTATAAGAGCATGGCGGCAGCAGCAGCAAAGAAGTTTGACGAAGCACTCGATCCCGTAGGGCACGAAGATGATGATGTTGATAATGATGGTAAGAAGAACACCAACGCCGACAAGTATCTTAAGAACCGTAGAAAGGCAATCGGTAAGGCAATCTCAACTCACGAAGCAAAAGAAGTGAAGAGATGGTGGGATGATGATGGTGATGGAAAGGGATATGAGGAAGGAGAAGTATCTGGTAAGTTTAAGAAAAAGAAAAAAATTAAAGAAGGTTTCTCAAATTGGAGACAAGACCTTTCTGAAGTAATGGATGTCGTTGATAAAGAGCAGAACGATCAAAAAATTACTGAAAAGAAAGTAAATAATAAAATCAAGATTAACCCATCTATGGGTGAGGCAGTAGAAAATCTTGGTGGAACTCTACTTGAGATGGTAGAGATTGATGAAATGGATTATGTTGTTGAAAGCGTTTATGATGAACTTCTAGAAGAAGGATATGAAGAAGATGATATTGAAGAGGCAATTGAGTATGCTTTAACTGAAGCAACTGTAACCTACGGTCATGATACTCCAACTGGAGAGAAGAAGAGAAAAAATCTTGTGGGAGCAGTAGCAAGACTTGCAAGACAAAAACTTTCTAGTAAAGTTCGTGGTGCTAAGAAAGCAGCAAAACAAGCAGTAGCAACTGGTGCAAGAAAAGTTGCTAAGGGTGCATTGGGTGTTGCACGTAAGATGGAAGGCGGAGACAAAAAACCACATACTGCAGCAAGAAAACCATCAACCTATCGTGGTGCTGGTGCAGGTCAGAAGGAAAAAGTAAGCAGTGGATCTTATACTCCACCATCTAAAAAGAAAGCAGAAAAATCACCAGATCCCTGGGCTGGAAGTGAGACAACTCCACCAAAAGCAAAAGCAAAAACTAAAAAAGCAGCAGCACCAAAGGCAAAGGCAACTACTGCACCAAAAAGAAAGAGAAAGTCAAAGTTAGATGATTTGCTTGCATCTGTAAGAAGTGAAAGCGTTCAGATTGATGAAAAGGTCTTAAGTACTGCTGAAACAAAAGAAAAGGAAAGAATTGTAAAGTCGATGAAGTCAAAAGCACCAGACTTTGAAAAGAGATATCCTGGTCGTGGTAAAGAAGTGATGTATGCTACTGCTACTAAAATGGCTAAAAGAATGGCAGAGCAGGCAATGGAAATTCAACCAAAAACGCAGGCTCAACCTCAACAGTCTCAACAAGCAAATCAGGACGCAAAGGCAAAAGCAGCAGCACAAAGAGCAAAATCAGCAGCAGTAACTCTTAAGACGAAGGAACTACAAACCCTTAGACAAACTCCAGCTGGAACTTCAGTATCTAGTTTTGGGTGAAAAAATCCTAAATAGTTTTAGGTTATACTTATAGGAGGTCATTATGTCAATTGGAGCACTACTTGCTTTTTATAAAGCAAATGAAGCAGCAATTTTAACGATTCTACTTATTATTTCTGAGTTTCTTGGCGCGAATCCAAAAGTCAAAGCAAACGGAATCCTTTCATTTATTTTGCAACAAGTTCGCAAAAAGGCGGAAGATGGTGGTGCAGTTGATCCAACTCCTTGATATTTCTTTATAAACTCTTAAAGAGACCTCATTTTTGGGGTCTCTATTTTTTATAAATATTTCTACGAATAAATTTAGAAAAGGTAAAAAGAATGGCACTCTGGGGAAACAATGACAATGTTGGTTCTGGTGGTACAGTATCATTAAATTATAGTACTCTTGAGGTCACTGGAACCGGAACTACTTTCGGAAGAGTTGGTGCGGCTGCAACTGGAGATGTGATTAGATTTGGTATTCGTGGTGGCGGTGGCACCTACTTCGGAGATGCTGTGATCGTTGGTATTACAAGTGATACATTATTAACTATTGGATCTACTGCAGGACTAAGTGGAGCAGCAATTGCAGGAACATCTTTCTATATTAGCGAACTTCCTAGTTACACAGTTCTAGACAGTACCTTTAGTAATGCTAATGATGCTGCCCCATCATTAGCAACTTTAGCTATTACGGGAACAGCAACTACAAATGCTAATATTGGAACTTCAGTTATTCCTGTTGTTCCTCCATCTGGTTTGATTGCTGGCGATTTACTTTTAAATAACTCAAGCAACATTCGCATTTCTGTTGTTGGAGTTACCAGCATTACTCTTGCATCTACAATTTCTGCTGGAATTGCGACGGGAGATACTCTGACATTTAAGAGATATACTGATGGATATGACCGTCAAGTTTATGGAATTTCTACAACAACTGATTATGTTGCAGTTGGATACAGTGGGTACGCTCACGCTGGATGGGTTGGAGTAACAACCTACATTGACTGCCAAGGAAACTTCAGAGTTAAGACTGAAACTTTAGTTGCAATGTCTGGAATTACAACTGGATCTGACGGAATTCTTTATCCAACTCCTGTCTGATAATATATGATTTTTAATGAATTGAATGAGAGTAATTTTCTCTTATTTGCTATTAAACATTATGAGAACCCACAAGCGGTTACAAAAGAAGACTTTGAAAAAGATTTAAATCATTTTAAATATATCAAAAGGTTGCTGAAGAGATACAAAAAATCAGGTGAGCTCAAAACTCACCTGATTTTAAATCATTTTATTGTCCTTTATAATATCTTTGGTGAAGCAGCAACTCCAATGTTGTTTTTTAAAATAGAAAAAGATCTTTGGTCTTCTATGAAAAGTTTTATAATATTCTTGAATAAACTTCCAGAGTATCCCAAGTGTTATATTCATAACATCCAAGTTGATTTATATTGCTTAGAACAATTATATAAGATCTACAATGGAAAAGAAGAAGCTTGATTGGATTGTTTCAATTATAAGAGAGCAAATGGTTGCAAATGCTCCAGGTGCTTCTGGTGGATTTTCTGGTTCTGCGGATCCAAAGGGACCTGTTGCTGGATTTGATCCTTTGATGGGAAAAAAGAAGAAGGATGGAACAGTAGATTTTAGAAGAATCAAACCAAATTATAGAAGATGGGTAAAGGATAAATAATTTCAATACTACTTGAGGTTTTTGTTTCATAGAGGTAGTAGGAGAAATAATCACCTCAAAAAAATGTTTAATCAAAATACATCTGCTGACACTAAAATTGCAGTATTGGAAGAGCGCCTTTCCGCTTATGAAACTATGATTAATAAGATTGATGAAGCAATACAGATAATGGGAAAGGCAAGTCAAAATATTAATAAGATGCTCGCCGTTCATGAAGAAAGAATAGAGCAGTGTCACAAAACAGATGATTATATTGGTAGAGTTATTGAAGAATTAAGAGTTGAAAATAAAGATCAGCACGAAGAAGTATCAAAAAGAATAGAAAAGGTAGAAAATAAATTAGAAGAATTTGTAAAATATCGTTGGATAATAGTTGGGGTTTTTGCGGTTGTTTCTTTTGCATTTTCACAATCTCATATGGTTGTTGATTTTTTAACTCCAGACACACCTCAAGTACAGATACGACAAAAATAAATAGTTGAGTGTTGGCGTTAGAGCCAATGAAAACTCAAAAGAAAGTTACTCTCTACACCCTACAAAAAACAACAAATTCTGTTGTGAAGTGGACTGGAATCATCACTTCACTTTGCCTTGACAAGTCCAAATAAACTGGTAGAATACATCAACTGGATACTGTTTGATTATGGACTTTGTTGATGTAAAGTACATCAATTTGATTTCTGCGCGATTTCAAAAGTTTAAGAAAGTAAAGCACAATCTCTACAACTTTCGCTGCCCTATTTGTGGAGACTCGCAGAAGAATAAGAATAAAGCACGGGGATATTTGTATCAAGTCAAAAGTAATACAAACTTTAAGTGTCATAATTGCGGACTTAATATTTCCTTTAATAATTTTCTCAAACAATTAGATCCAGTAATTTACAAACAATATACATTCGAAAAATTTAAAGATGGAAATACTGGTAAAAACTTTATTGTAGATGAACCGAAATTTAATTTCGAAGCACCGAAGTTTAAACCTAAGTTAGATTTACCGAAAGCATCTGAGAATTCCATAGCAAAATCTTACTTAGAAAAGAGAAAATTAAATCCGGATAAATTTTATTATACCGACAAATTTAAGGAGTGGACTAATTCTCTCCAACAAACATTCGACAGCACAGAAAGAGATGAACCAAGGATTATTATTCCTTTGTTCTATCAAAATACTCTAGTCGGATTTCAAGGAAGAGCACTTGGTCCAAATAAGATTAAATATATCACCGTGATGTTAAATGATGATGCCCCAAAAATCTATGGTCTCGATGAAATACAAAAAACTGAAACTGTCTACATCACCGAAGGTCCATTTGACTCAACATTCATTCGCAACGCGATTGCTTTATGTGGAGCTGATGGTGATGTTAGTAAGTGGGGTATTGACAGGTGTGTTTGGATTTACGATAACGAACCACGTAATGCAGAAATCCATTCAAGAATCTCCCGCGTTATTGACAGAGGAGAAAGGGTCGTTGTCTGGCCTTCATCAATAAAAGAGAAAGACATTAATGAGATGGTACTATCTGGACTGGACGTTCAGTCTGTGATAGAATTAAATACTTATTCTGGATTAGAAGCAAAACTAAAATTTACTACTTGGAAGAAAATATGAGCAACGGAACCAAAGTTAAAAAGCGTGATGGTCGAATTGAATCTCTTGACCTAGATAAAATGCATTTGATGGTTGAAGAGGCGTGTAAGGGTCTTGCTGGAGTCTCTGCTAGTCAAGTTGAAATGACTTCTGGTATTCAGTTTTATGATGGAATTACAACAGCAGAAATTCAGGAAATTTTGATTCGTTCTGCTTCTGACCTTATTGATTTGGATCATCCAAATTATCAGTATGTTGCTGCTCGTCTGCTTTTATTTGCAGTCCGAAAGCAATTGTATGGAAGAATGAAAGAAATTCCAACACTAGAGCAACACATCTATACTTGTGTAAATGCTCAAGTGTATGATGATGATATTTTTAACAAATACTCTAGAGAAGAAATTGAACGTGCCGATTCATATATCGATCATAGTCGTGATTATCTCTTCACTTATGCAGGTCTTCGCCAAGTAGTTGATAAGTACTTGGTTCAAGATCGTAGTGGTGGTGGAGTATATGAAACTCCTCAGTTCATGTATATGATGATTGCTCTGACTATTTTTGCAGAGTATCCAAAAGAAACCCGTATGTCATATGTTAAGAGGTACTATGACGCAATCTCAAAGCACAAAATCAACATTCCCACACCTATCATGGCGGGGGTTAGAACTCCACTTCGACAGTTTGCTAGCTGTGTTCTTGTTGATGTTGATGACACCCTCGATTCTATCTTTAGCTCTGATATGGCAATTGGTAGGTATGTTGCACAGAGGGCGGGCATCGGTATCAACGCAGGCCGCATCCGTGGCATCAACAGTAAAATCAGAGGTGGAGAAGTTCAGCACACAGGTGTTGTTCCATTCCTCAAAAAGTTTGAGGCAACTGTCCGATGCTGCACTCAAAATGGCATCCGTGGTGGATCAGCAACTGTCCACTTCCCAATCTGGCACCAAGAAATCGAAGACATCCTAGTGCTGAAAAACAATAAAGGTACGGAGGATAATCGTGTTCGCAAACTTGACTACAGCATTCAAATCAGCAAACTCTTCTATGAGAGGTTCATTCAGGATGGTGAGATCACGCTTTTCTCCCCACATGATGTACCTGGACTATATGATCGTTTCGGATTCTCTGATTTTGATGATCTCTACGTTTCGTATGAAAAAGATCCGTCCATTAAGAAAAAGACTATTAAAGCGCAAGAACTCATTCTTAACCTCCTTAAGGAACGTGCGGAAACGGGTCGTGTCTACATTATGAATATCGATCACTGCAATTCACACTCTTCTTTCAAGGATAAAGTAAATATGAGTAATCTCTGTCAGGAGATCACTCTTCCAACAGATCCTATTCAGCATATTGATGATAATATGGGTGAGATCGCTCTCTGTATTCTCTCCGCTATTAACGTTGGCAAAGTAAAGTCTGATGAGGAACTTGAAGAACTCTGTGATCTTTCTGTTCGTGGATTGGATGAGTTGATTGACTATCAAAAATACCCCGTAGCAGCGGCAGAAATCGCCACTAAGGCACGTCGTTCTCTTGGTGTTGGGTTTATTGGATTGGCACATTATCTTGCTAAACTTGGATTTAATTATGATTCTCAAGAAGCATGGGATGCAGTTCATGGACTTTCTGAGTCTTTCCAGTACTACCTTCTGAAAGCATCCAATCAACTTGCTAAAGAAAAAGGTCATTGTGAATACTTTGGACGTACTAAGTATGCTGATGGTATTCTTCCAATTGATACCTATAAAAAAGATGTAGACGAAATCACTTCCATTGATTATGAACACGATTGGAAATCTCTTAGGTCATCGATCCTGGAGCACGGTCTCAGGCACTCAACACTGTCCGCACAGATGCCATCGGAGAGCAGTTCCGTTGTGTCAAACGCAACTAATGGAATCGAACCACCTAGAGATTACCTGTCCGTTAAAAAGTCCAAAAAAGGACCTCTCAAGCAGATTGTTCCACAGTATCAAACCCTTAAGAACAATTATACGCTTCTGTGGGATATGCCTAGCAACCGTGGGTATATTAATATTGTTGCAGTTATGCAAAAATTCTTCGATCAAGCGATTTCTGGAAACTGGTCGTATAATCCAGAAAATTATGCCAACAATGAAGTTCCTACTTCAGTAATGGCAAATGATTTTCTGACTACATACAAGTACGGATGGAAAACTTCTTATTATCAAAATACATATGATATTAAGACTGATGAAGTGGTAGAAGAGAAGAAGTCCGAATTGGAAAGTCTTCTTAATGAGTTAAGTTCAGTAGAGGAGGGAGAGTGTGAATCCTGCGCAGTTTGATTTTAAAGTTTCTTCCACGGAAGACCAACAAACAAATATTAAAGGAATGACGGTATTTAATACTGAAAAGGTTGATACCAAAAAACAACCAATGTTTTTTGGCAAACCTCTTGGAATTCAAAGATATGATTCATACAAATACCCTATCTTTGATAAATTAACAACTCAACAACTTGGATACTTTTGGAGACCCGAAGAGGTTTCTCTCCAGAAGGATCGTGGAGATTATCAGACTTTACGACCAGAACAAAAGCATATCTATACTTCCAATTTGAAGTATCAGATTATGCTTGATTCCGTTCAAGGTCGTGGTCCTGGTATGGCATTTATTCCTTACTGTTCTCTTCCTGAACTGGAAGCCTGTATGGAAGTGTGGGGATTTATGGAAATGATCCATTCACGATCCTATACCTACATCATCAAGAATGTTTATTCCGACCCTTCTGAGGTCTTTGATACCATCATCGGTGACGAGCGCATTCTAGAGCGTGCTAGAAGCGTTACAGAGTCATATGACGACTTCATTCAATCAGCACAAACTTATGGGACATCCAGTGATTGGATGTTTAGACTTGAGGGAGTACAAACCGCAAAAGAGACACTCACAGATGTTAAACGAAAACTGTATAGAGCAGTCGCAAACGTTAATATTCTTGAAGGCATTCGCTTCTACGTTAGTTTTGCTTGTAGTTTCGCCTTTGGTGAACTCAAGCTCATGGAAGGATCAGCAAAAATTATTTCTCTTATTGCAAGGGATGAAAATCAACACCTAGCACTTACTCAGAATATTCTGAATAAGTGGAGAGAAGGTGATGATCCTGAAATGAAACAAATTGCTAAAGAAGAGGAAGAATGGGTTTATAAAATGTTCGATCGTGCTGTAAATGAAGAAAAGAAGTGGGCTGATTATCTTTTTAAAGATGGCAGTATGATTGGACTCAATGATAAACTTCTTCAGCAATATGTTGAGTGGATTGCTAATCGTAGACTTAAAGCGATTGGTCTTAAACCCCAATATGATATTTCTGCAAATAACAACCCACTTCCTTGGACCCAGCACTGGATTTCTTCCAAAGGTCTTCAGGTTGCTCCACAGGAAACTGAGGTAGAATCCTATGTAGTTGGAGGCATTAAGCAGGATGTTACCAAAAATACTTTCGCAGGATTCCAATTATGATGAATGGTGCGAGGAAGCAATTCTAAATGCCTATAAAGAGGCAGCAGAATGCGATGAGTTTATGTTTGGAGATTATGACTTTTGTAGGGAATGGTTAGGTGCAAATGAATAGATATAGGAGGTTATACCTCCTTTTTTTATGTCTAAGAATCAACTTACAAAAGATGAGTTAAAAGTTCGCGTTTTAAAACTAAAAAATAATTTGTATAATGAACATATTAGGCATGATATGGATATGAAAGGACTCGCTCATAAATATCTGAACGAAGTTCTTGATATTATTGATGAGTACAGATATTGACTATGAAAACCCTTGGACCTATAATGGAAAGGTTTTTGAGTCTAGTGATATTCAAGATCATTTTGGTTTTGTTTATCATATTCAAAACAATCTCAATGGTAGGGAATATATTGGTAGAAAATATTTTTGGAGTTTTAGAACTCCTAAGGGGAAAAAACGAAAAGTAAAATCCGAGTCCAACTGGAAGGAGTATTATGGGTCTTGTCCGGAACTTAAAGAAGACATTGACAAATTTGGCAGAGAAAATTTTAGTCGAACTATCTTATCATTACATAAAACAAAGGGCAAAACAAACTTTGAGGAAACCAGACAGTTATTCGCCCATAACGTCCTTACCGAAGGACTTGACGACGGAACCCCAAGGTACTACAATAGCAACATCCTCAACAGGTACTTCCGAAAAGATTATTATGAACGCAACGACTGAAGATATTGTTGCTCATGTGCGAGGGTGGTCTCTTGACCGTGCTGCGGATATGAGTATTGAAAAGGAAGATGCCCGTGCAATTCTTGCTGAGTTCTATGAGTGGATTGAACCAGAAGGAGATGAACTTGAAATTGTTTCCTTAGAACCAGAAGATTGACAAACTCTAAATAAAAACTTATAATGCTAAAATCCCTGTTATGAGCAGGGTTTTTTATTATGAGACTTTGATACTTGATTTAGAGCCGTGGAGACTGCCCCTTGAGAAAGGGGATGTGCGCTTTCTCTATACGGATGTAGAGTTCTATTAATTTTAATGCTTAACGTCTTTACTGTAGCCCTGCCCCTTCTGGCATCGGTTACAACCATAACGGCAACACTGCCATCATCTGCAAGTGCTCCAAAATATTCTATTATTAAGGAGTTTGAACCAGAGAAGACAGCGATCCTAGAGGTTGCTCCCGAAAAGCCAAAAGAGAAAAGGCTAATTTGTAAAGGGTGTAATGAACATGAAAATGCTGCCCTGGCATATTTCCAGGACCGTGGTATTAAAGACAGAAACGCCCTTGCTACCATCATGGGTAACATTCGTCAGGAATCAACTTTTATTCCTAACATTTGTGAAGGTGGTAGCAGAACCAGTTGGAATAACTGCGGCCGCGGTTATGGACTGATTCAATGGACATCTGCCGATCGTTATTATGGATTGGGTGATTTTGCTAAAAGGTATGGTGGTTCTCCATCATCACTTGATACGCAACTTCGTTATCTTACAACTGAAGTCCAATGGAGACGAATTGAAGAAAGGATGAAAACTCCTGGCAAGTCTATCAATCGTTATATGGACTATGCGTATAGTTGGATTGGTTGGGGGCATCATGGTGCCCGCACTTCGTATGCTCATGATTATGCCAACCGACTGATTCAGGTAGAAGTTTGATTGTAAGGGGAGTATACACTCCCCTTTTTAGTGCATATATACTTAATCCTAATTATTTTTTTGAGGGGTATTATGTCTGAAACTGCACAACAAATTGCTGATGCATTTGCGACTTGGCAATCTGAGGATGAAAAATTTGCGAATGGAAACAGTGCTGCTGGCACCAGAGCCCGTAAAGCACTTCAAGAACTGACTAAACTTGCAAAAGCACGTAGGTCAGAAATCTCAGAAGAGAAGACTGCCAGAAAAGAAGCAAAGGCATCTGCTTGATAAAATAAATAGAGGGGAGTGTATGCTCTCCTCTTATGTCTATTGATAATCTTCCACAAGAACCAGAAGACATAGTTAATATTGCTGCTAGAACAGGATATTTAAAAGTAGAAACTGATATAGGTGAAGTTAAATTAAACTCTTATAATCAGGTAGAGATACAACCAAAAGGAACTCCATTTGGAACAAAGTTAAAAGTAGAAGCAGATGGGTCTATAACGCCGACTCTAACTTTTGATACCAAAAAGATGAGAGAACCTAGAAAGAAAATTGATCCAGAACAAATATTAGATGATGCTCTAGAGGATTTTTTTGATGAGCAACAGTAAGTTTAATATCTTTGAATTTAAGTTTGGTAAAGAAAAAAAATCTCTAAAGGAATGGATAAAGATAGGTGCAATTATTCACGGATCTTTAGACTTGATTTCTTTGATTCCTGGAGTTGAGAAAAGAAAGGCTTTTAATTTAATGGATGAGATTCAATTGAGAATCGGGACTATTGATGTTATTAATGATTATATTATTCAAGATGAAGAGTTATTAAAATATCGTATAGATAGAGTTATTGATAAGTCTCTGGAGGAATATAATGATTAAACTTTTCACTATCAAAGGTGGAAAAGTTAATATATTCGGTATTACTAAGGCGATGGTAATCGCTTTTATTACATCAAGTATTGTAGTTGCTATTGCGGGATATTTTAAATTATCTCAAGAAGATCTTTGGAAGTTTATTACGCTTATTCAACAGGAACTGGGAATTGAATTTGGAGAGGATTTGAATGAGAAGTTTAGGAATGATGAGAAGTTATTAGATTTTATCATCAAAAACAAAGTAGATCAAGCCATATATGACTATGAACGCTTGACAGGGGACTCTGGAACCCCTAGAATACCTTTGCCACGGTTGATAGAGAAGGCTCCAGAAGCTTCTATATGTTACACTGAAGAGTGTAAGAAACTAGGAGGAGAAATGAGACTTTGTGCTCCGTGGCTTGACACCTGTAAGGAAGAACCTGTAAAATAGAATATGTCGCGGTTTAAACCTTAAGATAAGATCCAGTGGGGCACTTATTAAAAAGGTTTAATTTAGATTCACAACCACGCGACACTCACTTGACGATCAAATCCTAACCTGGTATGATTGTTTTGTTGGTTCGGAAGTCCTCTAACACTTCTGGTAATATACATAAGGCACTGTCTTATGCGTTTCCAACTTATATGGGCTCATAGTTAAGCGGATATAACCTTCGCCTTCTAAGCGAATGTCCCTGGTTCGATTCCAGGTGAGCCTGTTGGAGTTTATCTCCATATATAAAAGTAATAGAGAGTAAGTCTCTGTTATATCCTTATGAGGTATATCACACTTACTCCATCTTGCCCGAATGGCGGAATTGGCAAACGCAATAGGTTTAGGTCCTATCGCCCTACGACGGCTTACAGGTTCAAATCCTGTTTCGGGCACTTGACAATCAAACTCAAAAGGTTTATGATTGTCTCATAAGCGGGTATAGTTTAGGGGTAAAATGCCATCCTTCCAAGTTGGAGTCACCGGTTCGATTCCGGTTACCCGCTCTGAACCTTCGGGTTCTTATTCCACAATGGCGCAGCGGTAGCGCAGAAGACTGTTAATCTTTTGGTCCCTGGTTCGAATCCAGGTTGTGGAGTTGAAAGGGTTGGAAATGTCCGATTCTTTCATATTGGTTCTGGGTGGAATTCCCAGCAGTTCCGTTAGGGACTGTCCTTTGTAGGTTCGATACCTACATCTTCCTTATGGGAGATAAGAACGGCTATTGGAAACCTTCGTAGGTGCCAAAACCTCTCCCCAGGTCGATGTTTAAACTGGTGCTTGGGTGAATGTAAAGAGTGGGGACATAGGTAAAGTCCCCAACACCTACCACATCCTCTGGTAGTCTATTGGTAAGGACAGGCAGACAATGCACTTGGAAACTAGGTTCGATTCCTAGACAGAGGACCTTTTGCCCGATGACCCAGCTAGTGAAGGGACCTGCCTTACAAGCAGGCATCGGTAGGGGCGGAACCTATATCGGGCATACTTGATAAATAAATACAAAAAGAGTATAATGGAAAAACTGTTTAAACTCTTAAGTGATGCTCAGTCATCACTTTTTGTTTTATTTCATAAAACTTGGGCGTTTCACTGGAATGTAGTTGGAGAAGATTTTACTCAACTACATCAACTCTTTGGCGGACAGTATGAAACGATGTTTGAAGAGATTGACAGACTCTCCGAACATATGAGATACTTAAATGTAAAACCATTAAGTTCTCTTTCAAGAATGCTTGAGGTTACACAAATTAAAGAGGCAGCAAGTTCATCTGGAGCAAAAGATATGCTTCAAGAACTTCTGGATAATAACACTAAGTTTTGTGAGTTGATGGTAGAGATTTCGGAAGAAGCAGAGCAACAAAAGTCTTATGCAACTGCTAATCTAGTTCAAGATTTAATGGAATCTCACGGTAAGTTTGTATGGCAATTAAGATCACATTTACAGTGATGAGGATGAAGAACAATGTTATCAATAAGATGCAAAGATTGTAATAGAGAACTAACAGGACACCACTCAAAAACAGTTACTTGTGGATGTCCGAATATGGCAACAATTCGTGGAGATAAGATTTCGGCACTTGACTTATCTCGCATTGTTATGCTAAACTCTTTAAAAGAAAATCAAAAAAAAGGTGTGCTGACTTCTCAAGATATTGCTTGGCAAGAAGCACGTCGCCAGCGTAAAGTTAGGCGTCTTGATTTTGAAGTTCGTTAAGAACTGAATATTGGAAAGGTGGTCGAGTGGTTGAAGGCTCCAGTCTTGAAAACTGGCGATGTGAAAGCATCCGTGGGTTCGAATCCCACCCTTTCCGTTAAGAAGCATTAAAAATTTAAGATTCTCTTCAACAGTGTTACTCTTTGAACACAAATCGTTGACGTTCAAAAGTCCAGAACTAGTATATAGTAGTAATACGAACTAGAAAAATGGATCAACGCACCTATGATAATTGGGTGAAGATCAAAGAAACTTTTGAGGCTTCTGGTAACACTGATAATATGTTCTATAAAAGAGCAGTTGAGATAGTTAAAACCCGTAGAGATCCTCTTGCAAAATTTCTTGGAGATGAGAAGTGATGGAACCTCAAGACGAATTTATTACTCGTTCAGAAGTTCAGGAGATGATTGATGCAGCAATACGACGACACAACCGTAATGCTTCTATCATTAGTATGTGCGTCGGTTGGGTGGTTCTTGCTTTATTTGCTGAGGGACTACTGAGACTGATTGGTATTATTCCCCCACTCTTACCTTGGCTTAAGATCACGTTAAACTAATGTCAGAAGAAGATTTAGAAGAACTACTAAAAAGAGTTTTACAACAAAAGATGAATGAACTTTTTGAAGAACCTTCTACATACGAGGACGAAGACGATGAATGACCGCATCTATACAGCACTCACAATCTTTGGTATAATAGGATTGTTAATCATTTGGTCCCTAGATCACGCATATATAAAATGATTTTCCATATCGTAGAAGCACTCGCAGCAAATCCATTTTTTCTTTTTCTCTGCGGGTGCGGGTTGACAATCGTACCATTTGCTGGTATTATGTTTATACATAGAGACAAGTAACCGGGTTTAGCGCAGTTTGGTAGCGCATCTGCTTTGGGAGCAGAGGGTCGCAGGTTCGAATCCTGCAACTCGGACTCATAAAATCACTTTATGAAAATGAATCCAGAAATCGAAAAACTTCCATCCTTTACAATTGAAGAGTTTCAAGCAGATTTTGATAACCTTATGAATAGAGTAGAAAGCGGTGAGACACTACTCATCAAAAGTCAACACGGAAATGCAGTAATGGTTCCTTACAAAGAAGTGGTTAGTATATGTAACGAAGCAAATGTGGATCTTGAAGAGATAGTCAAGATTCACACAGACCACGAAGAAGGGTCTTGACAGAGCGTTCCAGGTCCGCTACTATAGATCTGGTCTTAAGGGACTGTCGCCTATGGGTTAAGGCCCACTGCTTATAACGGTGTGAACTGAGTTCAAGTCTCAGCAGTCCTACTTTGCTTATCCATTTTGTAGTGGGTTTTTTAGGATAAGCAACAGAAAACCTACTTGAAAAAAGGAGAGTGAAAAACCCCAGCTGCAAGTCGGTGCGAAACAGACCTATGACTTGTATTGCGCTTCTGTTTCACTGTATGGATCTCTCCTCCAACATACATTTATTATAAATAGGTGTATGTATACGTTCATAACCAAAATGATTATCTGTAAATCCTGCGGTAAAGAAGTTGAACAACATCCACGAAAAGGTGGAAGAGCAAAACTCTATTGTAATGAAACTTGCCGAATGAAATGGAGATATAGAAATGATCCTTGTGTTATGAACAGAAACACTTATACTGAACAAAAAGAACGTGCATATTCCAATAAATGGAAAGCACTTCAATATAAAGGTGCTAAGTGTCAAACTTGTGGTGAAGATAGGCCAGCAACTCTATGCTTTCATCATAGAGATCCTTCTCAAAAAGAATTAAAACTTGATGGAAGATCTTTTGCTAATAGGAAATGGGACACTATCAAAGAAGAAGTAGATAAATGTGATCTTCTTTGTCATAACTGCCATCATATATTACATTATGGTGATAGTTGGGGAGAGTTTTTACAAACGCTGGTTTAGCTCTCTGGCGAAAGCACTGCCCTCATAAGGCAAGATAGGTCGGTTCGATCCCGACAACCAGCATCAGACACTTCCCAAAGCGTCCTACTTGACTTTCAAACATCAACACTCTATAATAACAAGGTCAACAATCAAAACAATGACTCTCACTTCTAAATTCAAGAAAGACGTTCAAACCCTTCGCGGTGCAGCAAATGGTGATTTCTACCTTGATGTAAAGAATCCGAAACTCTACAAAAAGGTTCGCCGTTACTATGAAAACGAAGGTGTAGTGTTCTCGGGTGATCCTCTGGATGATTATGAAATGCTTATGGAATATGTTCTTGCCGATCTTGAATCCGTTGAAGTTGCATGACAAAAGTTCTTCTGGAACGTGAAGGATATCGCTTCGTGGAAGCAGGTATCCTTGAAATCAACGGTAAACCTGATTATCGTTTACAGAAACAAAATTACTATACCAAACGCTGGAACGACATTTATCTTTTTGATAATGGTCTTCAATGTACTACCGCTATGGAAGACATTGAGTATGCGAAATGGTTAGATCCAGATAGAGTTCCTTGTTATGTAAGGGATGATGATTAAATAGTCACGGATGGACTTTAACAGCACTGGTCGGGAGCAAACCCCTAATGTCAAAAACAAGTATCTTACGATATCTTGGTAATCTTCTTCTCATTATTGGTTATCAAACTATGTTATGGGGAGATTTTAAATATGGTTTAATGTTAAAAGTTGTTGGGGGATTACTCACAGTACCTTTTGCAATTAAACTTAAACTTTGGGATGTGCTATTCTTATGCGCTTTCTTTGGTATCTCCGAAATATCAAAGTTATCCCAACTTTTCTTAGTTTCATAAAACTAAGTGGTGGAGTCAACACGACCCCTTAAAACTAAATAAATTGAGAGTTTTTTACTAATAAAAATGACAGTTAAAAAATCAACATCTTCGGATAAACCTTATATGTCCGAATACGATAAAAGTGTTGAGACTCGTCTTCAAAATCTTGAAGAAAAGTTCAGCGATTCTAGTTCAGATAATATTGATGAAGATAGACTTTCTGCTTTAGAAGCAAAGGTTAATAATCTTATTGAGAGACTTTCTAAAAAAATGTCTTTCTGAGTTTCCAATTTCTCTCAAGAATTGGTGGTGCGGATGGGGAATTCTTTCTCCGCCTGGTTTCCAATTTCCAGTTAAAGAATTGGTGGCGAGCCTGAATTAATTATTGGAGGTTGACAACAACCTCCTTTTTTTGTATCATATATAGATGGCGTTTAGTTATTTTCGATGAATGTAATTGCTGGAAATTGTGCGGGAGTTTTTAGTGGATTTCTTCTGCAACTTGCATGGATGGAAACCGCAGAAAGATCAGATGGAGAAATAAATCTTTCACTTCACACAAGAAATAAAACTCATTACCCCGGTAGCAGCTATTCAAACTATAGGTGGTTGAAGTCTTCTGAAGTAAATAATTTTGATGAGGTTTTGGAAAAAAACGTTCTTTTTGATTTTTTTGAACCAAATGAGTATATGGTAAAAGAATATCCAAAAGAGTTTACTTATTTTGAAGCTTATCCTGCAGATATAAAATCTGAACTAAAATTTTATCCAGAAGATACTCTAAAATATGATGGTAGAGGTAGTAAAAAAGAGCAGTATGTTGACCTGGAAAATATTAGCAAAACAAGAGTAGCTTTAAATCGACAGTGGAATAAGTTTAAACTTCTGGATCATTTTAATCAAAAAGCAAAAGAAGAAGAAAAACTAATAGAGGGAAAAAAAGTAATGTCTATTATGCTAAGGCATTCGGGGCATTATCAAGGAATAACCAACGTTGTAGAACATGCTATCGACTCAGTTAAGAGTAAAATAGATGATTATGATGCTGTTCTCTTAACCACAATGATTCAACCGTTTGTTGATGAGTTTAAAAGTGTTTTTGGTAATAGGTGCATTTGTGCTGAAAGACCAAGACTTTCTACTGATATTGATTGGAAAGGTGGAAGACCTTCTAATCAGGAATCTATGACTGATGATGAGTATGCAATTGAATATCAGAATGCCTTTCTAGATGTAATTTTATCCAGTAAAACCGATCTCATTATTGGTAGTAGTAGTAATATGTTTCTTTCTGCATTGTCTATGAACCCAGATGTTTCATATGATCTTTTTTATTTTACTGATGGATATTGATTATGAAAAAAAAGTTTAACTTAGTTGGTAATACTTTTACCCATCTTACTAATGGTAACAAGGGATATTCCGTTCATGGAAAAGAATCCAAATATATTGAGTGGGTTCAAGATGGTGGTGATGGAACTTTTTACATCGATGATACTATTAATAATGGGATTAATGATAAAATGAAGGGACCAAAATATCTTTGGTTGCTTGAATCTAAATTCATTAAACCTGGACTTGTAGAAAGTATTATTGAAAATCGTGAGTTAGTTGAGAATACTTATGAGACTATTTTCACTCACGATCAGAGACTTTTAAATCTTGGTGATAAGTTTAAGTGGGTTCCCGCTCAGGGATTTTGGATTAAAGAACCTAAAATTTATGAGAAATCAAAAATGATTTCAATGATCTCTTCAAACAAAAGAATGTGTGAGGGGCATATTAAAAGGTTGGAATGGGTAGAGAGGATTGGAGAACAAGTTGACCTTTATGGTCGCGGATTTAAAGAAATTGCTGATAAAGAAGAAGGATTATGTGACTATATGTTCTCGGTAGCAATTGAGAACGGTCAGTATGAAACATACTTTACAGAAAAACTTCTTGATTGTTTCGCAACAGGAACAATTCCTGTTTATCTTGGAGCACCAGATATTGGTAGTCATTTTAATACTGATGGTATTATTGTATTGAGTGAAGAGTTTGATGTTTCTGAAGAAATCTATTATAGTAAAATGGATGCAATTCAGGACAATTTGGAGCGTGCTAAAAAGATGGAAATTTTAGAAGATTTTATTTGGGAGAATTATTATGTTTGATAAAAACAAATACTTCAAGAAGGTATATGCAAAAGAGTCTAAAAATATACCAACTTGCGCTTTTCTGTTTAGGGATTTTGGAGTTAAACTTGGATGCAAATATTTTGTTGAAACTGGAACACATCTCGGACATGGAGTTCAGTACGCATTGGATCATGGATTTGAGTATGTTCTAAGTTGTGAGTTCATGCAGGATAGATATCAGCATTGTATGGATAGGTTTGCAAAAAATGATAATGTAAATCTTTATCTTGGAACTTCATTAGAATGTATGCCTAAAATGCTGGAAGCAGTGAATGATAAAGCATGTTTTTGGTTAGACGCTCATGATGAGGGTGGTGGAGTTCCTACATTTGAAGAACTTCAACTCATTAAAGATCATCCGATAAAAAATCACACAATTGTGATCGATGATATTCCAGTTTACTTTTCTGATAAGAAGGAAGAATTGGAAAATTTAATTTTTTCTATTAATAAAGATTATAAAATTGAATATGTCCCCGTATATTTTGGAATTGCTCCAGAATATACTTCTCATCGAGTTGTCGATGATTATCAACTATTTGCATACGTGGAGTGAAACTATGAGTAATTTCGGAGAACTGATTGATAAGTGTATTGAAGAAACAATTAATGAAGTTCTTTCTCGCAGAGAACTTCCTGATGTTGAATACATTGAAACTGACAATCTTGGGGAAGTAATTGAAAAACTTTCAATTCTTCATACTCGTATGTGGATGTTGGAAGATGCAATTCAAGAAGCAAAAACAGATGCAGAAATAGCAGAACTAAAAAAGAAAATTGACATTTGCTTTAAGGTTAAAAGACCACGTTTGGTTCAAGCTGTGAATCTAATGGTAGATAATGCAATTTCCACGGGAAGAACTTTGAGGGAAGATTCTGTAAAACTTTATAAAGGTGTTGAATGAAAATTTGTTTAATTAATCAACCAGCAGGAATTGGTGATGTATTTTTTCTGCAATATGTTGCAAGAAAGTATCTTGAAATGGGATACAAAGTTATTTGGCCGTTAAGAGAAAGTATTCTTTGGATTAAAGATTATATTACTGATATTGATTTTTGCTCTCAAAATGATAATTTTCCTGGAAAGGAATATTATGGACAAATGGGAATTATTCAATCTCCTCAATTTGTTTATCTTGGAATGGATATGATCCATTTTTGGAAAAATGATTTTGGAATTTCTGAGTCTGAAACGTGTATGTGTATGCACGCAAAGTATCTTCAACTCTTTCTTGATTGGACTAAATGGTCTGAAGGATTTAAATTCACACGAAACATAGAAAGAGAAAATTATCTTTATTATGATGTATTGGGTCTGAAAGATGATTCTGAATATGTGTACGTTAATCGTTATGCAAACACTGATCTCAAGAAAAACAACATTCTTAAATTTCCAGAATTTGATCTTCCAGTTGTAGAGAACGATATTAATTATTGTTTATTTGACTATTGCAAAGTACTTGAAAATGCAAAAGAAATTCATACAGTACATACATCGGTTCCTTACCTGATTGATGTTCTTGATATTAAAGCTGAGAAATATCTAATGTATCAGGGAATTCATAATGATGATGTGAAGCACATTCCATTTCTAAATACAAATCCAATTTACATTCCAAATAATTAAAACTATGTACGTAGAAGAAAGACCTTGGGGGATTTTTGAAAACTTATGTGATGAAGAGACCTATAAGGTAAAACGAATATATGTAAATCCAAATCAATCATTTTCTCTTCAGTACCATAATAATCGTTGGGAAGATTGGATTGTGGTTCAAGGTAGTGGTATAATTAACGATGGTTTTGAAGTTAGAAATTGTATTGTTGGCGATAGGTTTCATATTCCACCAAAAAACATCCATAGAGCAACTGCTGGTCCGGAAGGATTAACTTTTATCGAAGTTCAACGTGGTGTTTGTGATGAAAATGATATTGTAAGAATTGAAGATAACTACGGTAGAGTTGCATAACTTATTTTTTCATACTATAATTGCAATTAAGTATTAAGTAAAAAAATGAATCGAATTACAAATTACTCTGATCTTGAAACTCGCATTGTTTCTTGGTTAAAAGAATATGCCGAAAAATTTAATATTAAGGCATTTGTAATTGGTGTTTCTGGTGGGATTGATTCTGCCGTTTCATCCACTCTTGCTGCTAAAACAGGTCTTCCAGTTTATGCTCTTGGAATGCCTATCCTTCAAAAGGAAGAACAGGAATCACTCTCTGATACCCATCTTGAATGGTTGCAAGCAAACTTTAGTAATGTCATCGTTCAAAAGTATGATCTCACTAAAGTGTTTGAGACCTTTAAGTTCACGATGAGAGAATTCGGTACTGATACTCATGCTCTTGCCAATACACGTTCTCGTATTCGTATGGTTACATTGTATCAAGTTGCCACTTCAGTTGGTGGTATTGTTGTTGGTACAGGAAACAAAGTTGAGGATTATGGTGTAGGATTTTATACTAAATATGGTGACGGTGGAGTTGATATTGCTCCTATCGCAGATCTCTATAAGACTGAGGTTTGGGAACTTGGTAGGCATTTTGGTGTAGATCAACGCATTATTGATGCCTCTCCTACTGATGGTCTCTGGGATGATGGAAGAACTGATGAAGATCAACTCGGTGCTTCTTATTCTGCTTTAGAGGAAGCAATGGAACTTGGTACAGGTGATGCTGTAGAAGTTCTTAAAAAATTCAATGCTATAAACAGTCATAAAATGAATCCTATTCCTACTTTTACTCTATGAGTGTTTGTCTTACTTTAAGTAATAAAATTTCCGATGATAGTTGGAAAAAAACTATTCCATTGATTGACGGATTTGGAACAGAAGGAATAGGTTCCATGATGCAATATCATCTACTCCTGAGGTTTTTTACAGACCTCATCGGGGTAGATTTTACTTATCCTGGTTCTGCAAATTTTGCTCATCATTCTTACAGTGGATATTCTGAAAATGAATATATGAATTTGATTGATTCCTTTTTTAATTTTCCAAATTTAAAGAATAGTTGGGACGAAGTTTATAATATTACAGATATTAATTATGAATTATTTTCTTTGATCGAGAATCACAAAAATAGTGATAGGAAAATATTAATCAATCTTTCTAATTGTCATAGGCAAATATCAAATATATGTCACCAAAAACTTGACGACATATTTACTAAAGATAGAATTGATCGAATTAGAGAAAAACTATCTTTTGATGGAGAAAAGTATTTTGATGATGGTGTAAATATTTGTTTGCATCTTAGAACATCAAATCCAAATGATATTCCTTCAGAGATTGCTTCTCCGTTGAGAGAATATTATGTTAGGGAACGTGAATTTTTTAGATATAAAAATCTCATTGATTTTTTAAAGAAAAATACTGAAAATCAAAAAACAACTCTTCACATTCATTCTCAAGGATTTACGACAAATTTTGAAGAATTTTTAGAATTTAAAACTCACGATTTTAATATTCAACTTCATATTGACGATCATCCCATAAGTGATCTCTATCATATGTCAAATTCTGATTTATTCATAATGTCTAATAGTTCATTTTCTTGGATAGCATCTCTTTTAAATAGCAATCAAAAGATAGTTAGAGATAATTTTACAAATGGACCTTTTGTGCCTAATTCATTAAAAGCAAACTACGATTATACTGAAATTATATGAAACCTACAATTAATGAAGTTAAGTCCTTCTGGGACAATAGACCTTGTAATGTTAGGCATTCTAAAAAAGAAGTTGGAACTAAAGAATATTTTGATGAGGTGGAAAATAAAAAATTTTTTGTTGAACCTCATATTAAATCTTTTTCCAAGTTTAATGAATGGAATGGTAAGAAGGTTTTGGAAATTGGATGTGGTTTGGCTACCGCAGGAATTAATTTTGCTAGGTATGGTGCAGATTACACTGGAGTAGAACTTTCCGAAGAAAGTCTTGCATTGGCACAAAGAAGATTTGAAGTTTACAATCAACGTGGTGAGTTCTATCAAGGAAATGCAGAAAATCTTTCTGACTTTCTTCCGGAAGAAAAGTATCATTTGGTTTATTCTTGGGGAGTAATCCACCATACTCCACATCCTGAAAAAGTAATCAAAGAAGTTAGTAAGTATATGAGTAAGGATGGTGTATTTAAGTTGATGATGTATGCATCCGAGTCCTGGAAGAATTATATGATTAGTATTGGACTCGATCAACCAGAAGCACAATATGGATGTCCTATTGCTTATACATATACTGAAGAAGAAATTTATGATTTACTTTCAGAAGATTTTGATGTAATTTCTATAGAAAGAGATCATATTTTTCCTTATCAAATTGAACCATACAAGGAAGGAAAATATATAAAACAACCTTGGTTTGAAGTTATGCCTGATGAAATGTTTGAAATTTTAGAAAAAAAATTGGGGTGGCATTTATTAATTACAGCGAAACTTAAAGGAGAATGAGTATGAAGATTGGAGTAATTGGAGCTGGGAGACTTGGAATTTGTTTTGCTCTTCTATGTGAAGCAGCAGGATATGATGTTTTAGTTTCTGATATTAGGGAAGATTATGTTAATGGTCTAAATGACCGCAAGATTATTACAAATGAACCAGAAGTAGAAAACCTTCTTCGTGTTGCTAAAAACTTTAGAGCGACTACAGATAATAAAGAAGTAATTCGTGAGTGTGATTTAATTTACACACTTGTCGCAACTCCTTCACTTGAGGATGGTTCTTATGATGTTTCTGCTATTTGGAGTGTAGTAGAAGATATTAAAGAAGAAATCGAAGTAAATCCAAAGAAAAAATATTTTGTTGTTGGATGTACTACTAATCCTGGTGACTGTGAAAACTTTAAAAAGCAACTTCCTTCCTGTGTAAGTGTCTTCTACAATCCAGAATTTATCGCACAAGGATCTATTATTAACGATCTTCGTACCGCTGATATGGTTCTTTTGGGGACAAATCCTTTTGAAGATAATGACAGAATTGTATCTGAAATTAAAAAGTTATACGATAAAATCCAGACTACTCGTGCAATCGTATGTACGATGTCAACAACCGCAGCAGAAATAACTAAGATTGCAATTAACTGTTTCCTGACGACTAAAATTAGTTACGCAAATATGCTTGGTGATGTTCTTCATCATTCTGGTTGTGGGGATGAAGTTTCTGCTGTTCTGAGTGCTGTAGGAACTGATAGTAGAATTGGCAGAAAGTATCTTGGATATGGATTTGGTTATGGTGGTCCTTGTCTTCCAAGGGATAATAGATCCTTTGCTGCATTTGCTAAAAAGGTTGGACTGGAGTATAATTTAGGATCAGTAACTGATGAAATTAATAATCAACACGCAGGATTTATTTGTGATTATTATGAAAAAATGAATTCTGATAGAAAACCTTTCTATTTTGAATATATCACTTATAAGAAAGGAACTGATATTCTTACCGAAAGTCAGCAATATCGTTTATGTATTGATTTACTAGATCGAGGACATACCGTTTACATTCTTAATGATAGTAGAGTTACTCCTCAAGTCTGTGATTACTTACTTGATACGTATGGGGAAAAAGTTAAATTTGTTGATGATAAAAAATACGTTACCGAATCAATTTTTATTATAAATTTATGACTAAGTATATAAAAATTAGTTCTATTGATCAGATAAAACCGATTCTTAATTCGATTAATACTGAAGAATATTCATTAGTAAACTACATTTGGACTGAATATGGTTTTCTTGCATTGATGTTCAATGAAATGTTTATTGATTATTTTAAATCTACGGGACCAAAAATCGGATTTTGTTTTCCGGGTCATGAAATATTTTATGAAAAACACGTAGATATTTTAGTTACTCTCGATGGTTTTATTGATACTACGAAGGCATATAAAGACAATAAAGAAACAGAATTACTTTTAAATAATTTTAAAAACATATCTGATAGAGGAATTGCTTTCTGGCATACTATTCGTAATTTTGATGAAGATGCCTATGTTTCTATGTTTGATGGGTATGTATTTAAAAATGTTTTGTATCCAATAGGAAAGGAACTGCATTGGAGTTTGGGATGGCCTATTGGTCCTGGATATAAGTATGCTGAAGGTGAAGATGGTGTTTGGTATACTCCAGACACAGAATGGAACAGAACGGGAACGGCAAATTGGGATTTAGACTTATGGGATTCTGATTTTATAAAGGGCGAAGAACTTAATATTGAAAATTACAATTGCTTTTTTGTAAAAAATTCTTGGAAAACTAGAAGACATTCTTCAACGAATATTGAAGATCTTTTAGTTGAAAGTGAAAGTTCTGCTGACTTTGGATTTGTTGGATTTGAACTTTATAGTAAAATTGTCAAGTATCATATTGATAACAAGATAAATTTAGTTGTCATTGATGATCTGGTTGAATTTCCTCATGTTGAAAGTGAGTACATTCATTATGTGACAATGACTAATTTTCTTGATGTCAGACTTCTGATGACAGTAGCAAATAAGTCTAATAACTTTATTAGTAGTGGCACAGGTCCTCAGGATTTGGCATTATATTATTGCGATACTAATCAGATTGTTGTTACCAACAGTGATTTTATATGTCAAAAAGTGCATTTCTTTGAAAAAATGCAAAAGATAAGAAATAGAAAACAATTTTTCTACGATATGAGATGTGATAAACTTGATGACGTGTTGGAATTTTTAAGCGAAGAAACTATCTCATAGGTTAAGTTTATGAAAGTTGCACTTATTACAGGAATTACGGGTCAAGATGGTTCATATCTTGCGGAATTTCTTTTATCAAATGGATACCAAGTTCATGGTATTATTAGACGTTCATCATCTATTAACACGGATAGAATTGATCATATTTTTAATAAAATTACATTACACTACGGTGATCTAAATGATTCTACCAATATTATTAGAGTGATTCAGGATGTTCAACCAGATGAGATTTATAATCTTGGCGCTCAGAGTCATGTAAAAGTTTCTTTTGAAACTCCTGAATATACTGGTATGGTTGATGGTCTTGGAACTCTCCGCATTCTTGAAGCAGTTCGTCTTCTAGGAATGGAAAAGAAAACAAGAATCTATCAAGCATCTACTTCAGAAATGTTTGGTAAAGTTCAAGAGATTCCTCAGAAAGAGACTACTCCATTTTATCCTCGTTCACCTTATGGTTGTGCCAAACTTTATGCATATTGGACTACCAAAAATTATCGAGAAGCATATGGAATATATGCCTGCTCTGGAATTCTCTTCAACCATGAATCTCCAAGAAGAGGAGAGACATTTGTAACACGTAAAATTACCCGAGGTCTCAAGGCAATGTCTGAGGGTAGGCAAACCGTTCTTAAACTTGGCAACCTGAACGCAAAACGTGACTGGGGACACGCTAAGGACTTTGTAGAAGCAATGTGGTTAATGCTCCAGCAAGATGAACCTGAGGATTATGTGATTGCAACTGGAGAACAATATTCTGTTCGTGAGTTTGTTGAAGAAGCGGCACCTTATTTTGATATGAATATTGAATGGCAATTTACTGATGTTGGGACAGAAATTGGCGTTGATAAAAATTCTGGACTAGTAAGAGTTATTGTTGATGAAAAATATTTTAGACCTGCTGAGGTTGATACTTTGCTAGGCGATGCTTCCAAAGCTAAAGAAAAGTTGGGTTGGAAACCAAGAATTTCTTTCAAAGAACTTGTTAAGGATATGTGTCTCAATGAAAAGTGATTCTAGAATCTTAGTTGCTGGTGCCAACGGAATGGTTGGTTCTGCAATTGTTCGAAATCTTGAAAGTAAAGGTTACACAAATATTATGAAAGGCACCCGTCATCTTGTAGATTTTACAAATCAACAAGCAACTGATGATTTTATTGAATCTGTAAGACCTGAGTATGTTTTTTTAACTGCAGCAAAGTGCGGTGGAATACTGGATAATATTAACAATCCGGTGAATTATTTGTTGGATAATCTAAACATTCAAAATAATGTAATTTCATCTTCTCATAAGTATGATGTTAAGAAGTTAATGTTTTTTGCTTCTTCCTGCGTTTATCCTAAAGAAAGTCCTATGCCCATAAAGGAAGAAAATCTAATGATGGGTAACTTTCAAAAAACTCACGAGTTTTATTCAATTGCTAAAGTATCTGGAATTAAACTTTGTGAGGCATATCAAAAACAATATGGATCTGACTTTATTTCTGTGAATCCTTGCAACATATATGGAATAGAAAATAAAGTCGATTCTCCAAACGCACACGTAATGTCAAGTTTGGTCTATAGAATTTGGAAAGCAAAAAAAGATAACGTTCCTCAAGTTGAATGTTTTGGTGACGGATCTCCAAAAAGAGAGTTTTTGTATTCTGATGATCTCGCTGATGCTGCAATATTTTTAATGACTCAAAAAACAGATTCGTTTATTAATATTGGAACTGGTATTGAAACTAGTATTGTGGAGTTAGTAGATGAGATTTGCAATATTATTGAATATAGTGGTAAAATAGTATGGGATACATCAAAACCAAACGGAGCACCAAGAAGAGTTTTGGATGTTAGTAAATTGAACTCTCTAGGGTGGAAACCAAAAACTTCCTTAAGAGGAGGTATTGTAAAAATTGTTAATCATTTAAATCAGAATTATGTCTAAATCAACTTGGCCACTGATGGAAAACACGATTACGTTTTCTGATCGTTTTAAGATGGCATTGTTTCTTCTCACTAGTGACAAACTTACTAATGGACCAAAAGTTCGTGAATTTGAAAATAAGTGGTCTGAGTGGTTAGGTGTTAAACATTCTTTATATGTTTCTAGCGGCAGCACCGCAAATACTTTGCTTGTTTCTGCCGTAAAGGAATATTATGGATTAAAGGATGGGGATAAAGTTCTTGTTCCATCTTGTACTTGGATGACTAATATTGCTCCTGTAATTCAAGCAAATCTTCAACCTATTTTTTGTGATATTAATCTTAGAAATTTTTCTTTTGATATTGATGAATTAAAGTATATTGCATCCGAACATCCGGATATTAAAGCAGTCTTCATCACACATTTGATTGGACTTTCTTCTAATGTGGAAAAGGTTCGTGAAATTTTTCCAAACGTATTGGTTATGGAAGATATATGCGAATCACATGGTGTACGAGGGCCTGATGGAAATAAACGTGGAATAAATTCTGTAGGATCGACTTTTAGTTTTTATTTCGGACATCATATTACAACAATCGAAGGTGGTGTTGTTTGTACGAATAATACCGAACTTTATGAGTTGATGAGAATGAAGCGTAGTCATGGTATGGCAAGGGAAGCATCTCCTCATATGTTTAAAAAGTATTCCGAAGAAAATCCAGATATTGATCCAACCTTTTTGTTTATGACAGAAGGGTTTAATCTTAGAAATCATGAGGTTTGTGCTGTTCTTGGATTGTCTCAGTTGAAAAAGTTGGATAAAAACATCCAGATTCGCAAAGAAAATTTTAAGTATTGGTGGGAAAAAATTTTTAAATCCGAGTCCTATTTTATCCCAGAATACCAAAGGGGAAATAGTAGTTTTTGTTTTCCTATTATCACCAAAGAAAGTTCTTCTATTTCCTTGGTGAAAGAAAAATTAAAAATGAGTGGCATAGAATATCGCCCTATCATTAGTGGAAATATTCTTCTACATCCTGCATTTAAAAATTATAAACTTTGTACCAAAAAAGAAACTCCCAATGTCCTTACTCTTCACCAAAACGGTGTGTATGTTGGTAATAGTCAGTTCGTAAACAAAGAAAGAATTGATAAATTAATTTCAATAATGGATGTATAATATATAAATCTGAACTAAATTAATCATGAACAAAACTATAAACTTTTTTAATGGATTTCACTGCGGTGATTTATTTTCTAGTAAAGAATTTGTCAGACAAATAACAACAGAATTAACTGGATTCAATTTTGGATATTATCACGAAAATCATCCAAAGGTTTTATTGGATTTGAATATTCCTTGTTTGGGTCAATATAAGTTAGAACACAACGTACATAAATTTGTAGAAGAAGAGAATACTCTCAATATTAATACTTGGAGTGGAGCTTATTCTCCAGCTTGTTCTTTTGAACCTCCATATTTTCAAGTTGATGGTATTGGAATAAGTTTGGATCTTCTTTGTCTGGAATGGGAGTTTATTTTTCAGAAAATTAATGATACTTTTGGGACTTCTTTGAAGTTAAAGGAAAAGTCTAATTATGTTCCTGAAATTAACTTTGAATGTTTTAATTTAGAAAATCATAAAAAGTTTTTGGAAGAAAGAGGAAACACCAAGAAAATATTATTTTGTAATGGATTTCCAATGTCAGGACAGTCAATTCCTGGTGATATGAAAGATATTATTTTGTATTTTGCCGAAAAGTATCCTGAGTATGATTTTATTTGTACTAAGAAATTTGATAGTGAAATTAAAAATATATTGTTTACTGACGACATTACCGTCAAATATGATATTCCTATTCGCCTTAACATCCCTTGGAATGATAGAACAAATGGTATTTGTGATTTGAATGAAATTTCTTATTTGAGTAATTTTTGTGATCTTATAATCGGAAAGCAATCTGGTCCTTTTTGTTTTTGTGCCACAAAGGATAACTTTATGAATAAGAATAAACATATAATTTCATTTAATAATAATCCCACTGATTCTCTTGCACATAATCTGGATGTTGAATGTGATTATTTTCTTTGCAGTGAATTTGAAAGATTTTGTAATGATACACAATACGTTATGGACATCATTGAGGAAAAAATAAATATAATTTAAATGTTTTCTTGACATTTTTGCTTTTACATATTACTATACATAGAGGTTTTATTTTTTATGAAAATGGGTCAATATAAAAAAACTGCTCTTGTTTGCGGTGCTGGTGGATTTATTGGAAGTCATATGGTTAAAAGACTTCGTTCGGAAGGATACTGGGTTCGTGGTGTTGATATTAAGTATCCTGAGTATTCTAAAACACAAGCAAACGAATTTATTGTTGGAGATCTGACTGATTTTGATTTTGTTACCAGAATTATTGAATATAAAGGTGAGTCTGGTAATTTCCACAATTTGGTTCCGGAAAAATATGTGGATTCTTTTGATGAGATCTATCAGTATGCTGCTGATATGGGTGGAGCTGGATATATTTTCAGTGGAGAAAATGATTCTGAGGTAATGTATAATTCTGCTACTATCAACCTCAATATTCTAAAAGCTCAACTGAATCTTAATACTCGAAAGGAAGTTAATAAGACTAAGATTTTCTACAGTAGCAGTGCATGTATGTATCCAGAGTACGCTCAAATGGATGTAAACAATCCTGGACTAAAAGAATCGGATGCTTATCCTGCTGGACCTGATTCTGAATATGGTTGGGAAAAACTATTCTCTGAGCGACTGTACTTGGCATTTAATCGCAATCACGAAATTCCTTGCCGTATTGCACGTTTCCATAACATCTATGGTCCTGAGAGCACTTGGGAAGGTGGTAAAGAGAAGTCTCCTGCTGCAATGTGTCGTAAAGTGGCATATGCAGAAGATGGCGGTGAAGTTGAGATTTGGGGCGATGGAGAACAAACTCGTTCATTCTTGTATATTGATGAGTGTCTGGAAGCAACACGTCGTCTAATGGAGTCTGACTTCTTGGGACCTATTAACATTGGTTCTGAGGAAATGGTTACGATTAATCAACTAGCAGATATTGCCGCTAAAGTTGCTGGTAAGACAATCACCAAAAAGCACATTGATGGTCCTCTTGGTGTTCGTGGTCGCAATTCAAATAATGATCTGATTCGTGAAAAACTTCAATGGGATTATGGAATGTCTCTTGAGGAAGGTATTGCCAAGACTTATGATTGGATTTCATACCAGATTGAAAAAAAGGAAAGACTTGCTAATTGGGAACCACTTCCTAACTTCTGATATTAATAGTAGAGAGTAAACTGTGATTGGATATAATCGTCTTGGAACAAATGGACGTTTGGGAAACCAAATGTTTCAATATGCTGCTCTGAGAGGAATTGCATCAAACAATAACTTGGAATGGTGCATTCCTCCAGAGGATACTCCTACATATGCAAATTATGGTCTTTTTGAAGCATTTAAACTTACTAATTTAAAACATACAGGTCTAGTTAATGGTCCAACTTATGATGAACCTGGATTTGAATTTGATGAAAAACTATTTAACGATTGTCCTGATAATGTAAATATTGATGGATATCGTCAAAGTGAAAAATATTTCAAACATATTGAAGAGTCTATTCGTGAAGACTATCAATTTAAAGATGATATCTATGAACCTTGTGCTGAGTTTATGAGTCAGTTTAAGGGAGATATTACCTTACTTCACATTCGTAGGGGAGATAATACTGGTCGTCCAAATTGGTATCCAATGCCAACAATAGAACATTATGAATATCTTTTTGAAAAATATTTCACGGACAATCAACCAGTTTTAATTTGTTCTGATGATCTTGACTGGGTAAAGGAACAAAAACTATTTCAAAGTGATAGATTTTATCTATCTGAAACGAGGGTTTATTATCCTCATCAAACTTTAAATGGTGCAGGACAAATGGAAAGATCATTAGTTCCATTTTATGATCTATGTTTAATGTCTATGTGTAGTAATGCCATTATTGCAAATAGCTCTCTATCTTGGTGGGGTGCTTGGTTGCAAAAAAATTCAAACAAAAAAGTTATTACTCAAACTCCTTGGTTTGGTAAAAATCTTTCATTTAATAATCTTAAAGATTTAATTCCAGAATCTTGGATCATTGAACCAATTCCAGAGGAGAGAATACAAAAATGATGGACTTAACTTTTTTAATTCCAACTAGAATTGAGACTGAAGATAGATTGAGAAATATCATTTCTTCAGTCTCTTATTTGCTTAGACATATTCCTGCAAAGGTAATAGTCAAAGAAGTTTCAAGTCGTCCTACATTTCAGTTTAGAGCAGTTCCTGAAATTAGAAAATATGTGGATACTTCAAATCTTGAGTATTTGTATGAAGAGTCTCAAGAACCCCTTTTTTGTAAAAGTAAAGTTTTAAATGATTTAATTGTTGCATCATCTACAAAAGTTGTTGCAAATTATGATGCTGATTGTATTCTTCCAATCGATTCATATTATCAGGCATATACTGCAATTAATGAGGATCGAGTAGATGTAGTCTATCCTTATGGATGCGGAATTTATCAATGGAAAGCATCATACGGTCCAGAGATCTATGAGAGATTTGTAAGCACTTTGGATACCTCTATTTTAGATCAGAATAAATCACTTTCTAACTCCACTATTGGATGGACTCAATTTGTAAACCGAAAGAAGTATATTGAGTCTTATATGATGAATGAAAACTTTATTTCCTGGGGATGTGAGGATGATGAATTTTATTATCGTATGAGCGTTCTTGGTAATCGTATTGGAAGAATTGATAATTATGTCTACCATTTAGAACACTCAAGAACTCATAATTCTTGGTTTAGCAACCCCAACTTTAATAATAACTACCATCTTTGGAATCAAATTAAAACATTTGACAGAAATCAATTGATGGGATATTATGAAAATCAGGACTATGTAAAAAATCGCAGAAGTCAAATACGATGATTGGTTTTAATGCACTAGGTAGAATGGGACGTTTGGCAAACCAAATGTTTCAGTATGCCTCACTTAAAGGAATTGCGAGAAATGTAGGAGCAGATATTTGTATTCCAAATCATTCTCAAGCAGTTGATGATGGTATCGGCAACAAACTCAGAACAGAACTTTTTGATTCTTTTGATCTGAAAGTTAATGTTGGACTTCTGAATAACGGACATTCCCCTACCGTTCAAGAAAGATATTTTCATTTCGATGAGGAACTTTTTTCAATGTGTCCGGATCATGTGAGTCTTCAGGGATATTTTCAGACAGAAAAATACTTTAAACATATTGAGTCGGAGATCCGCGAAGATTTTACTTTTAAGGATGAGATTCTTAAACCCTGCCAAGAAATGATTTCTTCTATTGAAAATCCTCTGGCACTTCACGTAAGAAGAACTGACTATATTGTAAATAGCGATAATCATTTTAATCTTCCACTTGAATATTATAAAGCAGCATTAAAGCATTTTGATAATGATCGAAGTGTGATTATTTTTTCTGATGATCCTGAATGGTGTAAGTCTCAAGAGATATTCTCAGATGATCGTTTTATGGTTTCTGAGAATACTGATAATCGAGTGGATCTTTGCTTGATGTCTCTCTGCAATGATTTTATTATTGCAAACTCTTCTTATTCTTGGTGGGCTGCTTGGTTATCTTCTAATGAGAATAAAAAAGTTATTGCACCCGTCCAGTGGTTTGGTAAAACTGGATATACAAAAGATCACAATACTAAAGATTTAATTCCCGATGACTGGACAAGAATTATTGATGGACAAGAATAAGTCTGCATATAAACTTAAAGGAATTCCGCAAATTTACTGGATCAACCTTGATGCAGATACTCACAGGCGTGAGTATATGGAAACCCAATTTAAATATTGGCAAATTGAGAATCATACTCGTATTTCTGGATATGACGGGAGAGAGGATGATGTATCAAGTCATTTAAAAGGAAGAATTCCTGATAATGTGTCACAAAATGAATTGGGGTGTTGTATGTCACATCTCAAAGCAATTAAACATTTCTATGAAAATAGTACAGATGATTATTGCTTGATTCTTGAGGATGATGTTAATTTTGACATTGTTAGGTATTGGAATTTTACCTGGACTGATTTTTTTGTTGAAGTGCCATATGATTGGGATTGTGTTCAGTTAACTACAATTTGTACTGGAGATATCCATGTTAAGTTGCACTTAAAATTCATCAACGATTTTTCTGCTGCAATTTATTTGATTACTCGTCACCACGCTGCAAAGATGATGAAGCATCATATTCGTGGCGATAAGTACAAATTGGATAATGGTGTAAAACCTAGAGCGGTTTCTGAAGATACTATTTTAGAGACGGGTAAAACTTATACTATTCCTCTTTTCCTTTATAACCTTGAAATGGGATCTGCAATTCATCCAGAACATCTTGGAATTTTCCATAAGGCACCTCACGATGCTCTGTTGAACTATTGGCAGCAAGCAGGATCTGATATTAATATTAAAGACTATATGAATTATGATCCTTACCTTGGGAGGATAACTGAAAACTCAGCAGCACAACAGACCACTTGACACCAGATCAAATCTGGCGTACAATAAATACGTTCTGGTGACGATACCTCAAATACTTGTTGACTCACTGAATAAACGGAGTTATGTCGAAACTCCTTACATCCGCAGGAAAACTCTGCGAGAAAATATAGAGGTACTTATGTTTAAATCCGCTTTCGCAGCAACCCTTGCTGCAACTCCACTGGTCGCTGGTGCTGCGTTCGCAGAACCCTATGGCACTTATGGACCTTATGTAGAATCTCAAGTTACGAGCATCTCACAGTTCTCTGATGTTCGTCCTACCGATTGGGCATATCAAGCACTCAACAACCTTGTAGAGCGTTATGGTTGTGTTGCTGGTTATCCTAACGGCACTTATGGTGGTGGTCAGTCAATGACCCGTTATGAGGCAGCTGCTCTTCTGAATGCTTGCCTGGATCGTGTGACTGAAGTTACCGATGAACTGAAGCGTCTTCAGGCAGAGTTCGCTCAAGAACTTGCCGTTATCCGTGGTCGTGTAGATAAACTGGAAGCACAAGTCGGTCAACTGGAAGCAACTCAGTTCTCTACCACTACGAAACTTCGTGGTGAGGCTACCTTTGTTCTGGGTGGAGTTCCTGGACTTGAAACTAATGACGGTGGAAACGTTGGCGACACCGCATTTAATTATGATGTCCGTCTGAACTTCGATACCAGCTTCACTGGTAAGGACCTGCTCCGTACTCGTCTGCGTTCTTCTAACTTCAGCACGGATCCTTTTGCTTCTTCGGGTTCCCTTTTCAAACTGGATAAAGCAGATAACACTTCTAGCGAAGTTGGCGATAACGTAGTTATTGATCGTCTGTATTATCAGTTCCCTGTGTTTAACGACACTACCACCATCACTGCTGGTGCTAAAGTCCGTAACACTGAGATTGCTTGGGTTCCTTCCGCATATAAGTCGGAAATCCTTGACTTCTTTGCTACTGCTGGTACTCCTGGTGTATATAATAAGGCACTCGGTGCTGGTTTCGGTATTCAGTATGCTGGTAATGGTGGATTTGTTGCTGGTCTGAACTATGTCGCTCAGGACGGTGATAACTCTTCTACTGGCGTCTTCAATGAAGATGGTGCTCTGAACCTGCTGGGTCAAGTCGGTTATCGTGGTAAGAACTGGGGTGTTGGTGTTGGATACCGCTATGGTACTGAAGGCACCCGTCCTCGCTCCTACAACGGTCTCCTGGGTGCTACTGGTACTCTTGTAGACGGTCAGACTTCTAATGGTCTTGCAGTTAACGCTTACTGGCAACCCGAACAGTCTGGTTGGATTCCTTCAATCAGTGCTGGTTACGGTTACAACTGGGTTAATGGTACTACTGGTGTTACTGATGCTACTGATAGTCAGTCCTGGATGGCTGGTCTTCAGTGGAGCGATGTCTTCCTCAAGGGTAACTCTGCTGGAGTTGCTGTGGGTCAAGCACCTACTGCTGATACCAAAGGTGTAGATGACGCCACTCTTGTTGAAATCTTCTACAAGTTCCAAGTGTCTGATAACATCAGCATCACTCCTGCTCTGTTCTACGTTGATAACAATCAGCGTTATCAGGACTCTGCTAAGTGGGGTGGTGTAATCCAGACCAAGTTCACGTTCTGATAAAACACTCATAGGTTGAGTGGAAGCACCCCTTTCTGGGGTGCTTTTTTGTGGAAATCCGAACAAATACCTACTTGACTTTTCTTAACAATCCCTATATAATATTGTTGTAAATCGTTACAAAAGAAAATGACTGTAACTTCTAATGAGTACGGCCAACAAAATATGTGGGCGAAAGAACCCGTAATGTACTATCAGAACTACGGAATGCTGACCCCCAATCAAGTCAAGGAGAGAACTAATGGACGCTGGGCGATGGTCGGTTTTGTTGCTGGTGTTATTTCTTATGCTATCACTGGTAACTTCTTCTTCGGTGTCTTCTGATGACTGAAACAATCTTCACCTTTACAGGGGTTGCTTTTTTAGTCCTCCTGAGTTATGCTGTTGAGAAGGTCGTAGAAACTTACTGATGAGTGCTAATATGTTGGGGCAGTTTGCTCTTGCCCTTGAAAAACTTGGATGGGATACCGATGATGAACTTTCTGTTGAAATCGGTGGTGTAGCAGTAACTGGAACTGCAACTCATCCAGATGCTAATGCAAAGTGGGCGAAACCATTTGGGACAGTAACATATCAAAATGATTCTTTCATTGTGATTAAAAATAAAACCAGAAGTCCTATGGTTTTCTCGCAACCTAATCCAGAACTTAAACAACAACATCCATATCAAGGAGAAAACAAATGAATAAACTGTTTACTGATGCTGCTGAAAAACTGAATGGTCGTGCTGCGATGATTGGTTTCATTGCTGCTACCGCTTCTTATCTCACGACAGGTCAAATCATTCCTGGTGTATTCTGATTACTAGATTTTAATTATGTTTAATTTTTTCAATAAAAAAGAAGAAAATACTATGGAGGTTAAAATGCGTAGCGAAGGTTATCAAATTCCTCAAGTAGAATTTGTGTTCCGTGAGGCAGGTGAGTTTGTAACTCGCACTTCTTCCGAACTCTTCAACGGAAAGCGTGTTGTGATTTTCTCACTTCCTGGTGCATTCACTCCTACTTGCTCTGCATACCAACTCCCTGGTTTTGAAGAGAAGTTTGAGGAATTCAAAGCACTTGGTATTGATGAAATCTATTGTATCTCTGTGAATGATGGTTTCGTGATGAACGCTTGGGCTCAAGACCAAAATATTCAAAACGTAAAACTGATTCCCGATGGAAATGCATACTTCACCCGTTCGATGGGTATGCTCGTCCGTAAGTCAAATCTTGGCTTCGGTGAGCGCAGTTGGCGTTACGCTGCTGTGGTAGATAATGGTGTGATTGAGAAACTATTTGTTGAAGCAGGTCAGCGTGATAATGCTGATACTGATCCTTATGAGGAAACAACTCCAACAGCAGTTCTGGATTATGTGAAATCTACAATTCTAGAAAAAGAACTTGTGTGATTTAGAAGGAGGGTTAAAACCCTCCTTTTTTAATAAATAAATTTACTGAATAGGTAAAGATATGAAAATAGATCTCCATAATTTCTTTTTACACTACGATCCTAAAAATCCAAAGCACGTTGCAGCAGTAGAGCAGTTTGAAAAGGATTTGGAATCTAAAAATCCAGACTTGCTTGATGATGAAACGAGTTGGATAAAAATTTATAGATCAAAAGTAGAACCAGTAGTTCCAGGAGTTCTTAATGTTCCTTGGTTCCCACAAACAGATAATTACAGAGATGCACAAAGAACCTGTAATTCATCTTCTTGTGCGATGTGTCTAGAGTATTTCAAACCAGGCACACTTCAAGGAGCAACAGGCGATGATGCCTATATTCAAAAGGTATTCGCAATTGGTGATACGACTGATCACACCGTCCAAACAAAAGTTTTGGAAGGTTATGGTATTAAGTCACGATTTGTTTACAATCTTTCTTTTGCTGATCTTGATCGTGAGCTTGCCGCTGGGAGACCTGTCGTTATCGGGATTCTTCATCGCGGTTCTTTATCTGCACCTACTGGCGGGCACTTACTTGTAGTGATCGGTAAGAAAGGTGATGATTATGTTGTAAATGATCCTTATGGTTCTCTCAACGATGGATATACGGGACCAGTTACAAATGGTAAAGGTGCTGTATATAAGAGATCAGATCTAATGCAACGATGGTTGGATAAAGGAAAAGATAGAACTGGATGGGGTCGTATTTTTGATGCAAAAAAGTAATTAGTTCTATTCCAGTTAAAGGGGTAGAACTGATAAAAGTATTTGAAGGTTGTAAATTAAGAGCATATCCAGATCCTTTGACTGGAGGTGCTCCAATCACAATAGGTTGGGGTTCTACTAGCAGAAAAGATGGAACTGGATTTATAATGGGTAATACCATTACACAACAGGAAGCAGATGATCTGTTAATGTTTGATATTGAAACAAAATTTATTCCTGCACTACAAAAAATCCCTTATTGGAATGAGATGAATGAAAATCAACAAGGAGCACTTCTTTCTTTTGCTTATAATCTTGGTGCTAATTTCTACGGGGGTCCCAATTTTAATACCATAACTAGAGTATTAAAGAATAAGGAATGGGATAAAGTTCCTGATGCTTTATATCTTTACCGAAATCCTGGAAGTAATGTAGAGGCAGGATTAGCAAGAAGAAGAAAAGCAGAGGGTGATCTTTGGAAAAGAACTTAAAATAAATAACAATAGACTTTATTGAGGTGTTATTATTATGGATGAATTTCAACTTGAAGAACTGCAAAAGTCAAATCAGCAAATACAGGATACTATCCCTTATGATCCTAATGCTGCATCTAGGTATCCTAATGGATATACACCTGTAGGAATTGGTGAAGATAATACTCCAGTCGAACAGGTTGATCCTGTAAACGTTCCTGAAGTAGAAGTAACATCTCCAATATTAAACGACATTATTCCTCAGGACGTTTATGGGTCTTCTGGGGACAATATTTCCTTTGCGAATAGAAATATTCCAGAGATTGAAAATACAAGAATAGATTCAACAACTCCTATAAGAAACGCAAATGTCGTTATTAGCAGTTTACCTGGGAATAATATTGTTCCTGATAGTTCTAGCAATAGTGATGGACCACCTATCGAAGAAGATGTGGTAGATCCTCCAGTTGATCCAGAGCCTCCTGTAGACCCCCCAGTTGATCCTGAAGATCCACCACCACCTCCACCACCTGAAGAACCTGAAGATCCAGAGGAACCTGAAGAACCTGAAGAACCTGAAGATCCAGAGGAACCTGAAGAACCTGAAGAACCTGAAGATCCAGAGGAACCAGAGGAACCAGAAGATCCTGAAGATCCTGAAGATCCAGAGGAACCTGAAGAACCTGAAGATCCAGAGGAACCTGAAGATCCAGAGGAACCTGAAGAACCTGAAGATCCAGAGGAACCTGAAGAACCTGAAGATCCAGAGGAACCTGGTGGGGGTAATCCTGGTAATGATAAAGATGTAGGCAATTCCCCTTGGGATGGTGAGACAGGAGCATCAGACAATCCAGGCAAAGGTAATCACCAAGATGGACAAGATCCCGAACCAAACCAACCTCCAGGCGATTCAAAGAATGATGGAGGACAAAATAATGATCCAAAAGATCCTCCTGGTAATGGAGGAAATGCTGGAAATGGTGGAGGAAAACCTGATGAACAGCAAAATAATGGATGGGGGAACGGAGATGATGATGCTCCAGGTAATTCCCTCAATCACAATAACGCTGAAAATGATCAGTCTCCAAGTGAACATTATGATGATTTTGTTGGAAGATTCTTAGAAGAAAATCCAGTAGATCTAAATGTTATTAATACTCACGAAATTCCTAACGAGCATCCTCTTGATAATTTTGATACTCATATTCCTGATGTTGTATTAGATAATCTCCCAGAGGTTCACTTCGATCACTTTGATCTTCCTACAGATCATTTCGATCACGGACCTCATAGTATGTAAGGATACGCAATACCTTCATTTAACATTCTTTCATTTACAGTGACTGGATCTCCAACACAATAAAGAACTCCAAGTATTCTTCCGTACTTGTCTTCTTTATGTGTTTCGATAATCCAGTCACCTTCTCTTGCAAGTTCTTTTTCTAACCAAAGTCTTGCATCAATACCTTTTTTCTTTTCTTCTAAGTCTTTAGTTCTTGTCTCTGCTGCATCAATATCTTTGAGACGAACTCTTTGTCTGAGTGTAATGCTAAATCCTAAATCAATATCAACGTCAACAGTGTCTCCATCAATGACCCTGTGAATCTTCTTTATTTTGTACTGATACATTTTCCTGATTTGCGATGAGTAGGATTTTGTAGATAGCCCAAGCAACACCAACCAAACAAATACCAAGAAGAATATTAACAGACCAAACGACATCTTTCATTTTCCCTCTTGCTTATGAATCCAAGTTTTAAGTTCGTGTAAGTATTGTCTCAGCATATCTGCTTTATGTAGATGCCAAACATCACCACTCTTAAAGTATTCTTGAGTGTGATTATCTATTGCTTTTAGAATGTTATGTATCGGTGCGTTCCAAGGCTCACGCTTGGGAGTATTCCATTCTCGCGGCAAGGTGACACCTCACTTTTTCTTACCACCATTTTTTGCTTTTTTCGCAGTCGCATTACCTTGATTTTGTTTTGAAGGTCCTTTCTTGGACTTCTTGTTAGGCGACTTAGACATTAGTAGTCCTTATGATGCAAGAGTATTTAGGGGGGTTGACAGGTTCTTCACGAACTGTTATGATAAATACATCAACGGGTTAAGAAATGTAACAGGTTCTTAATCTTTGTGCTCCCGTTAACCGAGACCTATGGGAGGGTAAATCACGTCTCTCATACCCACACTGGAGGGTGGTGTGGGGAATATTGTAACATCCAGAACCCCCTGGACTTTTACTTACCCTTTAACGAAAAATGACTGCTACAATTTCACAACAACGTTCTACTTCCACTTGGGATCAATTCTGCGAGTGGGTTACTTCAACGAACAACCGCCTCTATGTTGGTTGGTTCGGTACTCTGATGATTCCAACGCTGCTTGCCGCAACGATTTGTTTCATCGTCGCCTTCATTGCTGCACCTCCTGTAGACATTGACGGCATCCGTGAACCAGTTGCTGGTTCGCTAATGTACGGAAACAACATCATTTCAGGTGCTGTTATTCCTTCAAGCAACGCCATTGGCTTGCACTTTTATCCCATCTGGGAAGCTGCCTCTCTTGATGAGTGGCTTTACAACGGTGGTCCTTACCAACTGGTAGTCTTCCACTTCCTCATCGGTATTTTCTCTTATATGGGACGTGAGTGGGAACTCTCCTATCGTCTTGGTATGCGTCCTTGGATTTGCGTAGCATATTCTGCACCTGTTGCTGCTGCTACTGCTGTTTTCCTGGTTTATCCTTTCGGTCAAGGTTCTTTCTCTGATGGTATGCCTCTGGGTATCTCTGGTACTTTCAACTATATGCTTGTGTTCCAGGCAGAGCATAACATTCTGATGCACCCCTTCCATATGCTTGGAGTTGCTGGTGTCTTCGGTGGTTCTCTGTTCTCTGCGATGCACGGTTCACTGGTGACTTCCTCGCTGGTTCGTGAAACCACTGAGAATGAGTCGCAGAACTATGGTTACAAGTTCGGTCAAGAAGAAGAGACTTATAACATCGTTGCCGCACACGGTTACTTTGGTCGTCTGATCTTCCAATATGCTTCGTTCAACAACTCTCGTTCGCTGCACTTCTTCCTCGCTGCCTGGCCCGTTGTAGGCATCTGGTTCACTGCTCTTGGTGTTTCTACGATGGCTTTCAATTTGAATGGTTTCAACTTTAATCAAAGTATTGTTGATAGTCAGGGTAAGGTAATCAATACCTGGGCTGATGTACTCAACCGTGCCAATCTCGGGATGGAGGTGTCCCATGAGAGAAACGCACATAACTTTCCATTGGATCTTGCAAGCGTAGAAGCAACTCCTGTTGCTCTTACCGCTCCTACAATCGGTTGATAAAAACTTCATAAGTTTTTTAGAGACCCGAAAGGGTCTCTTTTTTTATAAATAAGTATAGAAAATAAGCATTACAAAAAATGAAAGTTTGTTCTAAGTGTAATCAATCTCTACCAGAAAGTTCTTTTCATAAACGAACTTATTCTTCTGGTAGTGTTGGGTTGCAACCAAAATGTAAAAAGTGTTCTACTGAAAATCGTAGGCAATACTATAAACCTCACGAATTTATGCGTAGGAAGTTCAAACTTACCGAACAGCAATACGCAGAACTTATGAAAAATGAGAACTGTCAGATATGTAATGTGGAACTAACAAAGAAATGTATAGACCACTGCCACTCTACAAATAAGGTTCGCGGTGTCCTCTGCAATAACTGCAATACTGCACTGGGTCTTGTTGGAGATAATATTCAAACACTTCAAAAAATGATTGAATATCTAAATGCTTATTGATATAAAACTTAATAACTGATATAATTAAGAGGGTATAACAACCCTCTTTTTTTATGCTTTATCTTTTCTCAAAAACGGAATGCGGTCCTTGTATTCTAGTCAAAAAGTATTTCAAAACGATGAATGACCCAAGGACAGAACAAATTAAAGAAATTCTTCTTGATGATGGATGTGCCGAAGAAGATCTTCAATTTGCTAAAAAATATGGAGTTACCGCAACTCCTACTCTTCTAGTCATTAAAGATGATGAAGTAATCGAAGAGTATATTGGTGGAGTTCCTATTACACAGAACATTACCAAGATTTTAGGTAACTATACTGATTGACTTCCTGATTAAGAAACATTACAATAAATATTACAAATCATTACGGAGGATTGATGGTTTCGTCAACACTTTCACAACCAATTTCACAAAGGGGGTGGTTCGATGTCTTGGATGACTGGCTTAAACGAGATCGCTTTGTATTTGTGGGCTGGTCTGGACTACTTCTTTTTCCCACTGCTTATTTGGCCCTTGGTGGCTGGCTTACTGGCACAACGTTTGTTACAAGCTGGTACACCCACGGGTTGGCGTCTAGTTACCTTGAGGGTGCTAATTTCCTCACAGCAGCTGTTTCGACGCCTGCAGATGCTATGGGTCATTCTCTTCTTCTACTTTGGGGTCCTGAGTCTCAAGGGGATTTCGTCAGGTGGTGCCAACTTGGGGGACTCTGGACTTTTGTGGCGCTCCACGGAGCCTTCGCTCTTATAGGTTTTATGCTTCGACAGTTTGAGATTGCTCGTCTTGTAGGCATCCGTCCTTACAATGCAATCGCATTCTCTGGTCCTATCGCTGTATTTGTTTCTGTATTCCTGATGTATCCACTGGGTCAATCCAGTTGGTTCTTTGCTCCATCCTTTGGTGTTGCTGCTATCTTTAGGTTCCTTCTGTTTCTTCAGGGTTTCCACAACTGGACCCTCAACCCCTTCCATATGATGGGAGTTGCTGGTATACTGGGTGGAGCACTGCTCTGTGCGATTCATGGAGCAACTGTAGAAAATACATTATTTGAAGATGGCGAACAAGCAAACACTTTCAAGGCATTTGAACCGACTCAAGAGGAAGAGACTTATTCGATGGTTACTGCAAACCGATTCTGGTCGCAGATTTTTGGAATTGCTTTTTCCAATAAGCGTTGGTTACATTTTTTCATGCTTTTTGTTCCCGTTATGGGTCTCTGGACTAGTTCTATTGGCATTATTGGTTTGGCTCTCAATCTTAGGGCCTATGATTTTGTAAGTCAGGAAATTCGTGCTGCGGAAGACCCGGAATTTGAGACATTTTACACAAAAAATATATTATTAAACGAAGGCCTCCGTGCTTGGATGGCTCCTACAGATCAACCTCACGAAAACTTCCAGTTTCCTGATGAAATATTGCCGCGAGGAAATGCTTTATGATATAATTAGTATTACTTGCGGTAATGCTAATGGTTTGGAATAAAGGATTAAAAAATGACCCCCGATTAAAAGGGGGTCGCCCTAAATCAAGTCTCTCATATGTCGGTCAGACTTGTGGGAGACTTACTATTTTAGAACAGTATAGTGATAAGAAAAGCATTTATTTTAAATGTGAGTGTGAATGTGGTAATATAAAGGACAAAATTCGTAAGGATTATATAATAGGATCTAAAGCAGAAATAAAATCTTGTGGATGTAGATTAAAAGAACTTCATCAAGAAAGGAGGGAGAAAGGTATTGATGAAGTATCTGCCATGTGGTCTAGAGCAAAATATAGAGCAAAGCAGAAAGGATTAGACTTCGCAATAGAACAAAAAGATATTATTATTCCAGATAAGTGTCCTCTTCTTGGAATACCATTAGAATGTCATCGTGGTAAGGGAAGTCAGCAAGGAAATTCTCCATCTTTAGATCGTATTGACCCCTCAAAGGGATACATAAAAGGTAATGTGTGGGTCATAAGTAATAGAGCAAACACTCTCAAAAATGACGCCACCCTACAAGAACTTCAAACACTTTTAGAAAACCTCAAATTTTATGTCTCATAACCGCGATTACGAACCTATGGAGCCCTGGGTGGTTTGGGCTGGTGTAGGAATTATGATATTTACAGTTATTGTGTTTGTTGTATTCACTCTTTCGATGATGTACTTTTAAGCATATGTTCTTCATCCTTACAGTCTTCATACTCTTTGGTATCTTTATGTTTGTAATTTCATTCATATGATATTGACAACTATGCAAAAATCGCATAGAATATCAACACTTCCCACAAATGGGACTTGCGCTATATCTAAAGGTTTGTTATACTATGGTCAAGAAAGGGCACCAAGTGTAGTGTCTTTTTTATGTCCTTTACGATAAAAAAATGAAACCTTTTTCATATTATCAAGAGACTTCGGTATCAATACCAAAGAAAGACGATTATATGACCATCTATTATTACCGAAAGGGAGTAATGGTAGGAATGAAAAGACAGTTTGAAGATGATTTTGAACCTCCAAAGGGATGTGTAGAAGAGAAGGTTCTTGATGAGGTTTCATTTAATGCTCATATGAAACATTATCATGAAGAAAACAAAAGATTGCAGGATGAGTTTCGTAGAGATCTCATTGAAGAATATGGAATGACAGGGCATCCAAAAGCAGATAAGATTTTTAATAAGGCTTGGGATATGGGATGCTCTTTGGGTTATCAAGCAATTCAAGATTACTTTGAAGATCTTGTAGAACTATTTGATAAAGAACTGGTGATTGACGAAAGCACAAATCTTTTTGAAGTAATGGTCAATTGATATGGAAAAAAAAACAAAAAGAAATTGTTAGAACCCTTCAAGTTCTATTATGGTTATGGTTTGGTGTTATGACTTCATTTGTTTCAACTAATGTTGTAAATATTGCAAGACTTGAAACTGAAGTAAAAGTCCTTCACAAGGACATAGAAGATTTACAAAATCGCATTATATCCTTAAAGCAACATACTACATCAAAATAAAATTATGTCTCTTACTATTGAACAAATCGAACAACAGATTTCGGATCTCCAAAAAACTTTGGATGAACTGAAAAACCAAAAACTCAAAGTATCCCGACACTTCTCTGGGCAATACTTTGAACCTTATCAAGGTAGACTGTATAGGCGAATGGAATCTGACGGAGTACCTCTTTGGGAAACCTATCTTGATATTAAAAAAGAATGGGTTATTCTTGATGCAAAAGAAATGATGGAACTTGAAAAGACTTATTTAAATGATTGTGTTTCCTTGAATAAGGAACCTTCTTCAGAAAGTCTTGAAGAATTTATGAAATAAAAAATAAAGAGTGGTGCTGTAGCATCACTCTTTTAAAGTATTAAGATACTGGAGGAATTGGTTCTATTATCGGAACAACATCTGGTGGATTCTTAGAAGATTCTGGAGCAGGATGCATTGATTGATTAATCACAGAATCCTGAATTACATCAGTCATATCTCCAAAGTTATTAATACTTTGATCTACATCTGCAATCTGACTATCAATTATATTTTTTTGATAGTTGTAGTATGGATTGTAATAATATCTTCTATAATAATAAGGATCAATATTATAATATCTCATATAATAAGGATATGGTTGATAGTGGTATTGCATTTTGAATCTCCTACTTAGTAAGGATAGTACGGATAATAAGGATAATAAGGGCAATATCTATCGTAGTAAGGATAACGCCCATAATAATAAGGATCATAGTAGTCATAGTATCTTCTATGGCAATATGGGTAGTAAGGTCTCGGATAGTACATTTGAGTCTCCTGTTTGGTTGGATATGTCAAAAGTCCAAATGTCGTATCCTTCTTGTTTGAGGTATTCAAAAGGAATCCAACAGTATCCCTTATCCCCCCAGCTAGTTCCAAAACTATTCTTTGCTAAGAATAATCTCTTTTCTAAATCATAACCAACCATACACATTGCGTGTCCACCAAGACTTTTTTCTTTTCTGGAAGGAAAATGTATAGTAGAAATACGTTCATTTAGATCCATAAAACTATCATAAATTTGCATTCCAAATACAACAGGTTTGTTGTTATTCAGCACTTCAGTAATATAATAAGCACTGATAAGTTTTTGATACTTTAGAACTGTTCTTTTCTTTGCGTCCTCATAGCATTCATCTGTTGGACGATCATCAAACTTGTCTAAATCATAAGGCCACAAAGATTCAGAACAAACTCCAAACTTTGCTAACGATTTCAAACCATCTCTGAGATAGATTCCATTATCTTCCTGAATATTTCCATACTCAGCACGGGTGTTATAGTAAATAAACAACCGACTGAGATGTGTGAAATACTCTGGATATAATTGGTTTACTGATAGTTCATATGCATTAGTGAGTGCATTGGAAGAACAACTGCTTAATGAATCTTGCGATTCAACAATCGTATCCCACTCACGAAGATCTACATATTCCCGAAAGGAACTTGTACTATCACTTCTATAAATGTAATCTCTTTCATCTGGTTTAGATGGTTTGATGTTGAAGTTCATTGTTATAATTTTGCTGAGATAATATACCAATCCCCTTCACGACAAAAAACAGTGATAACGCCATAAGGTGTAGTGATGATGTAATCATCAGCACCATCAATCAATGCTCCATCGGAAGTTGTGACGGTAACTTTACGATTTCCTAGTGGTGGTCCCATTTCTGCTTTTACAATGATCTCACAACAATCGGTACAGTTTTCAGGTAATGTAATAGTAACAGGTTCGTTGCTGTTGACGCCGATATAGTAATCATCGCAAGTAGCAGCATAATCATCTGAAACCAAGATGCTTTTGCATTTGCAGGTACACACTCCTGGTTCCCCTGGGGGCCCCTGTGGTCCTGGTGGTCCTTGCTCCCCTGGAGGACCTTGTTCTCCTGCTTCTCCTGGTTCTCCTTGGGGTCCTGGAGGTCCTGGTGGTCCCTGCTCTCCTGGAGGTCCTGGTGGACCTGGAGGGCACTCATCGGGGCAGTTATCACCATCTATGACAATATTAATGTTGTCATTTCCACCACCACGACTATTCAGCATCTCCGTGATTTCTGCACGAATAGACTGAATGTTTCCAAACAGATTTGGATCATTACTTCTCTGGTATTGTGCCAGAAGATTGTAAAGATCAATAAGTCTTCTTTCTGCTGAGTCCATAGTTACTCTCCTTTAAAAGAAGGGGGAGGAAGGTAAAAACCTCCCCCTGATAACTACTGAACTAAATCAGCGTACAGCATTGCTGGTTGATGACTGACCAACACCAGCCATGGTTCCGAAGTTAACCATACCCTGACGGGTCTCAGCAATCTGACTGTTTAAAGCATTTAACTGAGAGTTAACTTGTGAAGACAGTGCTGCGAACTGGCTATTGAAGAGACCATCTCTGGCACCCCAATAGTCGTGGCGGCAGTGGTTGAGGTCAGTGTTACGCTCAATCAGCATACGATTGAGTTCATCATTCTTGAGAGAATTGATGAGGTCACGGGTCTTCTCATTTTCATAAGAAACCTGCTTGCTGAGATCATACTTGCTCTCAGCAATCTCTTTGCTGAGTTGTGACTGTCCAAGTGCTACAGCAGCAGCAACCTTAGCGGACTCAAGTGCAGCAGCAGTAGCAGTCTTCTCAGTGGCAAGAAGAATTTCACTGCTGAGTTTCTGAGCAGCAAGGTCTTGAGTTGCTCTTAAAGCAGCAAGATCACGGGATTGATCAAAATCTCTTGCCTGACCAGAAATATAGAAATCAGTAGCTCTTTGCTGAATTTTATCAGCAGCTTCGTCTACTTTAACTGCTGTGTTATGTCCTACGTTCAGAACATCACGGTTGGTTGCTTCTGAATGCTCAGCAATAGCGTATCTGGTATCACCAAAACCATTTGCTAATTCTCTACGAATATCGCCTTGACCGATAGCATTAGCATAACGGTTGTCAGCGGAACGAGTAGCAACATCGTAACGGATCTCACCACGCTCTACAGAACCTTCTCTACGGATGTCTGAGTGCTGTGCTGAGAGTGCTGCCCAAGGATCGGGCATATAAACTGGATCTGCCATTTTTTTCTCCTAAAGGTTAATCGGAGAGCAATACAATCCAATTCCTCCCTGACATAATGCCAGACGAATCGAGCCCACAGACGACCATAGGTGAATCGTCTGGGATTATTTCTCTTTGAAATCGGACTGTATTACCCGATTAGAGATGAAGCATTAATGAAAGAACCATTTTTGGAATCTTTTAGTAATACATCTTATCTCTAATGAGAGGATTGCTCCTCGCAAGATTATTTATGTAAATAAGATTATAACCAAGAAATTTCTACTTCACGAGGAACTACTACAATTGATACTTCTGGAAGTTGAGATTTAGTATTTGCAAGTAAAGTTGCAATTTGTTCTGCAGTGTAAGTGTCTGGTACTTTAAGTACTAATGTTTTTGAATTCATAATTTTCAATAGAGTGTACAGATTATATATTAAGTTGAACGGTTTTTACGCTCACTTTGCCACTTTAAAAAACCTTCCATATTATTGGGATATTTTGGTTTCCCTCTACCTCTTGGTTTCTTCTGATTTTTCATTGCAATTTCATAGTTACTCCAACATAATTCAAGTTCTTCTGGACCATTATCGAAGTTATAAAAACCATCTATCCAAAAGTCAAACTGAGATTCGTTTTTCATATAATTGCACCACAATTTAAATGATGCAAATACGTATAACCATCCAAGTCTGAGTTTTGAAAAGAAGTCTTTGAGTGTAATCATAGATACTCCTTTAAACTCAGTATTATATATTTGCAGATCAAAACATAACAGTGCATTATAGGTATAACTTCTTATAATTACTTATGAGTTCTTTTTCTTTTATGAAGATCTTTTTAGACACAGCAGATGTTTCGTTAATTGGTTCAGCATATGATACTGGACTATTGGATGGAGTCACCACAAATCCCACTTTGATTCTTAAAAGTGGAAGACAATTAAAAGAAGTTATCGAAAATATATCACAAGCATTTCCAGAGTTAGAAAGCATTTCCGCAGAAGTTGTCGCAGATGAAGCAGAGGAAATGCTTTCACAAGCACAAAAGTATTACTCAATTGCACCAGCAGTTACAATCAAAGTTCCTTGTACTGTAGAAGGACTGAAAGCGTGTAACTTCTTATCAAAGCAAGGTATCAAAACAAATGTAACTCTGGTGTTCTCTGTAGCACAAGCAATACTTGCTTCAAAGGCAGGAGCAACGTATATCTCACCATTCGTTGGTCGTTGGATGGATAATTCGATTGATGGTATTGAACTCATCAAGAATATTCGTAAAGCATTTGATTACTCAGGGACTAGCACACAGATTCTTGCAGCATCTCTTCGTGATGTGAGGCAGGTAGAACAATCCGCTCTTGCTGGTGCTGATGTAGTTACGATTCCTCCGACAGTATTTTGGGGAATGTATAAGAACATTATGACTGAAAAAGGTCTTGAATTGTTTCAAAAAGATTGGAATGAGGTACTAAAAAATGAAGAAGTTTAATAATTTTATTCTTAACATTACAATAGGAATTATTGATTTTCTTTATTATGGATTACCAATTGAAAGGTTTTGGGTTCTTGAAACGATTGCAAGAGCGCCTTATTTTTCTTTTCTAAGTGTTCTTCATCTAAAAGAATCACTGGGACTTAGAACAGAAGAGCATTATGATCTAATGAGAGAACACTTTGAGCAGACAGTCAATGAAACGGAACACCTCAGGGAAATGGAGTTACGTGGTGGAGCAGATCGCTGGTTTGATCGCTTTTTCGCTTATCATTTGGTTCTCATCTACTATTGGGTTATGGTTGTCTATTATCTTCTTGATCCTGTTTCTGCTTATCACCTGAATGCTGGTGTTGAACTTCATGCAACAGAAACATATCTAAACTATCTTTGGTTCCACCCAAAGGATGAAAAGATTTCTCAAATTGCTGTAGATGAAATGAACCACTATATTGAACTTAAAAAAGCAATGGAGTTGGTATGAAGGGGTTAGTTATATTCGGAGCAACTGGAGATCTTTGTAAAAAGAAATTGATTCCAGCATTGTATTCTTTACATAAGAAAAGTCTTTTGCCAAAAGGACTAAAGATCATCGGTGCCTCCAGAACCCAACACACCAAAGAAAGTTGGGTAGAAGTATTGGGAAGCTATTCTCAAGAGTTTATCAAAAGACTTGAATATGTTCCCTGTGATTTAAGTGATGCCGAATCTCTTAAGTCATTACACGATTATGGGGATATGACATACTTTCTGTCAGTTCCTCCAGAACGATATGCTGATGCTATTACAAACCTAAAAGAAGCAGGTAAGTTAGATGACGCAGAAAAATCTAGAGTTATTATTGAGAAACCTTTTGGCACCGATCTTCAATCTGCTAATTATTTACAATCTGTGGTTTCTGGATATCTACGCGAAAAACAAGTTTATCGCATTGACCATTATCTTGGTAAAGATACTGTTAATAACATTCTTGCCACTCGTTTTAGCAATATTCTTTTGGAACCACTATGGAATCGAAATTTTATAGAGGAAGTCCAAATCTTCGCAACTGAAACAATTGGATGTGAAGGTCGAGCACAGTATTACGATACTGCTGGTGCCGTAAGAGATATGCTCCAGAACCATATGCTTCAGGTTCTGGCACTGATTGCTATGGAACCACCTTGTAGAAATGATGCAAGGGAAATCCGTAGAGAGAAAGTTAAGGTTCTAGCAGCCACCAGATTAGGTGATAATGTGGTCCTAGGACAATATGATGGATACAAGAGTGAGGAAGGTGTGAAGTATGACTCACAAACACCAACCTTTGTTGCTGGTGAGTTGTATATCGATAACTGGAGATGGAAAGGAGTTCCTTTTCACTTTATGACTGGTAAGAAAATGCCAGTTGGATGTGTGGAAGTTGTGATTAAATTTAAAGCACCTCCACAACAATTGTTTGAGGGTCACGAATGTAATGATCGAATTGTAATGAGATTACAACCAGATCCACACCTAGATATGCGTATTGATATTAAATCTCCAGGACTAAATGATATGGTAGAACCAGCACTTCTTCAGTATCATTATCCTGTAGAGAAAGCAATTGATGGTTATGTGAAACTGTTTTATGATGCGATTAATGAAGATCAATCACACTTTGTTCATGCGGATGAAGTGCTGGAGTCTTGGCGAATTGTTGATGATCTTCTTTGTACGGGAGATTATTGCCCTATTAATACAAGACCTTATTCTTATAAGGAAGGTGTTTGGGGACCAGAAGAAAAAGCAATTACAAAGTGGGATTATCCACTCAAATTAAAATAGGAGAAAGACTATGAAAGTAGGAATGATCGGACTGGGACGGATGGGAGAAGGAATGTCTCGTCGTATGATGAAGGCAGGTATTGAAGTTTGGGGATACCGCAGGAACTATGGGAAAGCAAAAGAAGCATTTGAGAAAGGATATGTAAATGGGGTTACGACAACGATTGAAACTTTAGTTAGAGTTGTTAAAACAGAGAATAAACCAGGAATTTTCCAGATGGTAGTTCCTGCCGAAACAGTAGAGGAAACAATCAATGAGTTACTACGATTTTGTGGTGAAGGAGATATTATTATTGATCATGGCAATAGCAATTTTAAAGACAGTCGGAAGAGAGCAGAACGTTTGGCAAAGTTGGGTATCCAATATATTGATTGTGGCACTAGCGGGGGTGTTTATGGTCTGGATCGTGGATACTGTCTTATGGTTGGCGGTGGAGATACTGCAGTCGCCACTTGTAAAAGCATTTTTAATGCCCTCGCTCCAGGAGTACACGCTGCCGAGAGGACTGAGTTTGACTCACCTGTAACCTCAGCAGAGCACGGTTGGTTGCACTGTGGTGGTCCAGGAGCAGGGCATTTTGTAAAGATGGTGCATAATGGCATTGAGTATGGTATTATGCAAGCATATGCAGAAGGATTTAACATTATCAAGAATGCTAATAATGGAGCACAGTATGTTAGAGAAGGAGACGCTGAAGTTGCCCCTATGGCGGATCCAGAAAGTTACTGCTATGATATTGATGTTGCTGAGGTTGCTGAGTTATGGCGTCGTGGTAGCGTTGTTGGTTCTTGGTTACTTGACCTTACTGCTTCTGTGTTGCGCCACAGCCCACAGCTTTCTAACTTCTCTGGAGGGGTATCCGACAGCGGTGAAGGTCGCTGGACGGTTAATGCTGCTGTGGATCTGGGGGTTCCCGCTCCTGTTATCACCACTGCTCTTTATGAAAGATTTAATTCACGCAATCTGGGTACTTTCGCAGCCAAGATTCTAAATGGTATGAGGTATATGTTTGGAGGACATCACGTTAGATGATTACATCAACAACACCATATAAACTTGCTGAGATTATTCGGGATACTTGGCCTGGTCTTTACAGGAAACCTCAAGCGTCCTATAATACCCAAAAGACTTCTAAAAATGAAAAAATACAATGAAGAATATTTTTCTGTAATTGAAACCAAAACTGGCAGAAAGATTGTTGATTGTGGATTAGAGGAAGATGCACTCGCAATGGTTGCTCTTGATCCACAAAACAGAACTTATACTAGAAATAAGTTTTTGATGGGACCCGTGGTAGACATTGAAATACCAAAAGCATTACCAACAAATGAAATTGTTGACTTAGGTGGTAAATGGGATGATCCAATCCCAGAGGGTATTGATCCTTATAATTTAAGGGGGAGACAACCTTTGCAACCAGTTAAAAAACAATTACCAGAAGATCAACGAATTCCAGTAAATCCTAAATAATTTTCAGATTAATAAGAAATATGAAGTTCACAGTTTATTCCAAAGAAGGTTGTCCTTATTGCACTAAAGTACAACAAGTATTGCAATTAGCAAGTCTTGATCATGTTGTTTATAAACTTAATAAAGATTTTACAAGAGATCAATTTTATGCAGAATTTGGTCATGGATCTACTTTCCCTCAAGTAATTGTAAACGATCAACATATTGGCGGATGCACTGACACGGTTCAATATCTAAAGGAACAAAATTTGGTTTAATGGAAAGCACTCTTAATGAAATTTATAATGACGTAGAAAAGGCAATCGACTATGCCTTTCAAGGACATTTTGTATTGAAGTTTTATGATTATCTAAAAATTCGCGGAACAAAAAGAATAGAAGTAAAGGAGTTTATTGAAAGCTCAACCGCAAGTGAAATAAGTAGTCTTGTAATGGACTTAGATGATTACTTAGAGGGAGGATCTGACGAGATCCATAAACAACTTCGTGAAGGTTACGGACATATTCCAAAGCCAGAAGCAAGAAAAATAAGAAATTATCTTTATAATATACTTGAAGATGCGTGGAAATATGACCATGACAAAAAACCAGGGCGGCGGAAAAAGAAAACTAAATAACTCAGAACCTCAAATTAATAGAGGTGTTGAGTTATTACTTAGGAATAGGAGAAGAAAATCAGAAAAACCAAAGACTTTTCAAGTGAAATTTGGTAAAATGATTTCTCTTTTCCGTAGAGAGTTTCATTTTTTTATAGAATTTCACTTTGATGTTAGGAAAAAATAAACTCTCTGGAGAAAACAAATGGAAACAGCATATGTAATTACATTCACCGTAATGTTTACCTTGCTCTTTTTTATGGTAGGTAGTATAATAGGTTGGTTAACATATAGGCATTTACTTGAATCAAGACCTCCATATTTACATCCAGAGTTTTTTGATGAAAACGGACAAGTAATACCGGACGAAATTGTATCAGTGAGATTTGAAAACGATTATGACTACACCGACGAAGACGAGGAAGAAGACAACTGAAAACTCAGTTAATACTCTTCCAGTAAATCCATTTGCATTTGAGGTTCTAGAATTTGCCTCAAAGCAAAGAAGTAATGCAAAAAAAGTAGAAGTCCTTAAGACATACGAACATGATTCTCTTAAGGCTATTTTTATTTGGAATTTTGATGATAGTGTTATTTCTCTACTTCCTGAAGGAGAAGTTCCTTATGCAAACGTAGATGAACAGTCTGTATATTCAGGAACTCTTTCTGAAAATCTTAGGATGGAAGCATCTGGAGGTGAGTTAGCCACAGGTCAAGATCTTGATGGCAGAGGAAAAACATCTCTTCGTAAAGAATGGCAAAATCTTTATCATTATGTGAAAGGTGGAAATAATAGTCTTACTTCTATCCGTAGAGAAATGATGTTTATTAATCTTCTTAGAGGTCTTCATCCCAGAGAAGCTGATTTGTTGGTTCTTGTTAAGGATAAGAAGTTGACTGATAAATATAAGATCACTAAAGAAATCGTGAGCGAAGCATACCCAGACATTCAATGGGGAGGACGTTCATGACAGTAGTTGTGGGGGAAAGAAAAAAAATGGCAGGATCATCAAAAAAAGAAAATCAAGTTCTGCCACATGAGTATGGATGTGAAGTTTTACTTGAAAAAACAACTATTGATAAAGTCAAGGATCCATCTTTTCCAAATGATGCATATTTAATTTGGTATACTTCTGATGGAGAAACTCATATAGATCTTGTCAGATGCCCCAAAAGAGTAAATTTATTTGATATGTACTATGACAAATATGGTCCAGGTGCAGTTCAAAAAATTGATTTTGGATATGGCAGAATAAATCCCAAACTTTGGGGATATAAACAACCTGAGAAAAAGAAAAGAAAATGAGTGCTGGATTTGGTGGAGATCCTAATCAAGGTAGACTTGGAAAGGATGCAAAAATTACTATTGATTTAGATAACATTGATCATGTTCTAAAAAAATATAAAAAGATTAAAAAATATATGAAGTCTCCTTTATATGCTGTTAAAACAATGGACGGCACAGAAGAGATTGTGAGTTCATTGATTAAGGAAGCGGAGGAGAATCCACTGTAAAATGGGGAAGCATTACTTACTTAACTTGTATGGATGCTCGTTTGTCCTTTTGGACGACGAGCGTTGTCTTATAGACTTATTAGAAAACGCAGCAGCTGCAAGTGGTGCTACTGTAGTTCAGACCATTTCAAAGAAGTTTCATCCACAGGGAGTCACTGTGATTTGCTTGTTGTCTGAAAGTCATATCAGTATCCATACATGGCCTGAGGAAGGTAAAGCAGCAGTGGATGTTTATACTTGTGGTGATTGTAATCCAAAGATTGGTTGTGATATTATCATTCAGCAACTTTATGCATCTAATCATACATTGAGTTACATAGAACGGTAACAAATGTTACAAAGTTAGTTGCATATATAAACCAACGGGTCTATAATGATCCTACGTTCATCCCTATGGGACGGAAGTAAGCCGACGCGGAACGGAACGTTCATCGGGAAACCGACGCAAACGCCGACTGAAGGAACGCTCTTTAACCTAAAAAACTAAGGAGAAAACCTAATGTCTAAAGTAGTATATCGTGGCGTTGAATATGATACGCAAAAGCGTATTGCATATCAACAGCAAATGATGCAACAACCCCAACAATACAACGAAACCTATCGTGGTGTTAAGTTTGTAAAGGAGGGACACAAATGAACACTTACTTCGTTCGTTACCTTAAGAAAAAAGCAAAGAAGGAACAACTCCTTCATAACGCACAATTGAATATGGCTAAGCAACCACAAGTTGCTTAATAAATCAGAGAGGGACTTGACTCCCTCTCTTTTTTTATGTATAATTACCTTTGTGAGGGTTAATCATGATGGATAAAGAAAATCTTAAGTTAATCATCAGAAACCTAGAGTCTCTTGTAGACTGTTTGAAGTCAGAAGTCTATTCTGATGTTAATTCATATAAACCTCAGTATGAGGAGATTGCTCCTTATATTGATGATTATGATGAAGTCTTTTATGATGAAGAGGAAGATGATGTATTTGGATCAGTAAGGGTCAACAAAAAATACAAACTAACAAACGACGATGATGGAGATGGACTGTGAAGGACATGTTTGAAGAATTCGAATTTATGAAACCAGAGGTAAAACTGGTGTCTGTTACCCCAGATGCAGAGAAACACATGGCGTATTGTGCCCGCGTTTCTAACCCAAAGAATCAGGACAATGAAAGTTTTGATGGATTGCTTAAGTATTGTATTAAACATCAGCACTGGAGTATCTTCGAGCAAGCATCTATGACTGTAGAAATCAATACTACAAGAGGTATTGCAGCTCAGATTTTGCGTCATAGGTCATTCACTTTTCAGGAGTTTTCTCAACGCTACGCTGATACCAATCTTCTAAACGAATCTATCCCTCTTCCTGAACTTCGTCGTCAAGATACGAAGAACCGTCAGAACTCAATTGACGACCTTCCAGACTACATGAAGCTTACTCTACTGGAAGATATCCGCGTTCTATTCGAACAGTCTCAGAGGGTCTACAACCGCCTTCTGGAGAAGGGAGTAGCAAAGGAGTGTGCTAGGTTCGTACTACCCTTAGCGACCCCTACACGCCTCTATATGACGGGTTCTGTGAGGTCTTGGATTCACTACATTGATTTGAGAGCAGGTCATGGTACACAGAAGGAACATATGGATATTGCTGAGGCAATTCGTTGTATTTTTACTTGTCAATTCCCAGCAGTTTCTGCTGCTCTTAATTGGAATCGTGATAACTGTGCTGATTGTGAAAGTATTCAACCATCAGTTCGTATAGACTAAATACTGACATATAAAATGGAGGAATAGAGTTGGCAATTTATCCAATCATTCATAAAGAAACGGGTGAAAAGAAAGTAATTGAAATGAGCGTTCATGAAATTACTCAATGGTATAAAGACAATCCAGAGTGGCAACGGGATTGGTCTGAAGGATGTGCGAGTCCAGGAGAAGTTGGAGATTGGCAAAATAAGCTAATCTCCAAAAATCCTGGATGGAATGAAGTTCTTGGTCGTGCTGCCAAGATGCCTGGTTCAAAAGTCAAAAAAATCTAATTACATATGGCAAGAAGAAAAAGAGTAGAAGACCAACCAATTGGTGTTGGACTTACCGCAAAACAAATGAAGCGTAAGAAACCAATCAATGCTGATTTGATACGAGAGATTGAACCTCTTACGGATAATCAAAAACTTCTCTACAAAGCATATGAAGCAAATCAAAATATCGTTGCTTATGGATGTGCTGGAACAGGTAAAACTTTCATCACACTCTATAATGCTCTCTGTGATGTATTGGACGAAAGAAGTCCTTATGAAAAAATTTATATCGTAAGGTCTCTTGTTGCCACCCGTGAGATTGGATTTCTTCCTGGAGATCATGAAGACAAGTCCTCTCTTTACCAAATTCCTTATAAGAATATGGTGAAGTATATGTTCCAACTCCCCACAGACGCAGATTTTGAGATGCTCTATGGAAACCTCAAAACTCAAGGAACGATTAGTTTTTGGAGTACTTCTTTTATTCGCGGAACTACTCTGGATAATGCAATTATAATCGTAGATGAATTCCAAAATCTTAACTTCCATGAACTTGACTCTATCATCACTCGTGTTGGAGAAAACTCCAAGATTATGTTCTGCGGTGATGCAACTCAATCAGACTTGATTAAGTCAAATGAGAAGAATGGCATCGTTGACTTTATGAAGATTCTTCGGGTGATGCCCTCGATTGATATTATTGAATTTGGTGTTGAAGATATTGTTCGCTCTGGATTCGTGAAGGAATATATTCTTGCAAAAATGGAAATGAATCTATGACATTTATTCATCATAATTTTCTAGGTGATATTGAATTAGAAAAGAAAGAACAGAATGGCATCCGCCTCTACCATCTTCCTGACGGGCAGTGGGTGCCTTCTATCACTTCGGTCACTTCATTTTATAATCGTCAGATCTTTATTAACTGGCGAAAGAGAGTTGGACTAGAAGAAGCAAATCGTATTACGAAGAGAGCAACAACAAGAGGAACTGATTTTCACCAAGTCTGTCAAGACTATCTTGAAAACAAAGAACTGAACTGGGATGATTATCAACCTCTGACAAAGTTTATGTTTCATCATTTGAAACCTGAACTTGATAAGATAAATAATATTCACGCAATTGAAAGAACTTTATACTCTCAGTATTTTGGACTTGCTGGACGAGTTGATTGTATCGCTGAGTATGAAGGTGAACTTGCGGTTATAGACTTTAAAACTTCAGAAAAAATTAAACCAGAAGAATGGATTGAGAACTATTTCGTCCAAGAGATGTTTTATGCATCTGCTTATTATGAAATGACTGGTAAACCAATTAAAAAGTTAATCACATTAATGGTGACTCCTGGTGGAGAAGTGAAAGTATTTGACAAAAGAAACAAAGGCGAGTATATTAAACTACTAGTTCGCTATATTAAAGAATTTGTATCTCACAGTACTAGGCCAGATGGAGAATGAGTTAGAGAAAGTACTAGAAAGTAAATTTTTCTGTCCTTCGCGGTTCGCTCAGGAGATTGAGAATCTCGTTCAGGTGAATATCGAAATGAATTATATTGACGCGATTATTCATTTTTGCGAACATAATAATATCGATTTGGAATCAGTTCCTAAACTCATTTCAAAACCCCTGAAAGAAAAAATTAAGTATGAAGCAATGGAACTCAACTTCTTAAAAAAGAGTTCCCGTGCAAAACTACCTCTTTGATGAATGATGCCATTCGATTCTTATAAAACTTATCTGTCCTTGAAGAATCATTTCACCAAGGACAGTTATGATTACTTTAAATATTGTGGTAAAAGTCGTGCCACTCTTCAATCTTTTTACAAACGAAAAGACCGAATGTGGTTTGAGAAAGTTGCAAGACAAAAAACAGATCAGGAAGTTGTAGATTTTTTTGTTGCTAATTTCGTCTCCTGTAATGATCCAGAAACTCTCTGGATTGGTGAGATGATTAAAGAAGGAGAAGATAGATATCAAAATTGGCAAAAGAAAATTCAATCTCTTTCTTATCTCTTTAAAGAAGAAAGTGAATCTTTATTTGAAGAAAATAAATTTCAAGAAGTTTTTAGTTGTTCCAAAGGACATCCTCCTCTTCTTAAAAAGTTTCTAACTGGTAAAGTAAGTTTGGAAACACTTGTCATCTACGATAAAATCTTTTCTTACTCAAAGAATTTTGATAAGAAACTTAAGGATCCAGTGTGGGAAACCGTCAGTCGTAGGGTTAAAAAATATAATCCATTTCTAAATATTGATGTATTTCGGTTTCGTAAAATTTTAAAAGAAATCGTTTTGGAGGGTTCATGAGTTTCTTTAGTTCAGAAGTTGTCCGTGCTGAGATGACTGAAATATCAGAGATGCAAGAAGAAATTTATTCGAACATCTTCAAGTTTCCTACAATGACTAAGGAAGAACGACTGGATCATGTTGAACTTCTTGAACGTCTTTTAGAAAAACAAAAAGTTCTCTATACGAGAATGAGTTTGTCTGATGACCCCGAAGCACAGCAGATGAAAGATCGTATTGTTGAATCTGCAATGATGATGGGTATGCCTCCGGGTACTGATATGAATATCATTCTTAACAATATGTCTAGGATGCTTGAGATGATGAAGGAACAGATTGACAAGCACGACCCAGACTGATAGAATATGGGCTGGACGATCCCTTAAGCAAAGTCCCAAAAGCCAAATCCAATTAATACGGAGAAATCTAATGTCTTTTTCAGATCTAAAAAAGCAATCCAAACTTGGTTCTTTGACTGCTAAACTAGTCAAAGAAGTTGAAAAAATGAGTGCCACCAGCGGTGGTGAAGATGATCGTCTCTGGAAACCCGAACTTGATAAAACTGGAAACGGTTTTGCAGTGATTCGTTTCCTTCCTGCTCCTGAGGGTGAAGATGTTCCCTGGGCAAAGATTTATTCTCATGGTTTTCAAGGTCCTGGTGGTTGGTACATTGAAAACTCTCTGACTACTCTAGGTCAGAAAGATCCTGTTTCCGAATACAATCGCAAACTGTGGAACAGTGGTAGCGATAAAGATAAAGAAACTGTTCGTAAGCAGAAGCGTAAACTGTCTTATTACAGCAACATTTATGTTGTAAAAGACCCTACCAATCCTCAAAACGAAGGTAAAGTCTTCCTGTTTAAATACGGCAAGAAGATCTTTGACAAGATTATGGAAGCAATGCAACCTGAGTTTGAGGATGAAACTCCTATCAATCCTTTTGACTTCTGGCAGGGTGCGAATTTCAAACTCAAAATCGTTAAGAAAGATGGGTACTGGAATTACGACAAGTCAGAATTTGGTTCTGTTGAACCACTACTGGATGATGACGATGCTCTGGAAGCCATCTGGAAGAAAGAGTATTCTCTGGCAGCAGTAACTGCTCCCGATCAGTTTAAGTCCTATGAAGAACTGGAAGCACGTATGAACGTTGTTCTGGGTCTTCAAACTTCTTCTCCTGCACGTTCCCGTGCTGTAATGGAGGAGGAAGATGAGTATGAATCTTATGCAGAAAAACCGACTGCTGAGAGTCGTGTCGTAGAGGAACTGGAGCAATCTTATGCTCGTTCTAAGTCTCCTTCACTTCCTAAGATCGCTCAGGATGATGATGAGGATGATGCTCTCTCTTACTTCCAGCGTCTTGCTGAAGAGTGATTATTCAAAGAGTCTAATATTATCTCCTTTCTTAAGGTTCTCAGCAACATACTGCTGAGAACCTTTTTTGTATGGCATAATCTCTGCAATATCATCAAATACAATACTTAAGTATCTTGATTTGAGAACGTAGATATTTCTTTTCTTTTCTTCCAACTCAACTTCATACTCGTAATTTGTGACTGGAATCGCAAAATCTTTTGCATCCTTATATTCACCGTTATCATAGTATTGAAGACTGAATTTTTCATCAACAATTAGACCTTCTGGAATAATTATAGTTCCATTGGAGTCTATAATTTCTGTAGTCTTATAATATTTAATTCCATTATAAAGAGTATTATAGTCATTGTATTTGTCTAGGACATACTTATCAAATGTTCTTTGAGTCATGGGCCATTCTGTTTTTACGTCAAGTATGTTATTGGAAAGAAGAACTATCCAATCTAGGGTTTCATCATCATAAATTTTGAATGCAACATTATCGGGTCTTTCATCTCCAATAATTTGATATTTTTCAAAGTATGCTAGATTTTGAAAAATATCATCACGAAGTTTTGCTCTTTTGAAAAGATTTTTTACAACAGTGTAATCTGAAAGATTTTTTTCATCTTTTACTCGATTAATATAAGCGAAGTTTGGAACTGATCTGAAGTAGAATGCCATTTTTAGTAACCTATTTCTGATTCAAATGTTGTTGATCCCTTACCATAGTCATCATCATAAACCGGTTCAAGTTCTGAGAATTGCATTGATATATCGTATTGCGTCATTGCACCATCATAAAAAGTTGCATAGTTTCCTGCAGGAGTATAATTGACATTGAATGAAGTGAGAGCACATTCTTTGATTTTGTTAATCCAAGGATGTTCTTTTGTTCCTATCATATATTTAATCTCAAATGTGTTAGGTGATTTCAAGAATAGTCCAGTGCTTGCTCTTTTTACTGACATTCCTTGTTTAAAAAATCTAATAATATTTCTAATTCTTTTTGCTTCATCTGGTTCTCTAGCAGATAAACTGAATGTAAAGTTAAACCCTCTTAAATTTGGACCTTGGAATAAAAGTTCCATATTTGGATTTATAATTCCACCAGTGGTTCTTGTTAGAAGACCTTTTGTTCCTGCTGCTTTATCTGCAAAACCTGCAGCAAATGCAGTTTTTATATCTTGAGATGCTCCAGTTAAAAGATCTGCAGATGCTTGAATTGCTTGACCAGCTCCTTCTGCTCCTCCCGTAATTGTTCCTAAAGCACCTGCTGCAGCGATTGCCTGTGCGGCGTTCATTTCATCAGATCCCCATTGAACTGTATTTGAATCTGAAATACTTGGTTGAATTGGGAGAATTACTGAACTTCCTCTTCTTTTTCCTTCAGTTGATCTTTCTCCGAAAGGGTCTCCTTTTGCAATTCCAGTTAAATTTATATTTTTTGGAGCATATTCCAACATTGTAAATCTTATATAATCTTGTTTATTTGTATCTAAACCTATTGGGTACTTTAAGTATAGACCTGCTGGATATTCAGAAACTTTTCTTGTTTCACTGCTGTCTCCAATTGTTAATTTTTTCAAATTATCTTGAGCCTGATTTAAATCTACTGTTTGTTGAGGTTCATTCGTTGCTCCAGTACCTTCTGCAGTTGCTGCTGCATTCCCATTACTTAGTTGATTTAACTGTTGGGGAGAAGCACCATTTGCCTTTGCATCTATCTGAGCGGTGCTTTTTACTGCATTATTTAAAGCACCTCCTGGTTGAAGTGATTTTAATTGATCTTGTGTTAAAATATTATTTCCACTTGCGTCTTTTGTGGGAGACCATGATTTTCCTCCATCAGTAGAAGTAGCTAATGCTCTATCAGTCTTTCCGCTTCTTGCAGTAACACTGTCCTGAAGAGTTAATTTTGACGCTCCTACTTGACTGTTTGTTATATTGGTTTCTGTCTTTACTGTATAAATTGTTGTAGAGTTTCCTATTTTTAACGGAAATGGTTTGCTAGTACTTGTTTTAGAACCTTCAGAATTCCATTGTTGGCTACTAGGCATCAACCTCTCCTCCAAATTTCTGAAGGATTAAAGATCTCAATTTTTTGTAGAGTATGAGACATTTATATGGAGAGGACTTTTATTTATTTAGACGGAATTTTCCATATTGCAATGAGACTAATTCGTCCAACTCGTTATACTTAACGACGTGAAGTTTTCCGATAACTTCCTCCCAAGTATATTGTCTTGCCTGTCTCCAGTGAAAATTAAATCCTTTAAATCCCCATCCATAAAGTTCAGTGCAAGCAATTAATGGATGTTGATCGTATTCAATATCTGGTGTTTTTGGGTTATAGATGAAAGTATAAAACTTTCCTGGTTCTGGATATAGAACTTCTTCTTTGAAGATATCCATAATAATTAACATGATATCTTCTGGATCTCCACTTCCCAATTGCTCTACTTTTTTTAAGAGTTCTTTTGTTCTTACTGTTCCAGTTCCTACGTACTTTCCAAAACCTTCTGCCATTACTTAATACCTAAGTCTTCTTCGGTGATTACTTTGAATTCTAACATTCTATCCGCACACCACTCTTGTGCCGCTTTCCACTTTGCTTGATTTACCGCATAAGTTTTACATTCGTGCAGATAAGATTTAGTTACTCTTGACTTTTGTTTTGGTGGGACGGTTTGTTTTTTCGGTTTTACCTCAATCACGTAAGTTTTAATTTTTCCAGACGCTTCTTTAACTTTGATTAAGTAATCTGGAAAATATCTATGCACTCTATTATCAACCGGAGACACATACCCTATACAAAACTCTTCAGAAGCCCAAGAAATTATGCTTGGATTGTGGTCGCACCAATAACAGAACCTACGTTCCCAACTGCTTCTGCAGATAATATTGTTTGCGTCACCTTGATATTTTTCTGGATACGATGGTTTGTAGATACTTTTAATACTTTCTGCCATTTCCAGCATACATAATATAACAGTAAAAATATTTATAAATGCCAGCTCCAACTCCAAGAGTAAGGGACGTATCGTTTTTAAAAACGAAGATAATGCAACCTGCATTAACTTCGAATTTTGAATGTCATTTTGTCATACCACCAGAAGTAAACAAGCAGCTTGGATATAATGGAATATCTGGATCATCTCCTTTTACTACAGAGACATTAACAATTTCTTGTTCTGATGCGTCTCTTCCAGGTTCATCTCTTACAACTCATGAATTAAATAATGATTTTACTGGTGTTACACAAAGACATGCATATAGAAGATTATATGATGATAGGGCAGATTTTACTTTTTATGTAAATAGAGATTACCTTCAGATAAGATTATTTGAAATTTGGATGAGGTATATTGCCGGAGAACAAGCATCATTTGGGGAAAGTAATACCGTATCATATAGAGTAAATTACCCAAAAAATTATAAAGCAAGTGCAATCTATATTACTAAATTTGAAAGAGATCTTGGATCAAAAAGTTCTCCTAATAATAAAACCTTAGTTTATACATTTGTAAATGCATTTCCAATTTCTATAACTTCAATCCCCGTTTCTTATGATAGTTCTCAACTTTTAAAGTGTACTGTTTCCTTTACTTATGATAGGTATTTTGTGGGTAATGTGAAGGATAAATCGCCTACAGGAGACCCATCACAATCACTAGCAACTGGTGTTCCTAATCCAAATGATGTTACTTATTCCAGTGGTGTGGATCAAAATGCATTTACTGGAGATGCATCACTTACTAAAGATGTTACAAATACTTTAAATAATGTTTCTCCAAATCAATTAAATAGGCAACCAGCATTTACTCAATCCGAGATTACTAGTGCAATAGATGCTGAGAGACAACTTCAGTTAAATGGAGTTCCTGCAGATAGCGGTGCTTTAAACCTCTTTTGATCTTTTAATAAATAGTCACACCTGAATTGTTTTAGGAGATTATGCCTTTACCAAAAATTGCAACTCCAACATATGAGTTGGAATTACCTTCGACTGGGGAAACAATTAAGTATCGTCCATTCTTAGTTAAAGAAGAAAAACTTTTAGTCATTGCCCTAGAATCTGAAGATACGAAACAGATTACTACAGCAATAAAGACGGTTATTAAAAACTGTATTGAGACGAAGGGAATTAAAGTAGAAACTCTTCCAACATTTGATATTGAATATTTGTTTTTAAATATTCGTGGTAAGTCCGTTGGAGAAGAGATAGAAGTTAATATTATCTGTCCTGATGATGGGGAGACTACAGTTCCTATTAAAATTAATGTTGATGATATCAAAGTTCAAAAGAATGAAGATCATAATAATAAAATTAAATTAGATTCTCATTTGATGATGGAAATGAAGTATCCTTCATTGGATCAATTCATTAAAAATAATTTTGATTTATCCAACAATAATGCATTGGAACAATCTTTTGAACTTGTTGCATCATGTGTAGATAAAATTTATAATGAAGAAGATGTTTGGTCTGCTGCAGATGTAACGAAGAAAGAACTTATGGAGTTTTTGGATCAAATGAATACGACTCAATTTAAACAGATTGAAAAGTTCTTTGAGACAATGCCTAAACTTTCTCATAAAGTTATGGTGAAAAATCCAAAGACAGAAGTTGAAAGTGAAGTCGTATTAGAGGGTCTCTCAAGTTTTTTCGCATAGCACTGATCCATATGGATCTTGAAAACTATTTTCGTCTTAATTTTTCGTTGATGCAGTATCATAAATACTCATTGACGGAAATTGAAAATATGATTCCTTGGGAAAGAGACATTTATGTTGAACTTCTCAAGCAACATATAGAAGAAGAAGAGTTTAAACAAAAGCAACAAAGTAATGGCTGGTAATCCTACTTTACCTACAGAGAATATAGATGAGGTAATTTTAAGATTACTGGCCTTAGAACCTAATGAAGTTGATGAACTTGACTATGATACTTATAAATCACTCCTAAGAGAACTTTTAGTAGAAGTCACTGCATCAAAAAGAAAAATCGGTGATACTGAGTTCTCTTTTGTGAAGGATGAATTCAAAAGAGTGAGAGGAAAAAAAGGAAGATTTCGAATTAAAAAAACTAAGATAACTGCAAGTGGTCTTGGTCTTGGTGGAATACGAAAACAAGTAAAAGGCACTCAGCAACGATTGATGTTGGTTCCTGTTGGAGGAATTCCAAAACAAACTGAAGTTGTATCTAAAGGAAAAGGATCCGATACTGATGTTTTGTCGCGCATCAGTCAAACTCTTGATTCAATATTATCAACTTTAGTTTCTATTAATAGAGAAAATAGAAATAGAATTGAAAGAGAAAGAAAAGATGCTGAGAGTAGAAAAAGATCATCAAGAGAAAAGGAATTAGAATCGAAACCAATTGAAGGTCTCAAGAAGGCAATATCTGCAATTACAAAACCATTTCAATCTATCTGGGATAGAATAGTACAATTTATTACTAATATTATTCTTGGGAGAATTGTATTAAAATTAATTGATTGGTTTGCTAATCCAGAAAATCAAAAGAAAATCAGAAGTCTAGTTAGATTTTTTAAGGATCATTGGCCTACTTTACTGGCATTGTATTTGAGATTTGGAACTGGTATAGGTAGATTTGTTGGTAAGTTAAGTAGTATATTAATTAAAGGTGCAATAAAGTTAGGAGCAATCACTGCAAATCTTGCTGCCCGAGCAGGTCTTAAAGGTGCAGGAAGACTTGGTAGATTTCTTGGTGGTCGTGGTGGAAAACTTTTGGGTGCAGGATTAGCAATCGGCACTGATGTTGCATTGACGATGGGCGCTTCAAAAACAATTGAAGGACTTTCTAATGGTGATGTAAAAGTTCCTGGGTTTTCTGGTGGTGGGTGGAATAAAGGATTTGGTAATTTCTTTGGAAAGATGTTTAGTGGTCTTGTAAAGGGACCAAAGGGAAGAGATAAAGTTCCTGCGATGCTTACTGATGGTGAGTTTGTTGTGTCTGCTGGCGCAGTTAAAAAGTATGGTGTTGATACTTTCGAAGCAATGAATGCTGCTGGGGGAGGAACTAATGTTCCCCAAATAACAAATGGAATGACTTATGCTGAGGGTGGTGGATGGATTGGAAGAGGTGAACCTGGAGCAAGATACGATGCAAGATATGGTTCTGGTGCATATGCTAGAGAATCTGCAAGAAGAGCGGCAGCAGCAAATGCAGCACCTTTAGTTCCAAATATGCTACCACCAATAAAAACTGGTAGCAGATATCATCAGGAAAGTAAATCAAGAGTAGGTCAAGGAACAAAAACAACATCCATAAATGGATTGAGTGTTCCAATTGGAATAAATGCATCAGGCATAACTTCTCCATTTAAACCTTCTTCTGCAAGTAGAAAAGCACAATTTACGCCAGAGCAGCAGAGAAGAATAGCACAAGATAATGCTGAACGAAATAGAATTATGCAAAGAGGTCAGCAGAGAAGATCTTCTGATGATGCAATAAGAAGAGAATGGAGCAAAGCATTCAGTGATCCTACCAATCCACTCTATCAAAAAGCAGCATTTGATGAGAATTATAATTACCAAAAGTTTAAAAAAGATTATCTTGCAAGACAATCGAAAGCATCGGGAACAGGATACACTCCGTATCAATCAAGATTTTCTGGTTCCCGTGATTCTGCTTTTAGAAGAGCTCAAGGAATAACAGGTGCTTCAGTAAGTTCTGGAAGAACTAAATCTCAACTTATGGGTGGTGGTGGAGGATTATCAAAACCAAGTGGAATTTATAGAGGTGCTGGCGCAAAAATGGTCGGTGGATATGGTTTGAAGCAGCAATCTTTTGGTGATGCACCTTCATCTCAAATCATAAAGAATGATAAGGGGCAGAATGTAGTTGGTTATAAGGCAATGAAAGGTGGTAAATTAACTTACGTTCAGGGTCCAAAACCTGGAACTGGAACTACAAATATTTTTGAAAGGATTGGAAGAACAATAAATCCAAATGCATATAAAGCAAGTGATGCTGCAGCAGCACAAAGAAAATATCAGCAAGCATCTGCTGGTTCAATTGCTTCTTTAAAAGCAAGAGGTGCAAGTCAAGCAACAATTGCAAGAAGACAAGCAGAATTAAAGAAAGGAGTAAAACCGTTACCAAAGCCAAGAACAAAGGCAGATGTTATTGGACGTGGTGGAGGTGGAGGAAGAAGTAGTGGAGCAAGACCTACATCTCCTTCCAAACCACCAAGTTTCTCACCCACTCATAAGAAGGGGACAAGAACCGCACAAGCAGCACTGGGGGTTAAGAAGAAATAATGGCTAACCTAGTTCCCTATAAAAAAACAAATAATGCTATTATTAAAGCAGACAAATTTTTACCAAGGATAAAGACTTCTTTTATTTCTTCTGGAAAAGATTTCACTAAACTTTCTGAAAGTCCTTTATTAAAAATTGAAAGAAAGTTTATTAAGATTGATAGTCTTTTGAAGGATTCTTTATTACTTTCTAAAAAGGAAAATGAAAAAGGTAGAGTAAAAAAAGAAGAGAAGAAATTCGAACAAAGAGAAAAGGAATTAGAAAATAAAAAAGCAAAATTACCAAGTGGTGTTAAAGTTCCTTCTTTACCTGGAGTTGGTATTTTAGGGTGGATTAGAAACTTCATCGTTCAGACTGTTTTAGGATTTCTTGCGGTAAGATTAATCGATCATCTTCCAAAACTTTTAAAAGTCTTACCTGTAATTGTTAAAGTTAGTGATTTCTTCATTGATATGGGAGGAAAACTTTTAGATGGATTAGTGACTTTTGTTGATAAGGCATATGATGTAGTAGATAATACTCGCAAGTTTACTAAGCAACTTGGTGGTGAAGGTCTCGCACAGAACTTTGATAAGTTTGCTGGTGCATTAAGCACGATGCTAGATGTTGCTGTTATTGCAGCATTGTCTGCTGCAAGTATGGGTGATGATTTTGGAGGTTCTGGTGGTCCTACTTCAAAAACAAAACCTGCGTTGGGATCAAAACCGAAGGTAACAACGGGGTCTGGTGGAAAATTTAAATTCAGAATACCTGGAACTGGTCCTAAAATTACAGGTACTAAAGGTATTCTTTCCTTTGTAAGACCATTCTTAAAAAGAATACCCATACCTGTTATTGGTGCATTAATTGACTTTGGATTATCTTGGGCTCTTGGAGAAGATCCAGGTAGAGCAGCATTTAGGGCAATTGGTGCTGGTATATTAGGTTCTATTGGTACTGGATTAGCAGGAGCATTGGGTCTTGCTGGTGGTCCTTTAGCAATTGCTACTGCTGCTCTCGGGGGTCTTGCTGGTGGTGCTTTAGGCGATATGGCTGGTGGTGCTTTATATGACTTGTTCTTTGGTGGTAAGAAGACACAGAAAGGTAAAGTTGCAAAGGCAGCAGGTGGAGGGCAACCAACAACTCGCGGAGGAAAATTAGTTGGTGGTCCTGCAAAGAGATCTGTTAAGAAAAAGAAAACTCCTAGAACACTTACTGTTACTCCTAAAAAATTAAAACCAGGATCTGCTGTTGGTGGAGAGAATAAAGTAAAACAACTTTTCCCAGAAACAAAAGATAAAACAAAGATGAGTCCTTTTGATGTTTTAAAAAATGCTTATGATGGTTTTTCTAAATCTTCTGGTCTTGGTTCTCTTATTGCTCTTGCAATTAAACCATTGATGGGAGATAGACCATCATATGCAGACTATAAGAATGCTGGAATTGGTGTGAATAACTGGATGAATCAATCAGTTGCAACCGGAACTTATGGATATGCTGGTGGTGGTGAAGTTAAAATTGAGAGCATTGTATCTGGGGAAGATTATAGCGATGTGATTGCAAAGTCATTGCAAGATTCTGTAACTCCACAGGTTGATAAAACCATTCAAGATTTGATGAGGCAATTAAATTTAAAACAACCTACGAAAAAAGAACCAGATAAAACAGATCCAACACTAAAAGAAGAGGGTGGTGGTGGAGTTGATGGGGGAGGAATGACTGGCGGGCAGTGGGGTCCACTATTAGATCTGATTGCTGGAAAGGAATCCGGTGGAAATTATGAGGCAATGTATCCAAGCACAACTTTACCCGGAGCAACAAAAATGACAATCTCTGAAGTTGCACGGAGAGCTACTGGAGCAGTTGGAAAATATCAACAATTACCTCAATATCTTGTTAATAGAGCAAGAGCTGCGGGTCTTAATCCAGATAAAGATCTTTATAGTCCAGAAAATCAAGAAAAAATTATTATTAATGTTAATATTAAAGGAAGGGGTGGGGAAAAGTGGTTGAAGGGAGAAATAAGTGACGAACAATTTATGCAAGGTTTATCTCAAGAATTTGCTTCTCTTCCAAATGCAGATGGTAAATTTTATTATCCAGGTCAAAGAAGCGCAATGACTCCGGAAAAAGTTAAATCAGCACTTTCTAAAGTTAAGCGTGGTGGATATTCTCAACAAGAACTCGCAGCAGGTATGGGGCGTGGACCATCTGGTGCAACAAGAGGTAGTATTGGTGGATCAGTTGTAGAGTACATTACTGGAGATCCAAATACTCCATTTGGGAGATTCGATAGAGCGGGTCATGGAACTACAGATAATTATCATGACCACATTGCGTTTAAAGATAGAAGCACTGCTGTCAGAGCTTACAATTTCTTTAAATCTAAGGGCATTCAAGTTACAGAATTTAAGGGTTATGGTCCTGTTGGAGGTCATGCTTCTGGATCATATCACTATTCCGGACTTGCTTTTGATATTCCCGGAGCACAATGGGGTGGATCTGGAGCAATTGGCGCAAGAGATTATGCTGGATCGGCAAAGGTTAGAAGACTTCTAAAAGAATTTATGGGTGGAGGATCAACTCAAATTGCATCGAAGTTTCATGGTGGAATTGGATATGCGAATAAAGATGGAATGACTTTAAAACTTCATAAAGGTGAGATGTATAAAGTAGTTGATAAAGACTCTGTAGATTTATTTGGAAGAGACTTTATTGAAGATATTATTAATGTAGAAAATAAAGCACAACTAGTTGCAAAAGCACCATCAATTATTGAAAAACTTAAATTAATTTCTGGATATACTGATTATGAAAGACCAGAACCAGAGGTTGTTTATGTTCCTAGTCCAGTTGAATATCTACCACTTCCTATGGGTAGTGGAGGTTCTACCATAATTGCTGGTGGAGGTGGTGGAGATGATTATGTAAATAGTAGTATGGAACAAACACTTGCTCAAATAGGATAATATGTCTGTAAACGAAAGTAATATACCTATTTTTAAAGTATATTCAAATGCAACTGGAAAAGAACTTCCATTCAATGGTGGAGTTGCTGAGTTGCATTATTATGAAAATATATTATCTGAGACTGTAAGAATGTCGATAAGTGTTGTTGATACCGGTCAAGGAGATCAAGGAACAACAGGATCGGAGAGTGTAAAACTCACCGGAACTGAAAAGGTTCATATTGAATTGGAAGATACTCAAAAACAAAAGATTTCTTTCACTACGAGTACAAATGAACTTCATATTACTGGAAGAGAAAGAATTACTGAAAAATTAAAAGATATTGAATTCTTAGAGTTGGTATCGAAAGAGTACCTGAAAAATGAAAGTGTGAGAGTTGATAAGAGATATGATGGAAAAATATCGGATTCTCTAACTAAAATTCTTAAAGAAGTTCTAAGCACGCAAAAGAAATTAGATATAGAATCTACAAAAAATTCACGTTCATTTATTGGAACTTTAAAGAAACCTTTTTGGTTTATTATGTGGTTAGCAGGACAATCCATTCGTGAGGATACAAGTGCTCTTGGATTGAGTGCCGGATATTTCTTCTTTGAAACTAAATCTGGGTATAAGTTTAAATCTATTGATACTTTATTTGGACAAACACCAGTTAAAAAATATATCTATAATAATACAGTATCTACTAAAATACCCACTGGATATGATGGAAAAATTTTAGAATATAATTTTGTTGATAGTGCTGATATGAAAGATCAGATGATGATGGGTACATTCAATACCTCCGTAAATCTTTTTAACTCTTTTGAGAGTGCTTTTGGTTGTAATCCTTTAGATATTTCCACTCAGGAATCTGCAATTACTGCAGCTGGAACTGAGTATGGTAAGAATTTATTTAAAGATTTTATAACAAAACCTTCAAGATTTTTTACTGGTAATCAATCAATAGGTGGATATACTCCTGTAGATCAGTCTCACGAATTGGATACTGATAAAGCAAAGTATCTTTCATCTTCTACAGCAAGATACAATCAAGCGTATACTGTTAAAGTAAATATCACTATTTTTGGTGACTTTAGTTTAGAAGCGGGTCAATTAATTTATTGCGATTTTCCCGAACAATCCACTAAATCAACTAAGGAGGCAAATCCTAGGATGAGCGGTGTCTATATGATTTCTGCACTATGTCATCGTATTGATCCTATTAAACAGTGCTATACATCGTTGGAATTGATTCGTGATTCTTATGGTAGAAAACCAATGGCAGCTTCTGCCACTGCAGCAGGAAATCAAAAATCATCAGTACAAAAAGCGTCTGATGGAGCATCTGCAAATAATAAGGGTGTTACTGATGAAGATATTGCAAGCGAATTAAACAACGAAAATCAACTTATGTCTCAGCAAGAACAGGCAATAGCAGAAACTCCTCCAGATGGAACTAAATATGATGATGAAGGATATCCTGCAGATGCTGGTAGTGAATTTGAATATAATCCAGTTACAGGAAGACTTGATCCTAAAGATTAGTAATAAATAATAAAAACTATTTTAGTGTGTTCATATGGACAGAACACTTCAACAACATATTAACGATGATAGAGATGAACTGGATAACCCAAATACCAGTGGTCAACGTCGTCGTCACTTAGAAGATGAACTTGATGCTTTAGAACAGTATCAAGTTAATCATCCAGACGAAAATCACGATCCAACTTCTTTGGAATTATATTGTGACACTCATCCCGATGCTCTTGAATGTAGAGTTTATGAAGATTAATTATGTCTGATGTAACTACAGGATCTGCTTTTAATCCTCAATTCTTTATGAATCCTCCTTGGTGGATTGGAAGAGTTGAGGATAAAGAAGTATGGAAAGATAATATTAAAGGTGAAACTTTTAATAGTGTAGCAGAAATAAAGGGTTGGGGTCAAAGATATAAAGTAAGAGTTTTTAATTGGCACACTGGGGATGTAAATAAACTTCAACCAGATCAAGTTGCATTTTGTCAGGTTTTGATGCCGGTAACTGCTGGTTCCGGGCATGGTGGAGCATCAATTACTCCTGCTATCGAATCTGGATCCGTGGTATTCGGGTTCTTTATGGATGGAATGGCAGGACAGGAAGGATATATTGTAGGACTTCTTGGAAACTCTAACAATAATGTCCCCAAAGAAAGAGCAGAACCTGCACCAAATCAACCAACAACAACTGTTCCTCCAACATCAACAACCGGAGGAAAACCAACACCAACTGTAGTCAATCCACCTACACCACCAACAGGTCCTGGTAGTTTAGCAACTAAACCAGTACCCGACAATGTAGACCAACTGAGTACAGACCAATTAAAAAAACTTTTAGATCCATCTAAGACTCCATCTTCTGCAGTTTTTAAAGCAGCATCGGAGGCAAGGCAAAAAGCAAAAGCAGCAGGACTCCCTACAAATGAAGTTGAAAGACTGGTTCTTGCAGCAACAGTAAAAGCATCAAGACAACCAGGTGCTGATGCTGGTGGAAGTGCAAATTGCAATAAAGGATATCAACAGTTTAATAATACCTATACTGATGGGAGTCCTCAAACTGCAGCAAAAGTTCCTGACGATAGAATCATTGGAGGAACTCCTTTATCAACTATCGAAGCACTTCATATTGGGGTTAAGTCACAAGACCAGCACGATAAGTCCAGTAAAATAAAAATTCCTTTACTTGATGTCACTAAAAAGAATAATAGTGATATGAAAGGAATTCAACGTACTATGAAAAATTTAATTAATAGTGTAGAAGAACTTAAAAAGACTTACAATCAAGTCTCTGCTTTTGCATCTGATGTAACTGAATTTTCTAGTCAAATTCAAAATGAAATTAGTGGAGCTGTTACAGAACTTTCTGGATTTACTAAAAATATAATGGGAGGTATTCGTGCCTATACACTAACCAAACTTTCTGATGCTACTAAAAAAGTAACACCCAATCTTTTCCCATCAGAAATACCTAGGTTCTATAGAAAAGTGGAAAAAGGGATAAAATCTTTAAATTGTGCTTTTAATAAAATTACTTCTAATATGCCTAATTTATTGAATTCTATTATTAAAGATACTTTAGATAATATGATTAATACTCCTTTGTGTGCTATTGAAAGTATGGTTTCTAATATTTTAGATAATGTTCTGAATGAAGTTACTGGAATTATGGATGATGTTTTTTCAACATTTAATTCTACACTTGGATCTATTGCTGGTACTTTAGGCGCGGCAGGTGGCGCAATCAATCAAGCAGGGGGTGTTCTGGGTTCTGTCAGTGGGGCTTTAGATTCTATTGGTGGTATTGGTGGAAATATGTTTAATTCTCTGGAATATGTAAATGGAATTAAGCAATTCTTTGCTTGCGATGATATAGAAAGTCCAGTAAAATATAATGAATTGGCTTACGGATATCCTGCTCTTCCTGGTGGAGATGCTTCACCAGTTCCAGGTGCCGCAAATGAATCTCCTACAGGTAAGGGTGCAGTTGCTTCTCAAGCACCTTCTGGAAATATTGTAAATAGTAGAAGCACCACTGTTACTCCAACTGCTCCAACTGCCCCAAAGATAAGAGAACAGATACAAAGTCCGGAGGATGATAACAGTGGAACATCGACATTTACTTTATTCTAATTATGTTTTCTAGAAATATTCCTCAAGATACTGCTATTAAGGTTGCTTTCTTTGATGATGATGGGAAGAAAGTAGGTGGATTAACTGTCGAAGAAGCTAATAGAGTTCATCAGATAGATCCTACAAAACTATTTTACTTTCAAAATGGTGATGGAACTGAAGAAGAACTTACAATAGTAGAAGTCAATCAATTAACTCCAGAAAAAGATTTACTTCCAACAACTTCTGATTGTCCTACACAACCTCAAGTTTGTGGGCCACCATTGGTTAAGTTTTTTGGGGGTGGGGCTGGATTTGGTGCTGCTGCGAATGCTGTGATTAGTCCAATCTCATCTTCTGTAATTGGATTTGATATTGTAAATCCGGGAAAGGGATTTGAATCACCTCCAAATGCAGAGTTAATTGATAACTGTGGTAAAGGTGCTGGAGGAAATCTTACTGTAAATATGAATTCCGATGGTAAGTCGGTTAAAAATATAACTATCAATGCACCTGGTGATGGATATCTTGCTGCTCCTGATGGCAGTCTAGGTGGAAATGAGAGAGTATGGAAAGAACCTGATGAGGGTTATGTCAGAACTCCAATTAGTGGATATCACGTCGTTCAACCTTTAAGGCCTATAGGAGTAAAATCGGGAAGTACTTATTATCCACCAAATGGTTCACCGAGAGTTCTGGAACGAGATGAGGTCATTACCTTACCATTAGTTCCAGTAAAACCAAAAGATCCTACATCATTTGGAACACCATATTCGGTTATTCTTTGCATTGAAGAGATAAAGGTTTTAGATCAAGGATTTGGTTATAGACCTGGAGATGAACTAATTATCACTCCTGATAATGGAACTAAAACCGAATTAGTAATCAATGAGTTTGGGAGTATTACCTCAGTAAAAATTATTCAAGGTGGATGTGGATATGATGATTTGCCTGAAATTAGAACAAATTCTCCTACAGGATTTAATGCTACATTTAGTCCAATCTTTAAGGTTACACGAATTGATCCAACTAAGCCAATAGAATCTCAGGTTTCTCCCGTTACACCTTCTACAACAGTGGAACAAATAAGTGTTGTTCCTCAAGAAGTTCGTTTAGTGACAGTTATTGATTGTGTAGGTAAAATTCCACAAACAAGTACTTTTAATGTGCCGAGGTAATTAAAATGGGAAAATCTTTAAATTTAGAAACAAAAGATATAAGAACTAAAGATGGAAATTTGAGGTTAGGTCATATTCACCTGGACCAAGTAAAGTCATCGATTATGATGCAGGGTCAGGGTGGATTGGAGTATATTACCATAGACCAAACTGCACCTAGAAATGGATGGATTACGTCGAGGTGCAGGGGAAGATATCAAGTTATTTGCGGAGATAATATTCCTGATGGTGATGTAGCAATGTATCTTAATTCTTGCGGTGACAAAGGATTAAGTAGAGGAAATATTGAGATCATTACAAAGGGAGTATTTAAAGTTAATGCAAGAGATATTCAATTGATTGCCACTGGAACTGATAATAGTACTGGAAGAATAACATTACAATCAAATGAAGAAATTAAGTTAAAGTCAAAACAAATTAATCTCAATGCTGAAGAAGCAATGAGTTTGTTTTCTGATGGGGAACTAAATACTACAGCAAAAAATATTATGAAAATGACTGCAGGAGCATTTCAAAAATTGAGTACATCAAGTTCATTAAAACCTCCTGTACTTTCTATCAATCCAAGAGCACTTGGATCTGTAAAACCTGGATCAATTTAATAAGGAGATATACTTATGTCGTCATTCAGTGATTCTGAATATATTCAAAGATGTTTTATTGCAAAGGATGAAGTAAAACCAGAATCTTTAGGTAGAGGTGCAGCTGCAATTCGTGGTTCTTCATATCTCCAAGGACCAGTTCATGGAGGAGATGATGAAGAATACAATGATATAAAAGCAACTATGATGCTTGCTCCTCTTGAAAATAGTGATACTGTCAAACCTTTATATTCTTTATGGCTTCGTTTTTATGCTAGAATACAAAGTTATTTGAGAGTCGATATTTTAATTAAAACTAAGTTTCTTCGTGCCTTTAGAATTCGTACTACTAAACTTCGTGCAGTTGAGATTAAAACTGTAATTCTGAGAGCAAGTATCAAAAACTTTCAGATACCTCATCCCCTCAAAAAGGATAAAGATCTGGTTCACTCTTGTTTAGAAGGACCAGAAAACGGGGTTTATTTCAGGGGTAGATTGAGAAATAAAAATGTAATTGACCTTCCCGACTATTGGACTGAACTAGTACATGAAAATAGTATCACAGTTCAATTACAACCAATCGGAGCACATCAAGATATAATTATAAAAAGAATAGGAGAAAATCAAATACATTTACAATCTAGAGGTGGAATGCCTATAGATTGCTTTTATCATGTTTATGGTGAAAGAAAAGATGTTGAAAAATTAAAAATTGAGGTAGATAAGGAAAATGGATAAGGATAATCAATTTGAAGATAAGTTTGATGAGAGTACTTATTATAAGGTTTCTGAAGACACTGTACTATTAAATAATCTTTGGACCAATGCTGTAAAGACAAGTGGATCTTTCGTAGGAATTCCTAACTCTGGATTGAATTCTTTTGATGATAATGATTATCTGAGTCAAGATTACCTTGATAATAATAATTTTAGTCCAGAATTATACAATCGAGATGATCTTGCGAACATGAATTTCTTTAGGGATGATAATGTATCAATGGTTCTATATAATAATCCATTTGATTACATAAATTTACGTCTTGAAAAATCAGATACAAATTATGTAAAACTGGAAAAAATCCAAACAAGTATTGTTTCTCCTGGAATTACAAGCAGTAATATAGCAATAGCTTCTTCTGATATAAAAAGTATACTTTCATATTCTATTCTTCCTGTCGATGTTTTTACTTTTAATGTAAATACTCTTAATGTTGGGTATACTACTGCTTATAATACTATAGTTGGATATGGAACAACGAGTGTTGTTGGGTATAGTAGTATTACTTTTGGTAGAGGAGATACAAATGTTTTTGGTGATTTTACTGTCAATGTAAATCAATTTACCGTAGATTCTTCAACTGGAGATACTTATGTTAATGGAGATTTAGTAGTAAATGCAAATAAATTTGGAGTAGATTCTGTTACCGGAGATGCATATATTGATGGAAATCTTGAGATAAATGGATGCTTGAATGTCACTGAATTTTGTGACTATACTTGGTTAAATACGTATCTAAGTTCTTCTCCAGTTGGTGTTAGTACTCTACTGGTTGGAGTTGCTGGAACTACAATTATTACGACTGCTGATGGTCTTGTCGGCATCGGAACAACAGTTCCTCAAGCAAAACTTCATGTTGTTGGCAATACTCTAATCACTGGTATTGCTACTGTTGGATTGGGAACCACTTCCTCACCAGCAAATTCTCAACTTTCTTTTGATCTTACAAGTAACACTAACTTGAGGATAAGAGTAAGAGGAACTGATGGTGTTATGAGGACTGCAAATATTACTCTGACATAACCCTTGACGCCAGCCCCCTACCGTGCTATGATACTTGGGTAATCACGGAACGAACCGAATGCAAGATGAGTACCTGACGCGATGTGTCGTTGATCCAATTAAACGAACCGTGTATCTTTACTCCAGTGAGGGGTCAGAACGTGAAGTGGTCTGTGATACGGTTGATGAGTTTATGAACGTGCTAGAATTCGTACGTTCGACGGTGGATGAGAAAACACTTTCATACGCAAATCCACTTTAAGTTTCATTTAGGGTGGAAAAATTTTCCCGGTAAAAATTGCCCTTATTACTTTTTTCAAATGCGTCCAGAAACAAGAGAATCAATGGAAATGCTGTTCTCAGCAAAATGGAATGTTCCAAAAGCAGCAGCAAACTGTAATCTTACAAACAAAGAAATGAAGATTACGTTTAATGAATACTGCACTTTACATCCTCCGACTTATACGGTAGAATCTGATAGTCAACTCAGTCTTCTCTGAGTTTTTTATGGGCGTGTGACGTAATTGGTAGCCGTACCGAACTTAAAATTCGTTGGGAGTAATCCCGTGGGGGTTCGAGTCCCCCCATGCCCATTAGAGGTTATAAACGACTTCTAAATAAAACAAAAGTATAAGGAACTATTCTATGAAATACAGAATAGATGCCAGATATGTTTGGTACAACAGAGGAACACAACTTGTTCTGATGTATTTCATACAAAGTTTACCTTTTACTTTTGACGATGTTCCTGATAGTTACATTTACGATCCGGAAGTCCTTGAATGTGCAGACAACGAAAGACGATTTGAACCAGAGGATTTATATCAAGCATCTTACTATCTTATGATGGAAGAATGTCATCCTCTGATGTTTGAAGTCGATCTGGAAAATCCAGAAATGATGCCTGCAGATTAATGCCCTTGTAGCTCAGTGGTAGAGCAATGGTTTTGTAAACCATTTGTCGCAAGTTCGACTCTTGTCGGGGGCTCTTAAAACCTAAGTTTTAAAATGAAGATAAATCTCTGGTACTGCAAAGATATGCAACAATGGCGTTGGACTCTTACCGACGACTCAAGACCTATTCTTAAGCAAGAATCAGGTCAGCAACCAGATCTTCGTACAGCAATGAATGACGTTGCAAATACCGTAGAATATATGATGAAATCCTCACAAGAATGAGTAAAAATACTCAGTACTTTATAGATAGAGTAGGTAAAGAAGAAATCAAAAATCTTCTTTATACCTATCATTATCTTAAAGACGAATCAAAAGATTTTAAAAGTGGGAATAATTACGGTCTTTTCCGATCATCTGTTACTGATGTCCTTCATATTGATAAGTGCTTGGGTTGTTGTGTCTTTACTAAGATCCCCGTCCCAGAGATAGCAGTTGGGGCATTTGGATTACAAAGACACGAACAGGAAGGTCTTTATGAACTTTCAAGACTTTGTATTCATCCTGATATTCAGAAAACAGAGTATAACATTACCTCTTGGTTCGTCAGTCGTTGTATAAAGAGGTTCCGAAAAGATGCCCGCGTTCGTGCTATTCTTAGTTACGCTGATGCTAATCACCACTCTGGAGTTATATACAGAGCTTGTAATTTTACTTACTACGGTCTAACAGCACCCAAAAAAGACTTTTACTATGCTGATGGTACAAAGCATTCAAGGGGAAGTGTGAAGGGTGCTGAAGGTGAGTGGAGAGAAAGAAGTCGTAAACACAGGTATTTGATGATCTTTGATAAAGAACTCAAGAAACGCTTGACTTGGAAAGAGGAGAAGTGGTATAATAGTCAAGGCGATACTTAACCAGTCCCTTCCGTGTGCTTCAGAACCCTCCTTTGTGAGGGTTTTGTTGTATGATAAATAATCCATAACGGAACTATAAGTATTAATAAGATGGGTCTCTCCAGATTAGATAATTTTCTGAAGTCAGCAAGAGGAACAATTCTTTATGTTGATCCAAACGCTTTAGATTCAACCGATAGTATAGAAAATCAGGGAAATTCTCTTGCAAGGCCATTTAAAACCATTCAAAGGGCATTAATAGAGGCAGCAAGATTTTCGTATCAAAGGGGAAAAGATAACGATAGATTTGGAAAGACCACTATTTTACTATATCCTGGCGAGCATATTGTAGATAATCGTCCTGGATGGATTCCCATAGGCAGCGGACAATATCAATTAAGAAGTAGTCAAACTTCTACTGATTTTTCTGATTGGGACCTAACATCCAATTTTGATGTTACTGCAGAAAATAACGTACTTTATAAATTAAATTCGGTTCATGGTGGTGTCATAGTACCTAGAGGAACTTCAATCGTCGGATTAGATCTTCGTAAGACAAAAGTTCGTCCAACATACGTTCCAAATCCAGAGAATGATAATATTGAAAGATCTTGTATTTTCCGTCTAACTGGTGCTTGTTACTTATGGCAATTTACTGTTCTTGATGCAGATCCAAATGGACAGTGTTATTATGATTATACGATTAATAAGGTTGTTCCTAATTTTTCTCACCACAAATTAACTGCATTTGAATATGCTGATGGTGTTAATAATGTTGTAATTGATGATGATTTTATTTCAAAGACTGATTATGGTCGTACAGACCTCGATATGTATTATGAAAGAGTTGGATTAGTTTACGGTCAATCATCTGGTAGAGAAATATCAAACGATTATCCACCTTCATCTGTTGTTGATATTGAACCAGTTATTGATGAGTATAGGATTGTAGGTTCCAGAGGTTCTGAAGTAGGAATTACAAGCATTCGTGCTGGGGATGGAATCACTGCAACAAATACAATTACAGTAACAACTGCAGAAAGTCTTGAAGGAATTAGTGTTGATACTCCAATTCAAATTTCTGGTGTAAGTGAAGTTGGTTATGATGGTAAATTTGTTATTTTCTCTATTACAAGTGATACTGAATTTGTATATAAAGCATCCACCATTCCAAATAGTCCAATAGGATCAGTTTCAAGTGCCACTGCAAGTATATCAGTTGATACTGTAACCTCAGCATCTCCATATATCTTTAATATTTCTCTACGTTCTGTTTATGGAATGTGTGGATTGCTTGCTGATGGAGATAAAGCAACTGGATTTAAGAGTATGGTTGTTTCCCAATTTACTGGGGTAGGTTTGCAGAAGGATGATAATGCATTCGTAAAATACGATAGCTCAACTGGAACATATAAAGATTCTACATCAAACTTTACTAACTTATTTGCAGATTCTAATGCAAAATATAAACCGGCATATGAAAACTTCCATATTAAGGCAACAAACGATGCTTACCTTCAGTTAGTATCTGTATTTGCTATTGGATACGCACAACATTTTGTTGCGGAGAATGGTGGAGATATGTCCATCAACAACTCCAATTCTAATTTTGGTTCTAAAGCACTTGTTTCATCTGGATTTAAGAGGGAGGCATTTTTAAGAGATAATACTGGATATATTACTCATGTTATTGCTCCACAGGAAATCGAAGCAGAAGAGGGATCGGTTGAGTTCATTGCGATTGATGTTGATAAAACTGTAGGAGTTGCAAGTACAAATAGACTTTATTTGTATAATTATACTGATTTAAATAATCCACCAACAAATGTCATTGATGGATTTAGAATTGGTGCTAAAGTAGATGATGAACTATACGTTCAGGTTGTATCGAGTGGCATTTCATCAGAATATTCTGCTCGAATTATTATGCCAAGTACGGAGTTTTCTTCAAATGAAACTTCGTATCAAAAATCATTTAACGTCCTAAAGACTTCTGCGTCAGAAAATAGTATTGTTGATAAAATTGTATCATTTGGTGTACCACACTCATTTAAGACTGGAGAATCAATAAGAATTATTAGTGATGATGGTAATCTCCCCAGTTCAATTTCCCCATCAAAAGTCTATTATGTAATTGCAAATGATCTTGCTGGAGTTGGCATAGGATCTACTCAGATTAAAATAGCTCAAACATTTACGGACGCTTTCCAAGATATTGCAATTTCACCAAGTAAAAAGGGCGGAAATCTTACAGTTTTAAGTAGAGTATCTGATAAGAATTCTGGAGATGTAGGACATCCAGTTCAATGGGATTCTTCAGAAGGGCAGTGGTATATTAATGTTGCAACTGCATCTACTGAAAATACAATTTACGATACAGTTGTTGGTTTGGGAACTACTTCTCTTGGGTATGCCACCCCAAGAACTTATATTAAAAGAAAAACGGATTTTAGAAATCTTTCAGACACTATTTACAAAGTTCGTTATGTAATTCCAAAGTCTTCTTCAGTTACTGCAAGACCTCCTCTTGATGCATTTGTTCTTCAGGATGCAAGTTCTGGTATTGGTACTGGAACCGCAGAAATTTCTAAGTATTTTGATCTAACAAATACATTATCTTTATCTAATGAAAACGAACTTAGAAATCCAAGATTTATTGCAACTTGTACCTGGTCTTCTTCTGGCATTACTACTGTTACAACAGAACTTCCTCATGACTTAAAAGTTGGGAATACCGTTGAGATTGTCAGCGTTCAGAGTAGCCCAAACAATTTAACAGGAATTGCAAATACTGGATTTAATGGTACATTTACTGTTACTGCAATTAAAAACACCAGACAGTTTACTTATCAACTTTCTGATAATCCAGGTGCTTTCTTTAATAATACTTCAATTAGAGATGCGGATCTTCCAAGGTTTTCGAGAAAATCTTTAACTGGTACATATCAACTTTACAGAAGTCAAGAAGTTCAAGAGTATATTCCAAACGTACAAGATGGTGTTTATCATCTTTTACTTATTGACGCTTCAAATTCACCGTCAATAGAACCATTCACTGATTTAAAATTCTCTCAACCAATACAATATCTTTATCCTCAGTTTAATAGAGACAATCCAACGTCAGATCCAGAAGCATCAAAATCTTTTGCAGTATCCGACATTATTGGTAAGGTTGTTATTAATGAACCTCAAAAATCACTTACAAAAGAAGCACTTGGAAATCTTTTAGATGATATTAACGTTGGATTTGGAATCACAAATATTGCATCAAATTCTGCAGGAACAGCGCATACAATTTATACTACGTATGATCATGGATTTGCTGGTATTACTTCAGTAAGTATTACTGGTGCTGGATCTACTTATGCCACAGGAACATATTATAACGTTCCTCTTGTCGGAGCTGCTGGTTCTACTACAGGTGATTATGCAACTGCTGCCGTAACTGTAAGTGTTGCCGGAACTATCAGTAAAGTTGTTATAATGAATAGAGGTAGTGCTTATGGAATAGGAAATACTCTTGCTATCCTAGATGTTCCAAGAAATGCTGGATCAATTGCTGCTTATGTAACGGTTCAACAAATTCAGAACAATGTCGGTGATACTTTAGTTGTTTCTGGAGTAAGTTCTTCTCAATATAATGGTGTTTATAATATTACTCAAGTACCCATTGGGTCTACAAAAGCAATTTTAGTTGGATCTGCAAACTCTATTTCAAGTCCATCAACAACTGGTATTGGAGTTACTGCAACATCTTCTGCAAATGTAGTTGTAAGTGGATCATCAATCGGCATATCAAGCATCACATATGATGCTGCAACTGGTATTTCTACAGTATCTTTCAGTAGAGCACACGGATTTAGAGTAAATGATAAGATTAGGATTGGTGGAGCATCGGACAGTATTTTTAATAATGAATTTATTGTAAAGACTACACCTTCTGTTGCTGTTGCATCTACACAACTTACAATAAACACTGGTGTTAAAAATGCATCTCCAATTTATGGAGGAACTCTAACTGCATATCCACTCTTCTTAAATTCTTATGGTGGAGATTTAACACTAGAAAATGAAAAGACCTCTTCTCGACTTGTGGCGCAGTATGCTGGAATTACAACTGTTTCTACAGCATTAATTGATATTACATCAACAAATAATGATCCACTTACTATTCAGAACGCAGTTGCTTGTGGACTGAGAATGGGTGATTATATTCAGATTGATAATGAAATTTTCCGTATTCGCTCTGCTGTTACAAGCGATCAAGTTTATGTTTTTAGATCAGTTCTTGGAACTCAGAAACAAACTCACTTAGACAACTCAGTTGTTAGAAAGGTTAAACCAATTCCAATTGAATTCCGCAGAAACTCAATTATTCGCGCATCGGGACACACCTTTGAGTATATGGGATTTGGTCCTGGAAACTACTCAACAGCACTTCCAGAAAGACAAAATCGCATTATCACAGGTCAGGAAGAAATTCTTTCGCAGGCAACAAAAGTTGATGGTGGTGTTGCAATCTTCACTGGTATGAATAGTGATGGAGATTTCTACACTGGAAACAAGAAGATTAACTCTTCAACAGGTCAAGAAGAAATCTTTGATGCACCAGTTCCAACTGTTACTGGCGAAGAGCCAAGTGTAAGTGTTGTAAATATTGGATTTGACGTTCTCACTCCTCTCGAAATTTCAGTTAATAGATCTATTAGAGTTGAGGGTGGACCAGATTCAACATTAATTTCTGAGTTTGATGGTCCTGTTGTCTTTAATAATAAGATTACTTCTACTTCATCTAAGGGAATTGAAGCAGCGTCTCTATATCTTCAAGGTGATGCATTTGTTTCTAGAAAATTAACTGTTGGTATTTCAACTCCAACTCAAGCAGGAAATCCCGGAGATATAGTTACACGCACGGAACCACAAAGTGGTAATAGTGTTGGGTGGGTTTATACTACAAACAATCGTTGGGAACAGTTTGGAACTATTGGTGATGAAGGAAAAGATCCATCCATCAGAATTGGAATTTCTTCTAATGGAAATTTTGTAGGACTTTCTACGTTAATTGACTTTAAGGCAGTTGGAGATGTTGAAATATCAACAGAACATGATGATATTGTTGGTATTACTTCATTGACTATTTCTAATGTCAATAAGATTGAAGTCTCTAGGAATGTAACTAATAATTTTATTGGAACTGCCACACAACTTAATTTCGTTGGTATTGGTATTACCGTTACTTCTGATTTTGATGTTTCTTCTGGAATTGCTACGATTAGTTTTGATGGTTTATCTCTTAATGAATTGCCAGATATTGCTCCTCCTGGTGGAAATATTGGAGAACTTCAATATAATTTAAATGGAGTTCTCTTTGGTGGAGTCACGGGTTCTTCCTATGATTCAGTAATTAATCAACTTAATGTTGCCTCAACACTGAATGTTGCAATTTCTACATCATCTTCAGCATTAGTAGTTACTCAAACTGGAACTGGAAATGCACTTTTAGTTCAAGATGAAACAAATGATGCATCTCCATTTGTAATTTCAAACAATGGTGGTGTCGGAATTGGAAGAGCAATACCTCAAGCAAGACTTGATATTACTTCTACTGATGAAACTTCCCTGAGAATTAGATCAACGTATGGTGGAGGTCCTGTTGTAAGAATTGATAGTTCCTTAGATGACACCTCACCATTCATTATTGATGCATCAGGAAGTGTTGGTATTAATACTCTTACTGTTGCTTCTGGTATTTCTCTGGATGTTGTTGGTAATGCTGGAGTAACTGGAGAAATTCGTTATTATAATTCTACTAGAACAAACTATGTTGCATTTAAGGCACAAGAAACTATCGCATCAAACGTTGTCTGGTCTCTACCAAATGTAGTTGGAGCAGCAAATAGCATTCTATATTCTGTAACACCAGGAGTTCTTGGTTGGACCTCAATTAAGAATGCCCTTTCATTGGCAACAACTGATGATCTTCCAGAAGGAAATACGAATAAGTATTATACTGATGCGAGAGTTGTGAATAAGGTTAAGACTTTAATTGGAGATCAGTGTGGAATTAATGTTACCTTTAATGAAGCAACACAAAAAATCGACTATGAAGTTATTGTAACTCAAGAATATGCTCCATTCCCATATTCAACTCGTGGATTTGCTATTCCTCTCTGAGGAATTAGCAACCACCTTCTGGCATAACTAATACATTATAAGTGATTTGCTGAACCGTTGGAGAAATTGTAGTATTTTTTCTATCAGTCTTTGAAGTTTTCTTTCTCGTTAGAAACTGTAAAGACTGATTTGGTTTTAGATAAAGTTCAACAGGGAAAGGAACTTCCATAATTCTATTATTTTTTCTCCACCAGTTGTCAGAACTTCCAAAGAAATAATAACTTGAACCTGTTACGACTTCTGAAGAATAGATAAACATATATCCATTATTTCCAGGTCTTGCACTAACGGCATTATTCCACCACAGAGAAGGGAAGTTTCTCCATCTTCCCCAGTACCAACTATAATTAAATGAAGTAGATGAAAGTTGTTTTCCTACAATACCTTCCATCCAGTCCGTATCTATATCTGGAATGTTTGGAATTTGGACGTATGATGCCGGAACAACTGTTTCTGTAACGATTGCATTACCTGCGTTATCATATGATGGAGTTTGATTGGTCTGTGCTGGAGTTACAATACGAACCTCACTTGTACCAGTTCCCTCAAGAGAAAGATAATTGAATATAACTCTTACGTTCTGTCCTGTATTATTTGCATATAATGTAAAATCCTCATTTTTTGCAAAATATCCAGTAAGTACTTCAGTTGCCATTTTTTTATAGTGTTATCTTTTTTATTATTTAGAATACATAAATAATAGAAGCAAATTATCGGTGGATAGGGAAACCGAATGGCAAATAAAAACTTTGTAGTTAAGCACGGGTTAGAGGTTGATACTAATCTAATTTTTGCGGATCAAGGTACAAACAAAGTTGGTATTGCAACAACCGTCGCAAATTATACTCTACACGTTAATGGTGGCATTGGTGCAACAACTGCGGTTATTTCAGGAATAACCACAGTTAATAATTTGGTTATTCAAGGAACTCTAAAAGCAAATACTTCCACAGGATCCACTGGAAATTATTTGGTTTCCACTGGAGTTGGAGTAACTTGGATTTCTCCAAGAGTTTCTACTGTTTTTACTGCAACTTCAGGTCAAACAACATTTAGTGTAAATTATACTGTTGGATTGGTAGATGTTTATATCAATGGTATTCGTTTAATTCCAAGTGAATTTACTGCAACAAATGGAACGTCGGTTATTTTGAATGATGCTTGTTTTGGTGATGAAACTGTCGAACTTGTTGTATATTCATCAATCTAAGGAGAAGATAAATGCCAATTCCAAACAGGGAACTATCACAATTTGGTTCTTTTCTCTATGTTGACAATACAACAAGAAATATTGGTATTGCTACGACAGCAACTCCTTATGTTGGTATAGGAACTACAAATCCATCTGTAAAATTTACAGTCATTGGAGATACAAACATATCTGGTGTTGTTTCTGCAACTGGATATTATCTGAACGGAAGTCAATTAGTAAGTGCTGCTCTTCAGACTTGGGATTTTTCTGGGTCTGATATCTATCGTTCTACTGGTAATGTTGGTATTGGTAGTACAATACCAGCACAAAAACTTGATGTTATTGGAAATATTACTGCAACTGGTACAATTACTGGAAGTAATATAAGTGCAAATGGAATCTCAATTAGTAGTGGTATCATCACTGCTTCTCGATTTGTTTCTACAGTAGCATCAGGAACTTCTCCATTAACTGTTACTTCAACTACTCTTGTTACAAACTTAAACGCAGATTATTTAAGAGGAAAATTACCACCATCTGGAGATATTGTAGGAACAACAGATACTCAAACTCTTACAAATAAAACTTTAACATCACCAGTATTAACCTCTCCAGTAGTTTCTTCTGCTGGTATTGCATTTTCTGGATCTACTTCAGGATCAACAACATTAAGAGCATCTGCAGTTGCTACTGGTATTGCAACTCTTCCTACAATTAGCACAAGTGATACTTTAGTTGCAAGAAACACCACAGATACTTTAACTAACAAGAATATTTCTGCTGGTTCCAATACAATTAGTGGACTAACAAATTCTAATTTGTCTGGTTCTGCTGGAATTACAAATGCAAACCTTGCAAATTCTACTATTTCTGGAGTTTCTCTTGGTGCTAATTTAAACAATTTGATAGCAGGTTCATATATTAACTATAGCTCTGGAACGACTTATAATGGATCTGCTGCGATTACAGTTTCTGTTGCAGCAACAACTTTAAACACTGCTAATACAGTTGTTGCTCGTGATCCTTCTGGAGATTTTACTGCAGGAACAATTACAGCATCAAATTTTAATTCAACATCAGATATATCAGTTAAAGAGAACATTTATACGATTGAAAATAGTTTAGAGACAATTAATAATATTCGTGGAGTGAATTTTACTTGGAAAAATGATGGAAAATCTTCTTTGGGTGTTATAGCTCAGGAAATCGAAGAAGTATTACCTCAACTTGTTAACGATGGTGAAGTAAAATCAGTTAACTATAATGGTCTGATTGGAGTTCTAATTGAAGCAGTTAAAGAACTATCTGCTGAAGTAGAGCAACTCAAACAGCAACTAAATAAGTAAAAGCCGAGTGTAAACGAAGATGGCTATCAAGGTTAATAATATTAATGTTATTGATGATACTAGACAGTTTATTCCAGTTACAATTTCTGCAGGTTCAACAACAGGAACATCGGGTCAAGTTCTTCAATCGACGGGTGTTGGTGTTACCTGGGCCGCAGCAGGAGGATCGGGAACTTTTGATACTGGAATTACGACATCCATATATGTTTCAGTAACTTCTGGTATTGCTACTGGTATTGGTACAACTGCCGCACAAATTACTGCATCTCAAATTTTTAGAAACAATGATATATTCATAGGTCCGGGAATTGCATATTCCTTCCCATCAACTGCTGGATATGAATATATAATCGAATCTATGCACGTTACAAATAAATCTGGAGCAAATTTATATCTCTCAGGAAGACACGATTTTAATGGAGGACAGAATACACCAATTTGCAATAAAGTCCTAATACCATATCAAGGTGCTCTTGAACTTCTGGAACAACCAAGAGTCGCAAACCCTTCAGATATTATTCGTCTACAAGCACTTACTGGACTTGGAACAGATGCATCAGGAATGGATGGTGGTCTTGATGCATTCATTACGATTTCAAGAAAAACTGATACAACTTATGTTGGAATTGGAACAACAGTAAGAACAACAGATCAGGAAATTTTTACATCTGTAACCTATTCATCAGTTATTCAATCGATTAATCTTGCAAATTATAATAATAATGTAGATGTTGATGTAACTGTTTCTGTTTTTCGAGGTGGAACTGTCGGGGGAATTAGTACAACAGGTGTGAGGTTGGGATATCTAGCATATAATCTCACTATTCCAAAAAATAGTGTCGTTGAAATATGTCAGAAACCAAAACAACTCTCAGTTGGTGACTCCATTCTTGTCACAACAACTCCAGCAAACTCTGTAGGCATTGTTCTTGCAGGTAAATATATAGTCTGATAGAATTAATTTATTTGAAAAAATCTTATGTTTAATATTAAATGTCGTGGTCTTTTCCCGACTGATTTGTACTTTGTTGATATTTACGATCAAAAAGAAAACGAAAGTTATAAACAAGAACTTTTAAAACTTTCAAAAGAAAGTCCTGGAGAAATTAAAAGTAATCGTAATGGATGGCAGAGTGATATTACACTTTGGCAGAATGAGACCTTTAAACCATTGTTAGAAAAGTCTTCTACAATCGTTCAATCAATCATTGCAGACCTTTCTACCAACAAACCAGAGTTCGTCATTCGTGCAATGTGGGGAAATGTCAATCCTCAAGGTGGTTATAATTTCACACACGTTCATCCCAGTGGTTGGATGAGTGCCGTTTATTATGTTGCACTTCCAGAAGGTGCTCCTGGTATTACCTTTGAAGATCCAAGACCTTCAAAGATTATGGACTTTCAAGGTAGTTGTTTAAGAGATACAAACTATCATAATCACACTCCAAAGGTTGGAGAGTTGGTATTATTTCCTTCTTGGTTACCTCATTTTGTGAATCCAAATCCAATTAACGAAAATCGTATTTCAATCTCATTTAATGTAGAGTTACTTGTATGACTTCAGTATTAATCGCAATGCCCTGTTATGGGGGAATGGTAAGTGATAAAACCGCAAAGGGATTATTCAATTTAGGAAAGGCACTGAATAAAAACGGAATCGATCACGGTCTTTTGACTATGGCAAATGAAAGTCTTGTTACGAAAGCAAGATCAAGAATTGCTAACTTCTATATGAATAATACCGAGTATGAGAAGATTTTGTTTATTGATGCTGATGTTGGATTTACACCAGAAGATGCCCTGAAGGTTATTCTTGCAGATAAGGATATTGTTTGTGGTGCATATCCAATGAAGGGTATTCCACTTCGTTACAATTATAATATCTCATCTCCTCCAGTTGCAGAAGAAGGATTAGTTCAGATTGAAAATATTGGATTTGGATTTTGTTGTATTAAACGGCAAGTATTTCGGGAAATTCAAAATCGTTATGGTGAAGAATTAAAGTATTATCCTGCACTAAATAATTCTAGTTATCCACCAACAGAACAGGAATATCATAACTCATATCATTACTTTCTTGAAATGAAAAAAGATATGTCTTTTCTACCTGAAGATTTTTCATTCTTTGAAAGAGCATCAAGTGTAGGATACAAATCTTGGTTAGATACAAGTATTCGTCTGTGTCATGTTGGTTCTCATGTTTATCAAGAAGAGTAAATCAAATGGCAGGAGTATTCGGTCTTAAAAAAGTCTATAAAAAACAGATCGAAAATACTGATCCTGGATTGCAACTGGATATTGAGGGTCTTTTTTATGGTTACTTTGGTGGTGGATATTTTATTCCTCCTACTCCTACTGCTAGTATATTTTATTCCACTATAGATCGTTTAGATTTCACGACAGAAACTGTAACATCATCGATCGATCTACCGGTAGCAAAATCATATGTAGCAGCAACCTCAAGTAGTTCTTATGGTTACTTTGGTGGCGGACTTACTTCACCATCAACAAGTGTTTGCACCATAGATCGTCTAGATTTCTCCTCAGAAACCCTATCAACACCAACACCTAAGTTATCTCAATCAAGAGGTTATTTAGCAGCGACTTCAAGCAGTTCTTATGGTTACTTTGGTGGAGGTGCTGGATCCTCCACTGTAGATCGTTTAGATTTTGATACTGAAACGACAACACCACTTCCAAATATATCTATTTCGCGAGGATATTTAGCAGCAACCTCAAGTAGTTCTTATGGTTACTTTGCTGGTGGAACTTCTCCAGGATTTGTTACGTATTATTGTACTATTGATCGTTTAGATTTTTCCATAGATACATTTTCAGTTCCTCCCCAACAATTACCAACATCTACGGTTTATCCTGGGACAGTAAAAAATGATCTTTATGGTTATTTTGGTGGTGGTGTTACTCCTCTTGGATATGTCTGTACTATAAATCGTTTAGATTTCTCCACAGAAACCCTATCAACACCAGCACCTAAGTTACCTCAAGCAAGATATGCTTTAGCAGGAACTTCGAGTAATTTTTTTGGATACTTTGGTGGTGGTTTTTATGCTCCTCTTGTTTTTGTTTGCACTATTGACCGTCTAGATTTCTCTACAGAAACCGTATCAGTACCAGGACCTCAGTTATCTCAAAGAAGAGCGGCTTCAACAGCAGTCCAAGTCAACCGCAATCCAATCTTCCAGTCATCTCCTAAGTTCACTAACTGGCCTGAGAGTGCTAATGTTGGTTACTTTGGTGGAGGAGCAACTCCTCCTGGAGTTATAGTATTAAGTAGTTTTAATCGATTAGATTTTTCTACAGAAACTGTGGCAACACCAGCACCTAAATTAACTGAAGCAAGATATCATTTGACATCATTGTCAAATAATCAGTATGGTTATTTTGGTGGAGGAGCAACCTCACCTCTTCCTTCTCCTTTTATTCGTTCTACTACTGAACGATTAGATTTTTCTACAGAAAATACAATAAGACTCGGTAGTTCATTATCTATATCAAGAAGGTTTTTGAATTCAGTATCAAGTAGTTCTTATGGTTACTTTTGTGCTGGTATTACTTTACCTAGTCCTAATATTAGGGTTTCCACTATAGATCGATTAGATTTCTCTACAGAAACAATAACAACACCAACACCTAAGTTGGCTGGTGATAGAAGTGGATATAATACTGTATCAACTAGTTCTTATGGTTACTTTGCTGGTGGTTCAATTTATGCTGTTCCATCGGATATTTATCAACTTGGTATAGATCGTTTAGATTTTTCTACAGAAACTGTGGCAACATTAGGATCTAATCTTTCTTCAATAAGAGCCGATTCCACAACTGTTTCAAATTCTTATTATGGTTATTTTGGTGGTGGAGGTAATTTTATTGGACCAGGAGCACTATCTACTATAGAACGTTTTGATTTTTCTACCGAAACTGCAAATTTGTTAGGATCTAGGTTCACTACATCTAGAACCTCAACATCGGGAGCTTCAAGTAGTTCTTATGGTTATTTTGCTGGTGGTAATACTCCTCCCGATACTTCCAGTATAAATCGTTTAGATTTCTCAACGGAAACAATAGGAGATCTAACATCTACATTATCTAGTTTTAGATATGGTGGAACTGGAGTATCAGGAGCAATAGGAACTCGTAGAGTTGGTTCTGCGACTTATGGTTATTATGGTGGTGGTGCTATTCCTACTGCTGTTTCTACCATAAACCGTTTAGATTTCTCTACAGAAACAGTAACAACACCATCTCCTAAGTTATCTCAAGCAAGACAACAATTAGCAGCAACCTCAAGTAGTTCTTATGGTTACTTTGGTGGTGGTGGTCTTACTCCCAGTTCCACTATAGATCGTTTAGATTTCTCTACAGAAACAGTATCAGTCCCAACACCTAAGTTATCTCAAACAAGACAACAATTAGCAGCAACCTCAAGTAGTTCTTATGGTTACTTTGGTGGTGGTGCTATTCCTACTGCTGTTTCTACTATAGATCGTTTAGATTTCTCAATAGAAACAGTATCAGTCCCAACACCTAAGTTATCTGATTTGAAAAGGGGAGTGGCAGCAACTGCAAGTAGTTCTTATGGTTACTTTGGTGGTGGTTATGCTTTTTTTCCAGGTCGTGTTTCTACTATAGATCGTTTAGATTTCTCCACAGAAACAGTATCAGTACCAACACCTAAGTTATCTCAAGCAAGAGAAAGTTTATCAGCAACCTCAAGTAGTTTTTATGGTTACTTTGGTGGTGGTGCTACTAGCCCAACTACTGTTGTTTGCACCATTGATCGTTTAGATTTCTCCACAGAAACAGTATCAGTACCAACACCTAAGTTATCTCAAGCAAGAGAAAGTTTATCAGCAACCTCAAGCAGTTCTTATGGTTACTTTGGTGGTGGTTTTGCTCCTACTCCTGCCGTTTATTCAACAATTGATCGTTTAGATTTCTCCACAGAAACCGTATCAGTTCCATCACAAAAACTCACTTCAGAAAGATCTGCTCCAGCTGCAGTCTCAAACGCAAACTAAATAACTTTAACTACATCATTTTGATATGAAGTCTGGAGCAACTGAAAGTTCTTTTTATTATCTTTCGCAATATTATACATTTCCTGAAAATGTAGATGTAAGAAGAACCACACACGAAATCATACAATCAGATAAGCAATATAAGGTCATCTGGGCACACGATAATTGCGACCAAGCAGGACACCGAGACCTTCCACAGCACATAGACAAGATTGATAAAATTGTCTGTGTATCAAACTGGGAACGAGAGCAATACATCAAGTATAACCGAGCACCCGCAGAGAAACTGACGGTCATTCCAAATGGTGTGGATGATATGTTCCGACCATCAGGAAAACCAAAATCAAAAACCTGTATCTTTTTCTCCGCACCACATAAGGGTATCACACCATTAGTACCCATCTGGAAAGAAGTCATCAAACATCATCCAGATGCAAAACTCAAAGTGTTTTCTTCAATGTCTCTGTATGGTGCAATTCAACCAGGAGAAGGAGAAAATGAGACTATCACAACTGATAAGGGACTAGAACCTTCACCATTCATTCCTATCTACAAGGAACTTCAAGCACTTCCAGGTGTGGAGTATTCACCTTGTATTGACCGTGAAGAACTACTACTTCATATTCAAGATGCTGCTTTTTATATTCATTCAAATGTGTGGGAAGAAACCTTCTGTGTTTCTCTTGCAGAAGCAATGAGTTGCGGATGCTTTCCTATCACTACAGATATGGGAGCACTTCCAGAAACATCAAACGGAATGGGTAAGTATATTCCAATGTCAGGGCAAAATACTCCCAGAGGTTGGATTACTGATGACACATTCCACCAGAACTTTGCAGAAGAAATCATAAGAGCACTTCATTTCTTTGATGTTGCTAGAGATGAATACGAACAAGCATCCTCAGCAATCTCAAAGTTTGCAATAGAAACTTATAATTGGAGAAGAGTTGCAAAGTTATGGGAAAATGAAATCAATAGTCTGACTCAAAAGATAGACCTCTTTGAAGGAAGAATGAAGACCTTAGAGGAATATTATGAGTGGTCTTCAAGTATCAATATGGTTCCAGCACAACACATTGACTATCTTTACAGACTAAAGTATCATCATAATTTTGAACCAAAAGTGGTTTATGACATTGGTTCGGCAGTTCTTCATTGGTCTAAGTTTGCTTCTTGTGTGTGGAATGAAGCAGAGTTCTATCATATTGATGGATTTGATGGATATCATTCGTTATACCAAAAGAATAGAATAAACTATGCAATTGAAGTTCTAAGTGATAGGGAAAAAGAAGTTACTTTCTATGAGAATGTTAAGGATAGTGGAAGTTCCTCATATTATGAAATGAATTTCCAAGAGTTTCCACACAATCTAGCATTTAAGACCAGTCCTTTTTACAGAGAAAGAACAGTTAGAACAAAAACTTTAGATGCAGTAGTTGCAGAAAGAAATTGGAAACTTCCGGATTTAATTAAAATGGATATTCAAGGATGCGAATTGGATGTTCTCAAAGGAGCAGAAAGAACTCTTGAATATTGTAATCATCTGATATTAGAATTGCAAAATAAGCAGTATATGAAAGATGCCCCTCTTAATCAAGAGGTTATTCAATACTTAGAGAATAAAGGATATATTCTTATTTCACACTTCGTACAAAATCCAAGTTGTGCTGACGGAGATTACCACTTCTTTAGATCGAAATAATTTTTATGAAAAAAGTCATTGATAGTTTTATGTTCTTCAACGAGTTTGATGTTCTCAAACTTCGTTTGTCTTATTTGAATGATATTGTAGATCACTTTATCATTGTAGAAAGTAATTACACACATTCGGGAAAACCAAAACCTTATTACCTAGATGAAATTTGGAATGAAATTCCGAAAGAAATTCAAAGGAAAATCATTAGATTAAAGTATGAACCTGATATCTCAAAATTTAAACTTCCTGAAGTTGTGATTGAAGGAGAGGTTAAGAACTATGATAATGACTATTGGAAGTTAGAAAGAGAACAAAGAGATTTGATTACTCAACATCTTTCTCATTTTTCTTTAGATGACTTTTTTATGGTGAGTGATGTTGATGAAATTCCAAGAAAGGAAATCATTACATCATTACTTAATAATAACTTTGTTGAAAATGTAGCATCTTGTGAGATGTTCTACTATAACTTTAAGTCTTATTGTCCGAATTACTGGCCTGGTACAGTATTTTCTACCGTTTCAAATGCAATCAAAAAAGGTTGTGATTATTTTAGAAGCAATCGGTTCTCACTAACTCCTATTCCAAATGCAGGATGGCATTTTACATACTTTGGTGGAGTTGAAAGAATTAAACATAAGTTAGAGTGTTACGCACATCAGGAATACAACCGCGATGAATATAAGAACGAACAGAATATCGAAGATCTTATCAAAAGTAAGAAACATTTTTTAAGAAGAGGTGAAGAGTTTGGTGATGACTTTATTGATTATTCATTTACTAAGTATCCAGAAGATCTTCGTAAATTAATTATCAACATTTTTCCTCAAGAAACTTATACCGACCATCCTATCAATGTTTCATTTTCAATCATTCCCTCAAGGTTTAATAATCTTGAAATGATTATCCGATCATTCTTATCTCAAACACTAAGACCAAATAAAATTATTGTTACTATCCCAAAGCAATATCATAAGTTTTCATATCAACCAGAAGAGATAGAAAATATCTGCAAAAAATATTCAGGACTAGTTGATTTACTTTATGTTGATATGGATTATGGGCCAGCAACTAAAATTTATGGAGCATTGAAATCACTAGAGATGTATCCAAACTCAAATGTGATTGTATGTGATGATGATGTTGTCTATGATGAAAGATTAATCGAATGTTATCTGAAATCTTTTGAAGTTGATGGTGAGTGTGCATGGTCTACTGGAACTGAAACTTTAAAAGGAAATTATCTTCACTTTCTGAGTAATTCTGTTCCCAAACTTCAAGGTGTTGGTTCTTTCTTCTTTAATCGTAAGATATTAGAAAAATTAAATTCATCTAATTTTGAAGAACATTATATTAACTTTCTTTCTAAGAATACTAATATTAAATCTTTAGATGATGTATTCTTACATGATGATTATTTTATTTCTATTCTACTTTATGAACTTCAAGTTCCCGTCAAGTTTTTCTACTTGAGAGATCCTGTTTATGATGGAATAGGAGGAGAGAATCAAATCCACGAATCTATTAAATGTCACTCTGATGAAATTCAACTCATTCAAAAAATTTATCATAACTATGAAAACTCATATCCAATTATTCAATGCATTTTTACTAAAGTAAATGGAGAAAAGATCGGAGAATATTTGGTAAAGGGGGAGTTGGATGTAAATGACTATCACAGTCGCATTATAGATATTAATAAGCAATATGGACCTTTTAAGATTGCAATTGAAATTAATTCAAAGAAACCTATGAATACTCTATTAGATAAGAAGACCAGTGACTTGCAAGAGTTTTATGACTGGCAAATTAAATATGATAAGATGTATGATGATCATGTTGATTATCTTTTTAGATTGAAGTATTGGAATAACTTTCATCCAAAGGTCATTTATGATATTGGTTCCAACTATCTTTCTTGGTATAAGTTAGCATCAAATGTTTGGAGAGATGCAAAGATTTATTGTGTCGATGCTTGCTCTGAGTTTGCAAATACTTATCCAAGATATAATGTTGACTATGCGATTGAACTTCTAAGTGATAGAAAAGAACAGATTGAATTTTGGGAAAATCCAATGTGCCCTGGACTTTGTACGATGTATCCTGTGAATGAAAATTATGATGATGCAAGAGTTTTTCATAACGAACATCTAAGAAAAACAATTCGTCAAACAAAAACTCTTGATGAACTTGTAAATGAGAAAGGATGGATGAAACCAGATCTGATTAAGATTGACGTTCAAGGTGCAGAAGTGAATATTCTCAAAGGTTCTTCTTCAGTTCTTGAGAATTGTAATCACTTGATTCTTGAGGTTCAAAATAAAGAGTTTAGCACTGGAGCACCAATGTTGGAAGATGTAAAACAATTTATGAATTCAATTGGATTTGCACTCTTCCATCATATTGGATATAATGGCGGACACAACTGTGATGGTGATTATCACTTCGTTCGTCAAAATATATTACCTAAATAAAAAGAAATGAACTGAATTGTTTAAAGAGGATTCTATGTCTGAAGCTTATAAGGATATTGCACTTGCTAAAGCAGATGATGTTTTAGATGATAGCAATGAATTTATGTTTAAGGTTTATAATGAATGCATGAAGTGGGAGGAGAGTGAGAAAGAACTTGCTGGTAGTCGTTCCAATTTTCAGATTGAAAAATTCATTATTCACGACAACTTTACTCTTCCTTCGGCATTTAAAGCAGCAATTATCAACCGTAAGAGTGTTGCAGAAGGACTTCTTCAAGGCATTCAAGAAGCAAAAAGAATTGCTAGAGAATTTCATTTTAAGTGGGATGGAAAAGATAAATCTCAACCAATTTGGTGGAAGAATGGTAGAGGTGGAGAAGACCTTTGTTGGTATGATATTGATGAGTTCAATTTCCATCGTCTCATTCACGGACTTAATCAAGGTTTCCAAGCAGCAGTTGATGAACTTGAGTTCTTTGATAAGTTGATTTCAAGACTAATTGAATTAAATGGTGGAAAACTAGTAAGTAAAGAACAATATGATGAAGATCAACCAAACTATTGGGAAAGAAGACTTGCGAATCAGTCTCTGGATGATTTACTTGCTGCAAAGACTGGTGTAAATGCTGGTAATATTCGTTCTATGAGAAGAGCAAGTGCTCCTACCGTTCTTCCTGATGATGTCAATAGAACGAAGGGAACATTTGGGGATCCTACGAATCCTATGTCATTCCTGAATGCACTTCAAGATCATGTTGCAAAAGGTATTGAAGAAATTAGTGGAATGTATAATGTTCTTGAAGGAAAACAGCAAGAAGAACAGAAGATTTTAGATCCAGCAACAGGAACTGAGGGAGTTTCATTATTCAACGAACAACTCAAACAGGAAGCATAAAAACAAATGCCTGGAGACATATTCGGTCTAGATCGTGTTTACGACAAACAAGTTGAAAACATAGCATCAGGAATAGAAGTTACTTCTGTTTATGCTTCTCTTTATGGTTACTTTGGTGGGGGTGCTATTCCTGGTACTCCGAATATTAATGTATGTACCATAGATCGTTTAGATTTCTCTACAGAAACCGTAACAACCCCAACACCTAAGTTATCCCGGGCAAGAAATAGTTTTGGAACAGTTTCAAATAGTTCTTATGGTTATTTTGGGGGTGGTGGACTTGATGATGTTCCTCCATTAACTTTATTTTCTACTATTGATCGTTTAGATTTCTCTACAGAGACCGTACAAATACCAGTTATATCTGCCAAATTATCTGCAGAAAAAATTGCTTTGATAGCATCTTCGAATAGTTCTTATGGTTACTTTGGTGGTGGTTTTAATAGCACTTATCTTTCCACTATAGACCGTTTAGATTTCTCTACGGAAACAGTAACAACACCAACACCTAAGTTATCTCAAGCAAGAAGTCGTTTAGCATCAGTTTCAGATAATTCTTATTCATACTTTATTGGTGGTTGGGATGGAACTAATAATTTTTCTACTATAGATCGTTTGGATTTTTACACGGAAACAAGATCAGTACCATCATCTAAATTATCTACAGGAAGAAATAGTATAGATGGAACTTCAAGTAGGTCTTATGGTTATATTGCAGGAGGTCTTACTGCCCCCACTACTCGTGTTTCTACCATTGATCGTTTAGAGTTCTCTACAGAAACAATATCAGTACCAACACCTAAGTTATCTGGAGCAAGAAATGCCTTAGCAGCAACCTCAAGTAGTTCTTATGGTTACTTTGGTGGTGGTCTTACTTCCCCTACTACTTTTATTTCAACCATTGATCGTTTGGATTTTTATACAGAAACAGTAACAACTCCAACACCTAAGTTATCTACGGTAAGAACTGCTTCATCAGCAGTTCAAATCAACCGACAAAGAAAAATAAAAAATTCTCCAATATACACCAACTGGCCTGAAAGTGCTAATACTGGTTACTTTGGTGGTGGTTCTGCTCCCTCTGTTATTTCTACTTTTAATCGTTTAGATTTCTCCACAGAAACAGTATCAACACCAACACCTAAGTTATCTCAAGCAAAAACAACTTTATCTGCAACTTCTAGCAGTTCTTATGGTTATTTTGGTGGTGGTTATATTTCAGCTCCAACTCAAGTTACAACTATTGATCGTTTAGATTTCTCCACAGAAACCGTATCAGTACCAACACCAAAGTTATCTTCAGCAAGATATTTCTTAGCAGCAGCATCAAGCAGTTCTTATGGTTACTTTGCTGGTGGAACTCCGTCTACTATTTCTACCATAAACCGTTTAGATTTCTCTACAGAAACAGTATCAACACCAACACCTAAGTTATCTCAAGCAAGATTTGGTTTAGCAGCAGTATCAAGCAGTTCTTATGGTTACTTTGGTGGTGGATATTTACCTCCTGCTACTTTGGTTTGTACTATAGATCGTCTAGATTTCTCCACAGAAACAGTATCAGTACCAACACCTAATTTATCTCAAGCAAGAAGATATATTGGTGCAATTTCTAATAGTTCTTATGGTTATTTTGCTAGTGGAAATAATCCCAATACTACATCTATCATAGATCGTTTAGATTTCTCTACAGAAACAGTATCAGTACCAACACCTAAGTTATCTCAAGCAAAAACTAATTTAGCAGCAGTCTCAAGTAGTTCTTATGGTTACTTTGGTGGTGGTGCTATTACTGGTCCTAGTATTCTTTCTACCATAGACCGTCTAGATTTCTCTACAGAAACCGTATCAACACCAACACCTCAATTATCTCAAGCAAATCAAGGTTTAGCAGCAGTATCCGGAGGAACCGGAACTCAAAGAGTTGGTACTGCGACTTATGGTTATTGGGGTGGAGGAGGTCCCACAACAGTATCCACAATAGATCGTTTAGATTTCTCCACAGAAACCGTATCAGTACCAACACCTAAGTTATCTCAAGCAAGAGATGGTTTAGCAGCAACCTCAAGCAGTTCTTATGGTTACTTTGGTGGTGGTACTTCTGCTTCTGTTAATTTATGTGCCATAGATCGTTTAGATTTCTCTACAGAAACAGTAACAACACCAACACCTAAATTATCTCAAGCAAGAACTAGTTTAACAGCAACCTCAAGTAGTTCTTATGGATATTTTGGTGGTGGGTTTACTACTATTAGTGTTTGTACTATAGATCGTTTAGATTTTTCTACAGAAACGGTTTCAGCACCAGGAATCTATCAGTTATCGACAGCAAAAAATCAATTAGAAGCAGTCTCAAGTAATTCTTATGGTTATTTTGGTGGTGGTTACATTCCTACTCCCTCTACTCGTTATTCCACTATAGACCGGTTAGATTTCACTACAGAAACCATAACAGTTCCAACATCTAAGTTATCTTCAGTAAGAAGAGGGTTAACAGCAACCTCAAGTAGTTCTTATGGATACTTTGGTGGTGGTAGTACTATTCCTAATCCTACTGTCGTTTCCACCATAGATCGTTTAGATTTCTCTACAGAAACAGTATCAACACCAACACCTAAGTTATCTCTAGCAAAGGAGAGACTAACAGCAACATCAAGTAGTTCTTATGGTTACTTTGGTGGTGGTCTTACTCCTCCTGCTACTCGTTATTCCACCATAGATCGTTTAGATTTCTCTACAGAAACAGTATCAGTACCATTACAAAAACTCACACAAGAAAAACAATCTTTAGCAGCAGTCTCAAACGCAAACTAAATACATCAAAACTCTATATTATGAAAACCTTTCACTTTATGTCAGGTCTTCCAAGATCTGGTTCGACACTTCTGACTGCACTTCTGAATCAAAATCCACAGATCCACGCATCTACAAACTCTCCTCTTTTAGATACGATACATTATACTGAGGAGTATTTGTTATATAACTCAGAGCAATATAAGGCACACCCAAAACCAGAAGCAGCACATAAGGTTTTATCATCAATACCTCATAACTATTACTTTGATACACCAGAACCGATTATTATTGATAAATCAAGAGGTTGGGTGAATCAGATTCAACACATTCAAGATTATATTACTCCAGAACCAAAGATCATCTGCCCTGTAAGAAACATTCGGGACATTATGAGTTCTTTTCTTGCACTGATCGAACGCAGTAAGACTTTATCTTTTATTGATAACGCACTGATAGAAAGAAACTTAGAACTCACGAATGATAATCGATGTGATTTTCTAATGTCTCCTCAAGGTATTATCGGTCAATCTTATCACGCACTTTCAGAAGCATTTCGTAAAGGTCATCAGAAATATTTGTTGTTTGTTGAGTATGAAAACTTAGTCAGTAATCCACAAAAAGAACTCAATCGTATTCATTCGTTTCTGGGAATACCTGAGTATTCTTATGATTTCTCAAATGTTCGACCAAAGTTTGACGAAAATGATGTCGTTTATGGTCTTGAGAATATGCATACTGTGAGAAATAAGGTACAAAAGATACATCGTGATAACTCAAAGTATCTTAGTAAGTATATAACAGATAAATATAAAGAAATGGAGTTCTGGCATAAAACAACTCCGAAGTATTCTATATTTGGAATCTAATGGCTGGGATATTTTCACTTAGAGAAGTTAGAACAGAACAACTAACAAATGTTAATGAAGGACTAACACTAGATATTCCTGGTCTTCTTTATGGTTATTTTGGTGGGGGTGATATTGCTACTAGTGATTTTATTTCTACTATTGATCGTTTAGACTTCTCTACAGAAACCGTAAGTACTCCAACCCCTAAGTTATCTCAAGGAAGATTTGGTTTAGCAGCAGTATCAAATAGTTCTTATGGTTATTTTTGTGGAGGAGAACGTCAAGTTGGAACTCCCCCTACGGTATCTTACTCAACTATAGATCGCCTAGATTTTTCTACAGAAACAGTATCAGTACCAACATCTAAGTTATCTCAATCAAAACCTGGTTTGGCAGCAGTCTCAAGTAGTTCTTATGGTTATTTTGGTGGTGGTGATATTAGTGTTACTCCAACCACATCATTGGTTTGTACTATAGATCGTTTAGATTTTTCCGCAGAAACCGTATCAACGCCTGGATCCTATCAGTTATCTCAGGCAAGATTTAGTTTAGGGGCAGTCTCAAGTAGTTCTTATGGTTACTTTGGTGGTGGTATTAATTCTCCTGGTATTCGTGTTTGTACTATAGATCGTTTAGATTTCTCTACAGAAACAGTATCAGTACCAACCCCAAAATTATCTCAAGCAAGAGGTACTTTAGAAGCAACATCAAGTAATTCTTATGGTTACTTTGGTGGTGGTTTTGATGGTACTATTAGAGTTTGCACCATTGATCGTCTAGATTTTTCCACAGAAACCGTCACAACACCAACACCTAAGTTATCTCAAGCAAGATCTGGTTTAGCAGCAGTCTCAAGTAGTTCTTATGGTTACTTTGGTGGTGGTACTACTGCTCCTACTTATGTCTGTACGATAGATCGTTTAGATTTCTCGACAGAAACAGTATCAGTTCCATCACCAAAATTGTCTCAAGCAAAAGATCAATCAACAGGAGTCCAAGTCAATCGTCAGCAAATCTTCAGAGGTTCTCCTAAGTTTACTAACTGGCCTGAGAGTGCTAATGTTGGTTATTTTGGTGGTGGTGATATTCCAGCTGGACCTAATCCAGTTACTACATTTGATCGTTTAGATTTATCCACAGAAACAATAACTACACCACAAACTAAAATATCCCCAGCAAGATATAGTTTGGATGTAACATCAAGCAGTTCTTATGGATACTTTGCCGGTGGTGCTAGTTCTCCTAGTGTTTTTTATTGCACCATAGATCGTTTAGATTTTTCATCAGAAACAATATTATATCCAACATCTAAGTTATCTAAAGCAGCAATTGTAAATGCAGTTTCAAGTGATTTTTATGGATATTATGCAGGTGGGGGACCAGAAACTGGAGCTACTTTTTCTAATATTAACCGTCTAGATTTCTCTACAGAAACCGTAACGACACCGACATCTTATTTAAGTTCCGCAAAAAATAAGTTTGCATCAGCTTCAAATGCTTTTTATGGATACTTTGGTGGTGGTGTTTCCCCCACTACTCTTTTTTCTACCATCGACCGTTTAGATTTTTCAACAGAAATAGTATCAACACTAACCTCTAGGTTATCTCAAGTAAAAAATAGTTTAGGAGCAGTTTCAAGTAGTTCTTATGGATATTTTGGTGGTGGTTATACTCCCACTCCTGTTTCCACCATAGACCGTTTAGATTTTACTACAGAAACAGTAACTACAACATCAACTAAGTTATCTTCAATAAGAGTTAAATCCAAAGGAGCAGTTTCAAGTAATTCTTATGGTTACTTTGGTGGAGGAAGAACACCTGGATTCACCTCCACCATAGACCGTTTAGATTTTTCTACAGAAACAGTATCAACACCAGGACCTAAATTATCTCAAGCAAGATCTGAAATAGGAGCAGTATCAGGAGCAAGAGGGACTCAAAGAGTTGGTTCTGCCACTTATGGTTATTGGGGTGGTGGTGGTACTCCTACTGATGTTTGTACTATAAACCGTTTAGATTTCTCTACCGAAACAGTATCAGTACCAGGACCTAAGTTATCTCAGGCAAGAACTGGTCTTAAAGCATTTTCAAGCACTCTTTATGGTTATTTTGGTGGAGGATTTACTCTAAGTAATATTTCTACAATCGATCGTTTAGATTTTATTACAGAAACAGTGTCAGTACCAACACCTAAATTATCTATAGCAAGAAATAACATATCAGCAACATCAAGTAGTTCTTATGGTTATTTTGGTGGTGGTAGTACTCCTACTCTTGTTTCTACAATCGATCGTTTAGATTTTATTACAGAAACAGTGTCAGTACCAACACCTAAATTATCTAAGGTAAGAAATGGTTTAGTAGCAACTTCAAGTAGTTCTTTTGGATACTTTGCTGGTGGGGCTACTCCTATTATTGATTGTACCATAGACCGTTTAGATTTTTCTACAGAAACAGTAACACCTGTATCAAGTACATTATCTGCAGCAAAAAGAAATTTAGCGGGGACATCAAGTAATTCTTATGGTTACTTTGGTGGTGGACTACTAGCGCCAGCAACAATAAATGCTTCCACTATTGACCGTTTAGATTTCTCTACAGAAACCGTAAGTACTCCAACACCTAAGTTATCTCAAGAAAAAAGTAGTTTAGTAGCAACATCAAGTAGTTCTTATGGTTATTTTGGTGGTGGTAGTACTCCTACTCTTGTTTCTACAATCGATCGTTTAGATTTCTTTACAGAAACAGTATCAGTCCCATCACAAAAACTTACTCAAGCAAGAGATCAATTAGCAGCAGTCTCAAACGCAAACTAAATAAGGTAACTATATCATTATTGATATGAATGATTTATTATCCAATATTTTAATTCAACCAAAAGTAGTCACAAAGGAAAACTGTAAATATCTGCTTGATTTTGCTAATCAAGCAGATATGGAACAGATGGGAGTATTTGATCCTGATAAAACAAATCTTACAAAAAAATCAGAACATAAAGTAGATAAGACATCTAGAGATGTAAAGTGTGCTGATATAACTCCTATTCTTCCTCAAGTTCATGATTTGATGAAGAATATCATCGATCATGTTATTAATCCTTTTTATAATTTTAAGATTCGTGATAGTGAAATGCCTCAACTTCTTTACTATGAAAAAGGAGGGCACTATAAACCTCATTATGATGCAGAAGCACTTTGGACGAATCCTGATGGAACAACAATGTGGAAGAAGAGTGTAGATCGGGATCTTTCTACGGTTCTTTTTCTCAACGATGATTTTGAGGGTGGTTATTTTTCTTTTCCAGATCTAAGAATCAAAATCAAACCAGAACCAGGACTTCTTGTTTGTTTTCCTTCTTCTAGATGGTTTAAGCACTGCGTAGAACCTGTACTTTCAGGTAAGAGATATACTTTAGTAACTTGGATGAGAGTTCAAGGGTTTAAAACAAAAGAAGAGCAAGATAAAGAAATAGAACAGAAGTATGGAATTAAGGTTCCATAAATATCAAGAAAGTATCTCAAAATAAGAAATGACTCAACTTATAAAACATTATTTGGTCGATAGAGATAATCCAGAAGTTTTTGCAACAACAGCAGAACAATTCTCAAGACCAATGTTCGGTACAATTGGTCCAAATATTGAAGGTCTTGAAGTAGTTCATGCATTAAGTGATGTAAATGGTATTACATTCTTTCTTTCCAACTGTCCTGATACTACTACGATTAATGAAGTAGAGGGTCTTGCAATCCTTACGCAACAACAATGGGATGATGAAATCGCAGCATATGATACAAGACAAGGAACAAAACGTTTAAATCTTGTTCGTAAGTACAGAGATCAACTTCTTTCTCAAACTGATTGGATTGTAATCAAAGCAAAAGAGCAAGGAACTAATCTTACAACTGCATTTAAGGATTGGAGACAATCTCTTCGTGATCTTCCTGCAGCACCAACCTTTCCAACTGAACTTCCTGCACCTCCAGCAAATGTATCAATAGATCAAGCAATTTATGATGCTTATGTTGCAGATATTAGAACTGTTCCAATGATTAATGATCCACTTCCTCCAGTATAATAATTCAATAAGGTTTAGTCATATTTAATAAATGATAACACTTATCGTTACGGTCAAATGCGTAATCCACGTATTGACCGTTTTTTCTTACAAAGTGTAGGAATAATTGCATAAAACGATCATTATCGTGAGTTCTTAGAGGACTTCTCCAGTGCTCTACTTGAGTTCCAAGATACGCAACTCCATGTCCTACAGGTGTTACAACTGCTCTATTCTTACCTTCTAAATCTTTGAGTTTAATCGGCCAAGCAGCATCACCGCAAATATTCATTGTGACTGAGACTTCACAGGAAGGTCGGTCAGTATGACAGTTCATCCAACCACCTTTATGGTAAGTCGTAGAGAACCAATAAGTCGGCAGAAGTTCTTCACCAAGCAACTCCTCAAGTATTGGTTTGACTCTCCACATAATATAAGTACAGGTTGGTGGAGCATAACAAGTTAACACTCTTCCTCTTTCTGGATCGTGATGTCCTTTAAGACTTCCAAGTTCTCTTACTGCACCACAGAGGTTTTTATATTTAATCTCCAATGCTTCTTCTTTGCTGATAATATTGGGAAGATAGTACCACCCCTTTTTAGCAAACGTACTCATACTTATAGTTATTCTGCAGTATTTATTCTATCATAAATACTTAAAAATCTAAAAAAAGATGGCAGTTCCAGCAGTTAATATTGTTGTAGAACAGGGAACCGATTACGAAGAAGTCTTTACTGTTAATAATCCTGATGGAAGTCCGTTAGATTTAACAGGACATACTGGTGTAGCAAAAATTCGTAAGTTTCCTGAATCAACCACATCAACTTCATTTAATGTTGGTATTGTATCTGCTGCAGGGCAAGTTGTAGTATCTCTTGCAAATACAGTTTCTGATGATTTGAAAGCAGGAAGATATTATTATGATGTGATTATCATCTCCTCTCAAGGAAAGAAAACCAAAGTTGTTGATGGGATGGTGCTTGTAAATCCTAGTGAGTCAATCTAATGCCTTCAGTTTCTCTTGGAAGTACCAGTTATAACGTTACTGTAGGTTACAAACCTTCTCTTAAACTTACGAGAGAGGCTGGAAGTCTGCAAGGTCTTCAGGGTACTCAAGGTCCTTTAAGCAACTTTCAAGGAACTCAAGGTCATCAAGGATCTCAAGGTCTTCAGGGAAGACAAGGATCTCAAGGTCTTCAGGGGATTCAAGGAACAATTGGTATTCAAGGGCATCAGGGTACTCAAGGTCTTCAGGGAAGACAGGGTACTCAAGGAAGACAGGGATCTCAAGGACTTCAAGGAACCCAAGGAACTCAAGGTAATCAAGGTCTTCAGGGTCTTCAGGGTTTAAGTAATCAAGGAACTCAAGGAACTCAAGGTTTACAAGGAACACAAGGAAGACAAGGAACTCAGGGACTTCAAGGAACTCAAGGTCTTCAGGGCACTCAAGGTCTTCAGGGAACTCAAGGTCTTCAAGGTACACAAGGACTTCAAGGAGTTCAAGGTCGTCAAGGCACTCAAGGTCTTCAAGGAAGACAAGGAACCCAAGGACTTCAAGGTACTCAAGGAACTCAAGGTCTTCAGGGAACCCAAGGTACACAAGGACTTCAAGGCACTCAAGGTCTTCAAGGAAGACAAGGAACTCAAGGACTTCAAGGTACTCAAGGAACACAAGGACTTCAAGGTACACAAGGACTTCAAGGTACACAAGGTCTTCAGGGAACTCAAGGACTTTCTATTCAAGGAACCCAAGGTCTTCAGGGTCTTCAAGGAAGGCAAGGAACTCAAGGACTTCAAGGAACTCAAGGTCTTTCTATTCAAGGAACCCAAGGTCTTCAGGGTCTTCAGGGAACACAAGGTCGTCAAGGATTACAAGGAACTAGAGGTCTTCAAGGAGATCAAGGAATTCAGGGTCTTCAAGGAACACAAGGTTCTCAGGGTCTTCAAGGAACTCAAGGAATACAGGGGCAAAGAGGAATTCAAGGAAGAGAAGGTCTTCAAGGTCTTCAAGGCGATCAAGGTATTCAGGGTTTAAGTAACCAAGGGGTTCAAGGTCTTCAGGGCGAAAGAGGATCTCAGGGAAGACAAGGAGTACAAGGAACTCAAGGTCTACAGGGTCTTCAGGGAACTCAAGGTCTACAAGGTCTTCAGGGAACTCAGGGGAGACAAGGTACACAAGGTCTCCAAGGAGTTCAGGGTCTCCAAGGAGTTCAGGGTCTTCAGGGCCTTCAAGGAACTCAAGGAACTCAAGGTCTTCAAGGAGTTCAGGGAACATCAGGTAAAGATGGAAACTTTGGTGGTGCCACTTTTGATTATACTTTTAGCACAGATACTACAAATTCTGATCCAGGTATTGGGTACTTAAAGTTTAATAATTTAGATCTTTCTCTTGCACTTGAACTTTATATTGATGATCAAAATGACGGTTCTACTGATATCCAATCTTTCCTAAGAACAATTGATGATAGTACATCAACAATTAAAGGACACTTTAGAATATCCAATAAATTTGACAGTTCTGATTTTGCACTCTTCACAATATCTTCGATTACAGAACTGAGTGGTTATTTCCAGGTCTTCTGTGCTTATGTTTCTGGAAGCACCACAGCATTTAGTAATAATGAAGATGTTATTATTACATTTGCAAGAACTGGTGATAAAGGAGATACTGGTTCACAAGGTTCTCAAGGAGTTCAGGGTCCACAAGGTTTACAAGGTACTCAAGGTCTTCAGGGTCAAACAGGAACATCTCTCAATATTATTGGTTCTCTTGCTCTTACTCCAGGAAACGAGCAATCTGAATTAAATGCGGCATTCCCATCAGCAGGTGCCGGTGATGGTGTTATTGATACAAATACAGGAAACTTATGGATTTATGATACTGTTTCTTGGACGAATGTAGGAAATATTCGTGGACCTCAAGGATCACAGGGTCTTCAAGGTCTGCAAGGTCTTCAAGGATCTGGGTCTCAAGGTCTCCAGGGTACTCAAGGTCTCCAGGGTACTCAAGGTCTTCAAGGAATAACTGGTGATAGTTATTGGGTTAAAACTAGTGTTGGTATTCATACATTATCTTATGTTGGTATTGGCACTACAAATCCAACAGAACAATTAACTGTTTTAGGTTCTGTTGGCATTGGTGGAAGTTTAATTTTTAATGATACTGCAGGAATTTCTACAGTCATTGTTGCAATTGGAACTGAAAGATTTTTACAAAATATTATTATAGATTGCGGAGAATATTAATTATAAATATCTAAAACCCCCGATAAATATTGGGTTGTTTTACGGTATATACCACCATCTTAAGTGAATGATAAATACCAATCCTATCGTCAGGATTAGAAGATCCGCAGTTCCCGGTAAGAAACCAACAGTAAACCAGTTACTAACTGGAGAACTTGGACTTAATACTTATGATGGTGATTTGTATTCCGTAAGAAGTCGTGCAGGCATCGGAACAGATATTGTAAATCTGGGTGCCGGAGCAACGGTTACTAATATTTTATATGTCACTCAAGATGGAAACGACACCAATACAGGAAGAAAACTTGGAGACGCAAAACGAACAGTCGGAGCAGCTCTCTCAGCAGCAACAACAGGAACAGTTATTAAAGTTAGTGCTGGATCTTATGTAGAAAATAATCCATTAATACTTCCAACTCAAGTTTCGATCGTAGGAGATAGTTTAAGAGAGGTATCAGTATCTCCTCAAAATGCAAATGAAGATTTATTTTATGTTCTTGAAGGTAATTATGTTGCAGAAATGTCTTTTACTGGAACTTTGAATCCAGGAAAAGCAATATTTGCATTTAATCCAAATCAAGTAGGATATTCAAGCCAATCACCATATATTCAAAATTGCACGAATTTTATTCCAAATAGTATTGGTCTCAAAATTGATGGTTCAAAATGTATTGGACCATTAAAATCAATGGTTCTTGATTCTTATACTCAATATAATCAAGGTGGTATTGGGTGTTCTATTACAAATGAAGGATACGCACAGTTAGTTTCCCTCTTTACTATTTGCGACGAAATCGCAGTTTATTGTGGTTCTGGTTCTGCTTGCGATTTAACTAACTCCAATTCTTCTTTTGGAAATTATGGACTAGTGGCAGATAGTGTTGGTCCTTTAAAATATACAGGTATTGTAACGGCATCTGCAGCAGAAAATGCAGATACTTTTGTTCTTGATTTAAATGTTCCAACTCTGAATGTTACGAATGCACTTTATGATAATGTAACTGGACTTACAACAATTACTGTAGGTTCAAATCATAACTTTAATGTTGGAATGGGTGTTTCAATTGCTGGACTTGCATTTACTTGCTCTTCTGGTCCAGGAATTGTAACTTATCCATCAGGTAATAAAGGTTATATTTTTGAGGTTGCTGGTGTTCCATCACCAACTTCCTTTGAAGTTTATGTTGGAGTTTCTACTCTTTCGCATACATATCAATCTGGTGGAACTGCAAAAATAAATGTAGTCAGACCTTTTGACGGACAAGTCATTTATTTTGATACACTTTATTATAGTGTAGAAAGTATTACAGTAGGTTCTGGTGGAACTGGATATACTGGAAATGCAGATCTAACGATTGGAAATCCATCTACACCTTGGGGTATTCCCGCAACTGCTGTTGCTGAGGTAAAAGATGGTTCTATTGTTTCCGTCGAAATGATTTCAAATGGAAGAGGATATACTTCAACTCCTACAGTAACTTTTAGCTCTCCTGATGTTGGAATAAATACTGCAACAGGTACTGCAAATTTAATTCCAACTTATTATGTAATTCAAAATTCAACACCTGTTTCTGCTGGAATTTGTACGATTACAATTACTGATAATGTTCCCTATGCAGTTGGAGTTGGTACTACTGTTCCTTTCTTCAAACAAAGTAGAGTTCTTGCATCAGGACATTCTCTTGAATATATTGGATCTGGAACAAATATTGCAACTGCATTACCTGCAAATGGTGGAGTTCCTATTCAAGCAAATGAAACTCTTTCTAAAAATGGTGGACTGGTTGTTTTTACTACGACAGATCATTCAGGAAACTTCAGAATTGGTGATGGTGTTGTAATTAATCAGCAAACAGGAACGATCAGTGGGACATTTTATTCTAAGAGTTTGTTCTCAACAATGACACCATTTATTCTAGCACTAGGAGGAGAATAATAAAATGGCTTTAGCACTTAATGTATTCCAAACAGTTACTTCAGTCGTAAGTACTAGTTCTACGGATGTTTACACGGCACCTGTTGGTTATACTGGTGTTGTTCTTTTAGCACAAGTTGCAAATATTGGATCTTCCTCTGCCGATGTTTCTCTTTCACATCAAAGAAGTGTTGTTGGCGTGGCAGTGACTACTGAGATGCTAAAAAATTATCCTATAGCAGCAAATGATACTGCAAATCTTTTAGCAGGAAAATTGGTATTAGAAAGTGGGGACAAACTTGTTTTGTCTGGTAGTAATGCTACAGATTTGAAATTTATAGCAAGTATTTTAGAAACACTTAACTAATATAAAATCCAATGGCAAAGTATCTCAGTAATCGTCAAAAAAATTTAAAAGTTGGTATTAGTTCTTATACAGAAAATAATACGGTACTTGAGGTTACTGGAAGAGTTGGTATTGGAACAACAAATGCAACAACATCATTAGATGTAAATGGAAATATAAGACTTCGTTCTGGTCTTCAAGATATTTACGGAAGAGTAGGTGTTGGTGGAAGTATTTTAGTATCCACTGGTGTTGGAGTTAGTTGGACTGCTCCATATGAAGCAGGATTGCAAGGTCTTCAGGGTACTCAAGGAAATCAGGGTTTACAAGGAACCCAGGGTTTACAGGGTACTCAAGGAAATCAGGGTTTACAGGGTACTCAAGGAAATCAGGGTTTACAGGGTACTCAAGGTCTTCAGGGAACTCAAGGTAATCAAGGACTTCAGGGTACACAAGGTCTTCAGGGTACTCAAGGTAATCAGGGATTACAAGGAACTCAAGGTAATCAAGGACTTCAGGGTACTCAAGGTAATCAGGGATTACAAGGAACTCAAGGTAATCAGGGATTACAAGGAACTCAAGGTAATCAGGGATTACAAGGAACTCAAGGTAATCAGGGATTACAAGGAACTCAAGGTAATCAGGGATTACAAGGAACTCAAGGTAATCAGGGAT